CTGTTTTCGTTTAAGTTTTTTAGTTGGCCATTTGAATTTGGTTTTAGCTGAATTGCCACTCCAAAATGTATACCAATAACTGTTACTCCATCTGCTATATGCCATAAATTTAACTTAATAGTTCGTCGAATGATATGTTTTTTTCTCTTAATATGTCGTGAAGTTTTTCTCTCGTTTCATCTAATATCTTATACTGTTCCTCTGTTATACTACATTCATCACCATACTTGAGTAATGATCTTAGATATTGATCAATATCCCAAAGTGCTATAACTAAATCTAATGATTTAACAGCTCGTTTATGAGCTTCAACATCATCATGTTCATTTAAATCAAATTCAAGAATTGCTTTCGCCATTATTTATTTTATTCAGATTGAATATAAGAGAGGGGACTTGACGTCCCCAACTCCTATAAATCAAAGGTTAAAGGTAAGAACCAGCCAGCTCGAATAGCTGCTCATTAAGTTCAATATCTTTTTGGAACGATTTCACTGATCGTGCTTTACGTCCTCTATTGTAGGTGTAACCTCCACCCACTAGTTTCTCTTGAATACGATTAAATACAACCCACAAGTCACTACCTTCGTCTTGTGTACGGGTTGAGGTAAGCAATCCATCTACATCAACGTGTGCTTTAGTTCGCAGCGCAGCTGCTTTAGTAGCAAAATCACGCATTTGGTCTTCAGTCAGTGTTGTTGATTTGAACAGATTAATCTTCTGAACCAATCCAGGCAATTTAGAGATCAAATCAGCAACTTTAGCTTGTAGTGATTCAAATGTATAATTCACGTGGCGAATAGATACATCGCTAAATTCAGCATCAGCAATTACCAATCCATTAGAACATACTAAGCGATAGATACCTACTCGGAAATTAAATGCACATTTACCATCATGTGAGTTGGTAAGTAGGATCTGAGGAAACGCATCATCACCATCTTTACCCTTAATCATAATGTCCGGGTTTCGGAATACAACGATGTGTTTTTGGAATCCCTTATACTTACGAGATTTAACCTCTTGGGCTTTAGTTACTTGCCATCCCAAATTCATCAAGTCCTCTACAACACGTGATGTTGGAGTTTGAATATACTTGTCTGTGAGGTGAGATGCTTTGGCTTCAGTGAATACTGAAGGAGCAATTTGTTTAATTTGATCTAGCGTGAGTGCATTATTTGACATCATGCTGTTTGTGTTCAATTCGTTTGACATAACCTTGATTTTTTAATTATTTAATACTTAAATTTACAACTTTTTACTTTGCCCTCCTAATTTAGGACAGCAAATTTAGCATATAATATAGTTTCAGAATACATTTCCATTTCCCATTCATCTTGAGGTTGAAATGCTTTATCTACAGCGGCAACCAGATTTTCATTATCACTTATTCCTTTCATCAACAATGTTTTAACTATTTCCTCAATCATTATACAGTTTAACTGTATTTCTGCGCTTGTTTTTCTGGTCATACTGTTTTATTTAAAATAAATATATGACTTTAACTTTGCCTTCCTAATTCGTCTTTTCCTTTATCTGTTGCACTATAAACTATTTCACCATCCTCCCTAATACTCACTTGCACCATTTCCTTATCAACTAATCCATCTAATATATCACCTGTATAACGCATTCCTGCTTTTTCAAATAACCCCCTAAATTCATTTTCATCAAATGAAAAATGTTCACGTTTACCTGTTATATAATCAACCCAGGTTTTATCAGCATATATTTCAATTTCTTCACACCAATAAGTAAGTAGATTGATTGGCAGTTGTTGGTCAGTAGGTAATTCCTTCTCACCTTCAATAATATCATCTATCAATAGCTGAGCATATTCTGCTCCTGATTTTATATCTTCCATATTAGAACCAGTTATATTTTTGTTTTTTGGTTAATGATTGTTGCTCCCAAGCTCGTTTTTCTCCTGCTGTTCTAGGACGTGATTCTAAACGTGTTATGGGTTTTGCTTTACGTCCCCTAGGTTTACCTTGATACTCACATTCATCATTATCCCAATTAGTACGCTTTATCTTTTCAAGCAATGATGCTTTATAACCGGCTAAACGTTCTTCTAATGTTGATTTCATGATATGTAATCTAATAAGAGTTCTTCGCCATAACACATATACTGTAGTGTTTTAAACTTACGTTCGTCATCTAATGGCTTAGCTTCTTTATAATCACTACACCATACTAACTGACCACCATACATTAGTCCACTAAAGTATTCTAATTTAGAATTCATCACAATGAATTCCTTACGTTTAGGTTGTTTTTTACCTGTTAGCATACTTATCTTGTTTGTCCAACGGTAAGATCTCCATCTTGAATAACCAAGTATTCACCACTAGTTCCTAAACAATCAATCAAATAATATCTACCACCAGCTGCTTTTTGAGCGCCTGCTAAATCAAGTTTATTTACTTGAGTATGGCCTGTTACTTGAATAAATCGTGTGCGTAATGTATTGCGATTGGCTCTCATTAATGAACGAGGTCTAATCCAAATTGGTGTTTGATATTCATCATCACCATAAGGGTCAAGTCCATTAAATGAGAATACCCCTGGGCGATACATAAACATTTCATTGAGTTGGTCAGTGAGAGTTTCTACTTGCCAACCATTAACCCCAAACACTTCATCCATAAACACACTACTAACACCAGCGTGGCTAAATAGAAACTCATCCATTTGATAAGCTATTTGTAGATGTTTTCTATTTTCATCTATAACCTGAATAATGTTTGGAGCAATTCCTCTTTGATAACCGCTAGTACCATTATCTCCTATTTCAGGGTAGTAGTGATGATCGTGATTACCGATTAACATAATAACTTCTGTTTTATGTTGAGTATCGGTACCAACGTTTGTGAATGATGTTTCTTTATATTCAATTATTTCTTTAAAATTATAAATCTGTTCAACACCTGAGATATCAAATGAATCAAAGTAGTCACCTATAAAGATAACCCTGTCCGGGTTCTCCATATGGACAATCAATTTCCAGATTGATCTCCCGTGAATATCTCCTATGACTACTGTTTTCATAATAAGCTAGCAATAGCCGAAGCTATAACTGATATAATAAAACAAATTAGAGCCCAAGTAACTATTTTTTCACTGTCTTCTACCTGTTTAGGTCGTTTGCCTTGATAATCATCCATAACATTTATTTAGACTTAAATATATTAAATTCGTCCTGCCCCCTTAAATGACTTCTGATAAGTGGAATCAGATAAGTAACTTATTTTAATATCATCTTTTCTATTAGCGGCATGTACAAATTCACCATTCCATAAATAAACACCAACGTGCCATCCACTTGGGCTTAATTTACTACTAAAGAATACTAAATCACCCATTTGCAAACTGTCCTTATCTATTCTATCAGTGTATTTGAATTGTTCACGAGCAGTACGAGGTAATTTCTTATCAAATATCTCTTTATAGAAGCGTTGTGTAAATGCTGAACAATCAATTCCACGCATTGTTGTGCCTCCGTAAACATAAGGTACGTTCCACCATTTATTAATGAATGCTTCCACTTCCTCTTTAATAGGGTCTGTAGTGAAACTAGAGGCCATATTGATTATTAACGATAAACACAGGGTTAGGATGAATTTCTTTATCATTGGTTTGCTATTAATGTTTTAAATATATCTACTAAATAATAGAATAATACGGCTAACAGTGCAGCACCACCAATAAATATGACAAATTTATTCAACCTCATGTTCGATTTGCTTTACAGACTCCGGATGTAATTCTGTAACTCTACCCCACATTACTTCATATCTACCCAAATCAATATCCTTAACAGATATTTCATTATTGAGGGAATCAATAGTGGCTTGTTTTACTTTAGTATCTAATCGCAACTTAGCGTTTTCTTTACGTTGAAAATAGCTAATGACAAGCAAACTAAATGCCCCAGCTACAGTTAAATACTTAGAGTTGTTTTTGATGAACTGTATCATATATTTTGTTTTTAGAATCCTCCTTCAGTATGGCTTTTATCATCATCCCAATTAAGAAAGTCCTCACCCTTATATTCAGGATGTTTTTCTTTCATATCAGAAATACCTTTAACCCAAGCATAGGATACCACTAGCACCAGTATGCCTAAAATAATTAATCCCACCATCTTTCAATGTTTTTTTCAAGTATGTTAAATAATAGTTTACGTGCTCTAGTATGGTTAGTCTGTGCTATATAATATGCTATAGCAGTTTTAGGAACATTCAAATCAGGAACACATCTATAAATAAGTGGGTACTTCTTAAAATATTCATCAAATCGCTCTGATTTCTCTACTATCTGTAACTCATACATTCCTGGAAAGCTTTCGCTATCTATCCAATTATAATCAGACTTATGATAGTCCATATATTCAAGCTGGTAATATTCGCTTTGTACCTTTTCAATTAAACGAACACATAGCATCATTATCTCAGCATCGCGTTTAGCACTAACGTGTCTATCATGGTAACCAATATATTCAGCTTGATTCTTAAGTTTGAATTTAAGTATCTCAAAAATAAAGTGATGGTCCCAATCCTGGTCCTTCCATATAATTGGAAACCAACGAACTAGATTTTTAATACGCTTTATGAATCGCTTAATCTTTCTCATATATGAATGCCTTATCAGGACGTTTTTTAATATAGTCTTGTTTAACCATATTATATAAATCAATCAATGTACCTTCACACTGTTCCATATAACGTTCTAATTCTTCCTCTGACGTACCAAATGTTTGTTTAAAATCTTTTTTAAGATTTTTCATTATTTGTTCTTCATCCTTTTCATAGTCAGTAGCAAGTCGTCTTTGACGCTCCATACATAACTTAGTTGCCTCAAGTCTTTCATCAAGATTAGTAATAGTGGATATTTTCTCTTGTGTTAATTGTTTTTCCCACTGTAGTTGGTAAAAATAGTCACTCATTTCATAATCACCGTTTTTAATTTTTTCAAACAGTGGTTTATAAGGATGGAGCGTTTCACGCGCCTTAAAACGACGCCACCAATAAAATTGGTTGTATTTTGCTGGGGTGAATGATGCTAATTTTTCTTGTAACGTCATAACCTCAAGATATGAAAAAGGATTGGGACAACCAAGTTATCCCAATCACTCACCTATTTAATTCGACGAATGAGATAAATTAATATCACCTAATATACAATATTTGATGTTTTGAGTAACATCACTAGTTGTAACATTGATTGTAAATGATGTTACAGGGGTAATTGTAGCAAAATTAGAATTGGTTATTAAATCATAATCAGTAGCATTAAACCATAATACCTGTGTTATAGGTTTGTATCCACTAATATGAGCCGCAATTAAAAAAGCATCTCCTAAATCTAATACTCCATTTTGATTTACATCAGCCGCTTTCCATTGTTTAGTTCCTGTCATTACTAACCCAGGTGTTAAATTATTAGGTGTGTTTATATTTTGTGCTTCACCCCAACCCAAATTAAAATCAGTCGATGTTACACCTTGTACTGTTAATGATGGTACTAATTTATAAGTTGTATTTTGATTTGGTAATACAAATGTATAAGTACCATTTGATGCTACTGTCTTATAATCAACTAATGTTTCAACTCCATTCACTACTTTATATAATGTAAGTACTGGATATGACGTTAATGTTGGTACAGTTACTGTTCCACTTAATTTATTAGTTATTGCTACTGTATTAGTAGTATTAGCTGTATAAAAACCTGTAAATGTAGCATCTGCTGGATTAGACCAAGTACCAAATTCAACTATATAAGCGCAAGCGTATGTATTAGGTAAGTCATTCCAACATGAACCTCCACTCCATTTAGTTACAGCATAGTCTTCATTACCAGAGTTATTAGGTTCGCCGCCACACCAGTTATTATATTGGCCTGCTATATTACCCGTTGTTTGCCCATTAGATGTTTTAATTAAAGTACCTGCTTCAGGTCCAGCATCTATTTTCCAATATCCTTCTGTTACTTCATCCGTTAACGCGATCCAAATATTACTTTGTGGTACATTAGCAATAATGAAATTTTCTTCATTTGCCGAAGTAACTGTTACAAGATAACCTGTTTGTCCTTTAAATGTTTGTTGAGTGGCTAATGATCTAGCTGTTGTGTAATACTGGCCCGTTGATACAGGTAAATAAAAGTGACCATTAATAGCATTGTAATAGTAACCTGATGGGTTTACTGTTGTTGATATTGATATTTGAACATTACCTGTAGTAGCACCTGTATTTACTTTCAATGATGCTAAAGCGTTATTCACATTAGCTTGAGTACCTGTAAAACTTAAACGTGTTTGGTTTGTCCAAGAGCTATAACCAGTAGCAAATGTTAAACCAGTAGTTGTAGTAACACTAAATGTTACACCTGCTGGTGGGTTAACAAAACCAATTGATGTTAATAATGTTTCTGTAGTAAAACCACTAATCACAAATCCACTAGCGTCTTGTCCACTAACATTCACCTGGTAGGTTCTACCTGGTGGTGCAGTAATAGACTGCCCAAATACCAATAGTGGGAATAGTAATAATATGGTTAGTAGTTTTCTCACTTAAACTTGAATCCTGTTAATTTTTCTATATCAGACACTTTTACTTTATTATTTTCAATTCCATCAGCTTTACTTAGGTCATTATTAAATAAATAAGCTAACCATTCATTTGTTTTTTTTACATAAATAACTTTCCAACATTGTTTAGGTACAGAAACAATACCTATCTTTTTATCTTCACCAACTGATCCACACCATACTTTAGTTGAATCGTTTTGTAAAGCTAAATCACGAATAAATGATTCTAAAGATTTCCAATCACCTCTGTTTAAAGCTGGGTATTGAGCAGTCATGTTACTAAAGTAAAACGATTCATCGTTTGATACTTGATCACAAACGGCATCAGCTGCTGGGAAATTATGTCCGCGGTCAAATCCTTGGCCTGTATAACTTGATTGTAAATCAGTTTCAGTTGCTAATTTAGGATCAGGTATAAATTTATCACCACGTTTAATTTTGTTATCACAAACTAAACTGTTTTTAGTTACCCACCATTCTACCTTAACAGGATAATGTTTTGATTTACTAAATGTAGTTGAATAGGCTTTGTGTTGAATAGTGATAGTGTCTTGACCAAACACATTTACACTCAACAATAAAAATAATAATAATGTTCTCATAGGTTAACTTTACTTCCAATTAGGAAAAATGACAATATAGGGAAATCAGGGTTAGTAGACAAATTTGCTTTATAATTCATGTTCATTTTAAAGCGTTTTGTTATTTGATAATCAAACCCACTACCTATAAACGCACTAAATGTTCTATCTGTTGTTGTTACTTTCTCCTTAGTAGAATATATCAACGGAGTTGACATAACATATAACTCAGGAGATATGGTTAAACGTTTACCACTTTTAAATGGTCTAGTATAAAAAGCAGTAATTGAAGGGGAAATAAACGTTGTTTTATCTTCAGTCATTAATGTTGCTGCTGCGCTTGTATTAAAGCCCGTAACACCCCATTTACCTGCGTTTAAAATGCCGCTATAGCCAACGAACCCAAGTATATTGCCATATGAGTAAACCGCAGTTAAATTAATATTATGTACCCATTTTAATTTACCATTTTTACTAAAGTTAATTTTAGTGTATTTACCTGATAAGGCAAATTGTTTAAAATTAAACCATATCATGGCTGTAGTACCCCAACTTGACATTCCTGTCATTGATGATTGAGACATACTTAAATTAAGTATTGGAGTAAATGATTTGTCTAGATTTTGTGCTGTAGTAAAGTCAGATGATACTATTACTGGGTTTGAAGAGCTACTTTTGCTATTACTTTTACCTCCACCTTTACCTCCCCCACCTCCTCCTCCATTATCACCACTAGTTTCACTTTTTTGGTTTTGAGCATCAACATTTATTGTTGTTGTAGCTCCTACTTCTTCACCGTTTTTATTTTCTGTTTGATTTTGTTGATTGCCATTTGAGTTATTGCCATTATTACCGCCCCCGCTAGTACCACCACTACCATTATTCCCTGTCCCGCTACTACTAGAGCCCCCAGAAGTATTGCTCCCATTCTGCGTATTTCCTGAGCCATTTGTATTGCTCCCAGTGCCACTACTACCATTAGAAGTAGTGCCATTATTGCCGTTATTATTTCCATTGTTATCTTTCTTTTTGCTATCGGATTCGGTTTTACCTTTTGAAGCAGCATCTGTTCCACCAGCACTAATTGTTCCACCAGCAACGGATTGAGCTGAAGACATAATACTACTTACAACACTTTGAACCGTGTTTCCAATAATTTGTGATGTAATTTGATTTTGTGTTATTTGTCCTTGTTGTACTCCACAAGGTGATACTTTTCTATAATCAGTATAAGCTTGGTTTATCCAAGCAGCAAATGCCCCTGATGCGACATCTGCTGAAGTAAACTGTGCTGATTTGCCTAGAAAAAATATTGTTGTTCCTGTTGCTGGTACAGAGAAAAATGTTACAACCTTAGTACACGGATCAATAAATTGATAAGTAAGAGTTTGTCCGTTACTTTTTAAATAGCTTATCAGCAATAAGCTTAATAATATTAAATATGTTCTTAATTTTTTCAATCATTTGAGTTTTATTTTAATGATTTTAAAACCTTATGATTTGCTGCTATGCGTTTAGCTGTTTTACGACCAGCTTTTATACTGCGTTGATTGTAATGTTTCTTTTTAGAGCGTGCCATGTTATTGTAATTTAAATATACCTTTCTTATGCATACGAAGTAATATTTTACCCGCCGCTATTTCAAGTGCTTTTTTAGTTGAGGTACCTATTGTTGATTGATTAAATTTAACTTCACTAAAGTTATCATCATTCATTAATGTTAACTCTCTAACTGTTTTAGCTTCACCTAAACCCGAACCAGTGAAGTATTCACCTGTTTCAGCATCAACAAATTTAACTTGTAAACCAAGACGAGTCACAACAGTATTTTTAACTCCATCTTTCATATTTACTGTTTCATCTTCTGAAACTGAAAAGTCATATACTTCTATATAAGCGAAGTAATGAGCTAATCTAATTTTACCTCTACCATCTAATTTATCTTCAGTAATTCCAGATTGTGACGCTTGGAATTGCTTAACCATTCTATTTTTAATTTCAGTTTTATCTTCAGTAAAAGTAAAGTGGTTAGTTTCTTCTAAAAATTCAACTACAATGTTAGTTACACCTAACCCAACACGCTTATCCTTTAATTCAGGATACATAGCATAGACATCATCACTGATGCCTAAGCTAAGTATCTGAATTGGGATTTTAGGGCCGTCATAATCTAATAGACTATCAATATTTGATTTTTTTTCAAATGATGCTTTATAATCTTCAGTTGTAGTTTTACCTACTACTTGAGCATTACACTTAGTAGCTAGTGTAAACATCAATATGAAGTACGTAATTATACCAATAATTGCTTTAATCATATTAGACTTTTTTTCCATTATTCTTCAGTTGGAGTTTCTTCTTCTGGTTTTTTATTATGCTTAGCATTGATAAACTTGTCAATAGATCCAATACCAAATGAACCTAATACAATTACCATAAAGCCATCAAAGATAAATTCATTAATCATGAATTCTCTTCCAAGCCATCCAGTAATGATGTCAACGCCTAAAGCAATTACCATCATAAAGAAAGCTAAAAATCCTACAACTGATTTTTCATTGATTGTGTTGTTATCATCGAACAACGATTTAAACCATTTCATACTTTTAAATTTTAATTGTTAATTACCATTTTGGTTCTTCCGAAAACTCCTTCTTAGGCTTAGCTGGCTCAGCTGGTTTAGCAGCTGGTTTTTCAACTACGCGTTCGATTACTTTTGTTCCACCAGCAGCTTGTTGTTGCTGTTGAGTATTATTAATAACAATAGTAGGTTGAGCAGCTGGAGTAGCTTGTTCTGTTTTAGGTTCTTCTTTATCTTCTTTATGGCCACCAAAGAAAGTAGTCATAAACCAAGTACCAGCACCTAATATAGCTGTACTTATAGTACCAATGATTGTTTTTTTAAGACCTGACCAAGTTCCGTCGTTATGGTCTTGTACGTTTGTTTCTTCTGACATAAATTATGCTTTTATAAATTGTTTAGTTAATTTTTTACTTTCGTTATCTAACACTAATAAATAGTGACCATCTCTAGCTTGCGTTAAATCAACTTGTTTAATTACAGTTGTATAGTAATTATCACTAGCTACTTTACCTATTTCTTTTACTAATCTACCTTGTACATCATATACTCTAGCATTCATTGCCATATTGTTGTTTGGGAAAGTAACTACCAATTCAAAAAATCCACTTGTTGGATTTGGACGAATCATAGCAGTTATTTCTTTCTCAGGTGTTGCAATTGGAGCTGGTCTTGTAGCTAATACTACATAATCAGATTGTAAATTGATGTTAAAGTGATCTCCGTTTTTATCAGAAGCATCCATTAATTGTCTAACATATACGTTAGTTAATACATCACCTGTTCCAATTGGAGAGAATTTTAATCTAAATGGAGTTACATTATTAACTAATGAACCCGCAGTTTGATTATTCATTCCACCAAAACGGATAATACCATTTGCTTCATCATGTGTTAAATATTGTAACCAAGGACCTTGAATATTAGATACAATTTCTTCAAATTTAACTTTAGTTGGATCGTATCTCATTTCAAACTGTAGACCATCATTTTTAATACCGTTTGTATTCATATTAAATGAAGCATACATTGCTTGACCTGTTGGAGCAGATACATTTGGAATGCTAATATCTAAATTACCAATATATCTAGCACCTACGATTAATCCACCACCTGCATCGTATACTGGAGATGAATGGCTTCTATCAACGTCACCTAAGATGAAATACTTAATATCAACCCCAGTTAAGTTAACTGTACCTACACTATCGTAAATGTAAGTTACTCCGTTAATATAAGTAACCCAATCATTCCATTGGTTAGCACCTAATACTAATGAATCATATACATCTTTTTTAAATACGTTTAATACTTTAGTTGTATCAATTGGTTTTAATCCTGATACTGAAGCATAGATTGAATAAGCATCACCACCATCTAATGCACCTGTTTTGTTAACATCAGCAATCAAATAAGATAAACCATATTTTAAGTACTGACGACTGAATGTTTGGTTAACGTCTGTTACTGTATATTCATCATATGTTTTAACAGCATCAGCAATTGTTACAGCATTATCTCTAATAGTTGCTAAAGCAGATGGGAATTTAACTGTTAATTTATACCTTGTATTTTCATCTATATTATCTAAAGTATAAGTACCATCAGTATTTACTGTGATTGAATCTATAAAAGCACCGTTATTAGCTTGAGTACAGATAACTACAGGTTTTAAAGCCATATTTGGTCCTAACCATACTTTACCTGATAATGTTAAGTTACCTAATAATTTAATAGCTAATTTTTGGTTTGTAAGTTGAGCTACGTTATCACCAATAGTATTACCATTCACGTCAAACATACGAGCCCAGTTTACAGTAATTGTATCTGATACGTAGTTTGGAGCTACAGCATTAATCTTATATTTGTTGTGGATTATGTAGCCGTTTGAACCAATTGTATTACCACTTGATAATACTAAATAGTTACGTCCTACTGTCCAATCTGTATTTGATGAATAAGTATAAGTACCATTTGAATAGTTATTATACTTGTAGTTATCCCAAGTTTTATAACTTACAGATGGAGACATACCATTAACTGAAGCATCTACCGTGGTAGATAAATAAGTTAATAATGTTTTCTTGTACTGCCAATCAACTTGGAATGTACGAATGTCAGGAGCACCAGGTCTATAATACCAGGTAACATCTAATGTATCACCTCTTCTAACAGTGGCTAGTGTTTGGAAATGTCCAATTTGAGGTGTTTGAGCGAATGTGGTTACATAACTGATTAAAAGCGCAATTGCTAATAATAGTTTTTTCATAGGAGTTTTTCGATTAGGTTAATAATGGTTTTTTTCAAAGCAGAACGAGCCGAAGCTTGATTAAAACCACCACCTTCATCAATAATCATTGTAGATGTAGATATTTCGGAGGACTTGCCTGTTGCAACGTATTCTTTTGATTTTTTATTGTTTATATAAAGAATACCTTTTATTCTAATTATTGTTTCGTTTTCTGTTTTATGAAACACACTTACACCAGTTGATGTTTGTTGAATGTCAAGATAAATTATCTCTAAATCTAATCTAAGTTCTGAGCTATCAGTCAAATCATATCCTTTATCTAGTATAGCTTCTTCAGTTATGTTTTTAACACCAAATGCTAAGTTTTTATTTCCAGTAAGTGGGCCTATTTTAACTTTATTAGTAACAGTACCAATATGTACTGTGGTGAAGGGAGATGTGGGTGAATTTATTTCTCCCTCAGGAACAGCTTTTTGAGCGGCTAGTACCGTATATAATGATATCAATATTGTTGTAAATAAAGTTCTCATACTTTTAATTAATCAGGGATAAATATACAAAAAGGGCGGTTCGCTAGCGAACCACCCTTAAGAAAAGACTTACTCTAAGCGCCCTGTTTTATGGGAAGGGGAGTAAGTACTTGTGGAGGAGACGGGAATCGAACCCGTGTATCCGTAAGGAACAATAACACCAGCGTATCACATGCTTAGATCTGAATTAACTGATCAGTAATTTGGGGCCGCTAGTTTTGGTTAACGTGCCATCCACCACCTATTTTTTAGGAAAAACAGGAAACCTATAGTGCTGTTCTGTTGCAAGGCTATCAGCTGCCCCTTGCGGATTAGGCTGCTACAGCGTAATCGGCACCTACGAACGCCATAAGGTCGTCGAAGGTCATTGTTGACATTTCGTCAGTTGTTGTTTGCAGTTTGTTTAAAGACGACTTCTACCAACCGTCTGCATGTAGTGGTACCTTCACATTACGGAGCAATACCTGGCTCCCCCATAAATTAAAGAACTTCTGTTTTTTTCTTTCTCGACTTGCGAGGTTTCTTATCTAATACCTTTTTGATTTCAGCACATAATTCATATTCCTCAGCTGTAATCATGTCTGCCATACAGTTACTTAACATTTCTCTGTATTGAGACTTATCAATAGTGAATGTTAATTCATCCATTGATTTAAACGTGATATCAAATATGTCTATTTTATCTTTATTTCGCTTGGCAGCACTGAGTACACATCTGACCATCTTTGAGATTAAGTCAGGGTCACGTTGTTTAAGTAACGAGTAAAATTCAGTAGCGTCTCTTAAATGTAAACAATGACAGGCCATACTTATAAATATTGGTGCCCTAGGCCGGAATCGAACCGGCACGACCGTTGCGGGTCACAAGATTTTAAGTCTTGCGTGTCTACCTATTTCACCACCAGGGCATACATTAAATGTAAGAACTATATATTTGCCTTCCAAATTTTTGTAGTCCCGACAAGAATCGAACTTGTATCCGCTGCTTAGAAGGCAGCTGTTCTATCCGTTGAACTACAGGACCGAACGTGGACCCTGTAGGACTTGAACCTACGACCTTCGCGTTATGAGCGCGCCGCTGCTAACCAACTGAGCTAAGGGTCCAATTTCAAAGATCAATTTGCTGACCCTGCTGGAATCGAACCAGCGGCACGACTTATTTCCTCGACGCTTGTAGTGGCGTGAGTACTATAAGTTTGCTCTAACCTACTGAGCTAAGGGTCAGACGTGGCATCAATGCTTATCGCACCGTCTTCAGGTACTCTGTACGGGATTCGAACCCGTATTACCTCCGTGAAAGGGAGGTGAACTAACCCTTATTCGAACAGAGCATGTTGAGAGGGGAGAATTAATTACTTCCTCCAATGTTTCTACTTCTCCATCAACAGCAAGTTGTACACCTTACTATGTGTAGGATTTTCGTCTACTCCTCTCATTATGTCGGGATTGCAGGATTCGAACCTACGACCTCTTGGTCCCAAACCAAGCATACTACCGGACTGTACTAAATCCCGATCCAGTAATTACTTCTGTGTTGATGTAACTACCTGTACAATGGGAGATTCCGAAGCGGCTTTCACTTCAAATTCTTGTTCGCCATTAGCGGTTAAGAATTGAACGGTACGGGCTTCAGCTTCAGTCACTGACTGAGCGTCTACCAGATACAATACGTTTTGTTTTTTTACTTTACCTTTACTGTCTTCAACAGTAAACTGTACTTTTACTTGAAAGAAATTTGCCATAACTTTATTTGTTTTCGTATACTGAATAATTGTAGAAATATTGTTTATTTTTCTGAAGCGCTTTAGTGAAGTTGGAGCGGTTTTTCAATTCAGCATCTGATTCACCTTCCAAACGTTGTGGTTTGAGGGATAAATAGTAGTCATATACTTCATTGAAGTTATCTACTTTACTTTCCTGGAGGAATAGAGCTAATTTAGCTATGTTTTTAGGTCCAAATGGTTGGAAACCTGCTCGATACATTTGTTTCATTTCTTCGGGCAATTCAAACCCAGCAAATTGATTGTGTAAACCGTTCATTTTATTTTATTTAGTTAAATATAAGATTTTATTTTGACTAATCCAATAATCCTAATGCTCTCATGTTTTCTAAATGTGCTTCATCTAAATCCCATTCATGTGCTGTTGCTTTAGGTGTTTGGTTATCTTCAATATGGCGTACTTGATCTGGTGTTAATGGGTCAGCTACAAGTAGAAAATAATCATTATAGCATAATAATTCTAGATTATTAAGCAGATAGTTATTTTTATTACCATCCTTGAAATTGAGTAGTAGAGGTGTTTTATAATCAGTTACTCTACGCTCACAGAACCCACATTGATAACATTCTTCCTTCAAATAACCCTCAGCTACACCTCTTGCTTTAATTTTTTCAGGTGTAAAGGATTCCCAACCTGTACCTGTTTCGAAGATAAGTTTGACGTTTGGTTCTTTTCTTCGATTAGGTAGGAACTTGGGAATGCCTTTGCCTGATTGGTTTTTATGGGAGTCGAATAGTGTAGGTGAATTTGGATCACCCTCATCTACTCGAAATAATTTAGCGAATGGTTTGTAGTGTTGATACGAGCAACCTAAATATCTAGCCGCAGCACGATTCGATTTTGTGAATCGCATTGCTTTTAAAATATCGTCTTTAGTAAGTGGTTTAGGTGCAGGCATAAAATAAAATTAGGGGGCCGAAGCCCCACTAATAATTACTTTGCACTAGTAGTATCAGCTACTACAGTAGTGTCTTTGGTTACTACAGTGCTGTCAACTTTAGTTGAATCAGTTGTAGTGGTTGATGTGTTAGTTGTACCGTTTGTACAAGCTACTACAAATGTTGCAATCATTGCAACTGCGATCATCTTTTTCATATACTTCATTTTGTTTAGGTAAATATACTACTTCTTTTTTTGCCTTCCAAGCTTTTGTTTGGATTGGGCTAATTTAACTACTGACCATAGGTCAGCAACTGTATCTAATGGAATAGCATAATCATTAGCATCTAATATATCATTAGTGGAGCCATCTGGATTGGTTCGTTCGTATAAGTAAAAAAATATAATTTCGGCTGCTTCCTTTCCAAAATGTAATTCAAACATTATATCAATAGCGTTGTAGAATTTCTCATCATATGTTGAAAAATCAACTTGTAATTCTTCAGCCATTAATACACCACGTGTTTCTATTTCTTGTACTAAACGGATAACTTGTTCAAATTTTTCTCTTTGAATGTCGTCTTCTGTTTTCTTCTTTAATTTGAGTGTTGTATCAACACCTATAATGCCATCAATGGAGTTTTTAATTCCTTCAGCGTGTTTTTCTCCGTCATTCATAATTTACTAATTAAATCTCTTGTTTCGATACACTTATCATACTCCTCTTTCTCGACGTAGTATTCAAGTACCTTTTCAAGAGTAGGTTTCCATTTTGGTTTTTCTAACTCAATATAATAATCTGAATAGGCTACTTCAAATAGAGAGATGGAAGATTTATTTCGAGCAAGACCATCTTTAATAGCATATATTGCTTCTTCTATAACTACTTTTTGAACTTCTGGTATTTCTGCTAACTGAGAATAATTTGCTCCTGGCTCTATTTTAACGCGAAGCACAGGGATTTTTCTCCTCATTTTACGTTTTATTTTAGCCATAACCGTTTTTTGGGTAATTAAACTGTTGGTGCGCTGCTGCCACCACCTGAAATAGCATTCTTAATCATTAATTTAACATCAGCAATTGGGATTAAGAAGCCAATTACGTTAGCATAAGGCACGTCTGTGTCTTGGCTAACTGTTAAGTTATATTGAGCCAATCCTTGATTTAACTTAGATTGCAATTTCTGAGTAATCTCAGCTTTAGCATCACCCTCTAATGTTTCAGGCATTACGAATTGAACTTTAATACCCTTTTTAGTTGGGTTATGATTTACGTCTACTCTAAGTTTTGGATTTGCCATTTTTATTTTATTTTTATATTTCTTTGTGATCAGCCTATAATATCATTAAAAGCATCATAATAAGCTGAGGATTCAACTGCTACATCTTTAAACCAAATCATAAAGTCTGCTACTTCAATATCTCCCTGTCCTTTAGCATGTTTGAGTGCATTTTCCCAATATCTGCGATAAGCTAAAGTACTAGCAGGGTTGATTTGTTCTGCTCGTAAGAGGGATTTAAATTCATCTTCTGCTTGAAGTATGCTTTCTACATCATCTCCAAACTCCCCATCCTCGTACATCATTTCTGGGGTCATTTCATATGCATAATTAATAGCTTCATCATAAATTCGAGGAGAATTTTGATTTTCTTTTAATAATCCAGCTAATTGCTGCATTCTTTTTGCTTCGTTAATGTATTGTTTCACTTTTAGTATGGTTTTATACATATAAATATATGAAAGGGTTACAGAATTTCATTTACCACATTATATTTCAACGCTGTTTTCGCATCGAAATACCATTCTGCTTGTGTATTTTTAACGTTATCTAATAATTTTTGTGTCAATTTAGTGCGAGATAATAAGTAATCATCACATATCTTATCAATGCGATTTGCTTCTTTCATTTCTTGCCTATGGTATGCTGTTTTTCCCTCAAGACCATACATAGCTTCATGATACATGAATGTAGCATTAGGGCTCGCTGTTCTGTGATGACCAGCAGCAAATACTATCAATCCCATAGACATGGCAGCACCATGACACATTGTGTGGATTGGAGTCAACGAAGTACTAATTACATCAATTAAAGCAAGTCCACTATATATTTCCCCACCAGATGAATTGATAATGAGCCTTATTGGTTCTGTAGTTTGTTTTTTTGCGTCCTCCTCATTTATCTCATATATGTTGTGAATTAATTCATTCACTATATCGGTTTCTATATCACCGAGAGTCATGATTCTACTTAATGGGTCTAATTTGGAGCGACGGAGGCGAGGCATAGACGGAGGTTTCTTATAAATATTTTAAAAAATCTCAAATTCAATTTCTGTATCTCCAAATCCCCATGAATTTTCATTCTCAGATTCTTTAAATTCCTCAACCCAATACCAAGCATCATTGTAAACAGGTGGTTCTTTTTCAGCAGCTTCATGAACAACCCCGTTATTTCCTTGTGGTAATTTATTTACATGAGACATATGATACATAGGAATATCATATATTACTTCTAAATTATAACCATTCAATACCACTTTTTTCTGTGTGTTGGTGTCTATAAAGCAGTTAAATACCATTCTCTCTTCTATCCCTTTAATATCATGCCATATTTTTCTAGGAGCAAATTGAAAATCACCACAGCAATTAATAATACTATATTCATCATTTGGGGTTACTCTTGCTGGGAAATATCTAGGTTCTGTTATTGTTCCTAGATATTTTCTATATTCGATTAGATTATCTTGATGTTTTACTACTTCATCATAGTCCGCATCCCTTCTACTAAATGTATAGAATGTATCTTTCTTGCTATTTTTTATAAATTCCTCCAGTTCTTCTCTTAATGGTGGGATATTATCTAATGTTGTTGAAGCAACCCAATCAGCATCTGTTCTTTTTAAAGCAAGATTAAAAGCTAGATTATTTACTACTTTAGGTACTCCTTTTATTCCGTTAAATAAAAAATTATGAGCATCCGGAGGAACAACAAAGTGTTTTATTTTACCTGTTTTAGGTAAGTCATCTATTATTTCATATAAAAAACTACCCTTATCTACATCTGAATTCCAGTCAACATAATTCACTTCATCAAAGGTATCTAATAATACCTTCATATGAATTAGAAAACGTTCTTTTTCTTTATATCCATCATTTCTTCCAAAAGTTACAATTGATGTTTTCATATTGAATTAAATATATTATTTATCTGATTAATGTAATGTTCAAAAGAATATTTATTTGTAAAATTTTCATATCCCTTTTCTACTTGTTCTACATAAAAATCTCTTTCATTTAAAAGTTTCTTTATAATTGTCTTTAATTTATTAAAATTAGGATAATCTGCTGTCAAATCTGGAAAGCAGTCTTGTTGAGGGTCACCATTACTCCACCCAACACAGGGAACCTTATTCATAGCACACTGGAGAGGGAATGAACCCCCAATAGGTAAATGGGGTACATTTATTCCTATCTTCATTTGTGCACTTAATTTCTGATTAAATCCTCCATAGTCAGGGTCATAAGGGACAGATTCTAATAAAGGTAAATTAAACTCACCTCCACCAAAGCAATAGATAGGATAGTTAAAATCTTTAACTAATAGATAACCATCTAGTGATCCTCCTTTATCTTGTAATCCTCCAAAAGAAGATAAACAGAAATTATTAGGCTTATCAAAACCAGAATTAGGAATTTCTTCTATTGGTATAATTAATTGAGGATGAACAAAAGCTGGTTTGTTATATAGTTCCCCAAAATATTTTGCATCAATTTCATTATGAACTAAGAAAGCATCACATTGGGTAAGAAAATCAAAATAATAATTATTAATTTCTTGATTTGTTTTCTTAAATACACCAACGTCATGAGTAAAGCTCCTATGGTAAGATTCTTGATGGAAAATTATTTTTTTAGATATTTTTTTAACTTTATCTAAAATTAATGTTTTTAAATCTATTTTATTTGGATTAAGTAGTGTACTGTTTAATGAACCTATTATGGCTACGTCAAATTGAGAATTAACGTCTAATTCATTCAAACGGTAATAAGAGCAGTGGGTAGCATCAAGAGCAGGAACCCAACTCATAAAAGGTCTATATCCAAAGGAAAAATCAGGAGGAAATTTACCTATATGATTTACATCTGTTATGTATAATATATTCATAATGATTTAATACAATTTAAAGCAGATTCAATTACTTGGTGCATATCATAATACTTGTATTCAGCAAGTCGTCCACCGAATATAATATTTTTCTCTTGAGTAGCCAACTGTTTATATTGTTGGTACTTACTATTATTCTCAGTATCATTTACTGGATAGTAAGGTTCAGTTATTCCTGCTTTATATTCAGTTGGGTATTCGTGTGTAATCCAAGTGTATGGTTGATTACCAAATTCAAAATGCTTATGTTCTATAATTCTAGTATGTTCAATATTACTATCAGTATAGTTTACCATAGCAACACCTTGCCAATTATCTGTATTTTTCTTGGTGTGTTTAAATTTGGTTGTTTTATATTCTAATTCTCCGAATTGATAATTATAATAAGCATCAATAGGGCCAGTATATATTACTTTGGTAGCTTGGTTATTCCAGTATTCTTTATCTTTTAAATAATCTACTCCTAATTTTACTTCTATACCATCTAATAATTTTTCAAATATCTGAGTGTATCCACCAACGGGAATGCCTTGATACTTGTCATTGAAATAATTGTTATCATAAGTAAATCTAACTGGGAGGCGCTTAATAATTTCTTTAGGTAACTGGTCACATGGTTTTCTCCATTGTTTAGCAGTATAACCTTTAATTAGTTTTTCATACACATCAGTACCTACTAATTTAATAGCTTGTTCTTCTAGGTTTTTAGGTTCACCAATATGTTTACTTTGTTGTTCAATTATAAGTTTAGCTTGATGTGGATGGGTTACTCCCCATAGTTTATTAAATGTCCACATGCTAAAAGGTAAAGAATAAGATTCACCCTTGTAAATTGCTAGTGGCCTTAAACTAAAATTATTAAATGTAGTGTATCGATTAATCCAATTCCATACTTCCTCATTTGATGTATGAAATATATGAGGACCATAAGTGTGAATATTAATTCCGTCTTTATTTTCAGTATAACAATTTCCCCCAATGTGGTTTCGTTTTTCTAAAACTAAACACTTATAACCAGCATTAGTTAATTCACGAGCACATATTGAACCGAAGAAACCAGAACCAACTATTAAATAATCGTACATATTATACTGTTGATACTCCTGGTTTTTGGACTACTACTGTGGCACATTGCTGAGCAAATAGGATAGCTTTTTCTATATTTTTAGTTAAAATATATTCAACCACTAATCCTGATAAGAATGTATCACCTGCACCTGACACATCTCTGATTTGTACTTTTTCAACAGGATATATTTTACCATCATGTTGGCATCCTTTACTTGATAAAGTAACAATCATTTTATTTTCAATCCCTAATTCGTGAATTGTGTATTCAGTACGTTGATACTCAACGTGGTTAATTTTTATAAATGAAGCGTGTTTACACCACCCACCTAATATCTTTTTAGTATCAATAAAAACATTAGAATTATTCTTACAGATGAATTCTATATCTTCTTCATCTAAAAATCCTTTATCATAGTCACTAACCACAATAGCATCTATTTTAGTACCACTAAATTGGTTATTATTTATTTGTTTTAATAAATTAACATCAATTCGTTTTACTTTATCGTTTTCATCAACACGTAACAATATTTGACCAGATCTATCATCAACATAACGTGTCTTTAAAACATTTTCATCGTTGTAGATAAAAATAACATCTGATCCTAGTGCTTGTAAATTGGCAACTACATTACCTGCCATTCCATCATTAGTAGTTTCATTTGATGGGTTAAACACAGGAACGGGGGCTTCAGGGGCTAATCTAACAGCAGTACCATACACAAATCTATCTACACATGAGTCTCCTATAACTAATATGTTAAATTGTTTAAACTCTTTCTTTTTTAAATTGCTCATTTAATATATTTTTTACTTTTTCAAATCCTATTTTACAATTTTCTTCCCAACTTCCACTCTCTCCGCTGTCTGAAATCCATTTATATGAGCTAAATTTTATATTATAGCGTTTACATACTTTAGCAAGAGCGTAGCATTCCATATCAAGTATACTACATTTATTTATCATATCCAAATAGTATTTAGAATATTTTGATTGTTGAGCTTGATCATAGAAATAATCTGTAGTAAAGCAAGTATAAGGTGATTTTACATCTAAAACAATTTGTTTGCTATTAGCTTCAAAAGGTACCTCACCATACTCAGATAGGGGGGTAGCGTCTATATCTTGAAATACTTGACCTACCTTAACTATTTCTCCTACAGGTATTGTTAATGAGCCACAAGAACCAATATTAATTACTTCATCGTATCCTAAACTAAAAGCCATTGTGGCTGTCATAGCAGCATTAATTTTACCAATACCACTAAACATAACGGGATATCCTAGTATTTTACCTTGAATTTCTACTTCATTAGGAACCGCTACTATGAATACTTTTTTACTCATATTGAATTAAACTTTTAACGTTATTTGGTTCATGTAAAAATAATAAATCAACTAAAACTAATTTATCAATAACAGTATAACCTGCTTTAGTACATAGTTGTTCTACAGCGTTCATTGTCCCACCAGTAGCATAAACGTCATCTACAATTATTACTGTACCCTTTCCTGGTTGAATTTCTAAAGTATCATTTCCATACTCCAGAATATATTCTTGGCTGATTACAGGAGGAGGCAATTTGCCTTTTTTTCTGCACAGTATTAATCCTCCATTCAACATAGATAATGCCGAGGCAAATATAAATCCCCTAGCATCTATTCCCACCCAATAATCAGGTTGTTTAACTTGATTTTTCATTTCCTTTATAGCAGCAGGGAAATATATTGACTTTAACAAGGGTGAAATATCTTTAAATGAAACACCAGAAACAGGAAAATCAGGAATTTCATTAATAAGGTTCTTCCAGTTCATTTAATGTGAATTTTTATCTCGTTCTGATAATATTGGATTATCTATAGGCCAATGTATGTTAATTCTTGGATCTTTCCAATTTAAACTAAACTGATCTTTTACATCCGGATAGTCTCCTGGATATGACCATTTATAGAAAAATACTGCTTCTGGACTTAATACTAGATGTCCATTAGCAAACATTGGAGGTACCAACACCAGTTTTTTGTTTTTGGCTGTTAATACAATAGAATCCCATTTTAAATAATTGATAGAAGATGGTCTATTATCAACAACTACTAAATATACTTCACCTGATAGACAGGTAATTAATTTCCATGCTTTAGAATCACCGTGCAATCCTCTTAACACGTGTTGTTTGGAAACAGATACTTTATCGTGGTTAAATTTTAATTCATGATCCTCTTGTTTATATAGAGTATATAATTCACCTCTATAATCTTCAAAAGAATCTGGTTGGTATATCTTTACTTCATTAAATCTCATTATTCAAGATATTAAGTAGAGTATCAATTTTTTCTTGTTCTAATGTAGGATAATTTCCAACATACCAACTATAATAATGGACATGATCAACATTTTTGAAATCTCTTTGATCATATCTATCTTTTAAGAAGGGTTGTCTTAATTGATTACCACCTCCAGACAATCCTCTTCTAAATTCAATGCCTCGTTCTGCTAGAACTTTTTCTACTTTATTTCTTACTTTAAGTGAACCTTCTTTTAATATAATAATAAAAGCATAATTACACTGTCCTTCTATTTCTAAATCAGTGATATATTTGTTTGGATCAAGGCGTTCTATGAAATATTTAAAATTATTTATCCTGTTGATATTATTAGAATCTAATTTTTTAAGTTGAGATAATCCAATAACAGCATTCATTTCTGTACTTCTAAAGTTATGAGCAGGACAAAGGAAAATAAAATCTTTATTCAAATCAGGATTCTCATCTATGATTTGCTGTTTTAATTTTTCATTAGTCATTTCTCTTATCATCCCATGTGAACGTAAAGCTCTACATACTTGATAGAAATATTCATCGTTAGTACAAATCATTCCACCTTCAATAGTTGACATGTGGTGAGCAAAATAGAAACTAAAGTTAGAAGCAAATCCAATTGATCCTGCTTTTTGTCCTTTAAATGTTGTACCATGTGATTCACAAACATCTTCAATCAACAATATATCATTATCTTTACACAATTGAATCAATTCATCCGTTAGACCATTAATACCTAATACGTGAGTAAGGAATATTGCTTTAGTTTTAGGGGTAATAGCTGCTTTTAATTTGTCAATATCAAAGGATAAGTTTTTCAAGTTGATATCTACAAATACAGGTTTAAAACCACTAAATAATACAGATGATACATCTGAAATCCATGTTAATGGGGGTACTATAATTTCCCCTTCACCATGAATGTAATTTAAAGCTAACATTGTTAATTCGTTAGCTGATGCTCCTGAATTGAGCATTAAGTTATATTTTGTACCTAACCATTGTCCCCAAGCATTTTCAAATTCAACTACTTTAGGACCGTTAGTTAATTTTGGAATTGGGTTTTGATTTAAAAAATCAACAAGTGCATTAATATCTTCTCTATCGATATTATCACTCATTAAAGGTAAATAAAAATTATTCATTGTTTATATTATTAGCTTGTTTTATTTTATCAATAACAAATTGATCTTTTATTTTTCCATGGAATAAACCACATACTAAAGGATCAATTATGTTAGAATTTCTTTGAGATATAAAATCTAATTCTTTATACTCGGGATTGGAATCTACTTGAGATATTTTGTTTTTCCAAAAATATGGTATCTCTTCTATAAAACACTTCATATCAGTTCCCTGATCATCTGCAACAGTATAGTTATTTTTAGATAAATTTATGTTAATGTAATTAGTATCATTTACATCATATCCTATTTTTAACTTAATGTCATTCTCAAAAAACCCAGAGGGAATAAATAAAGGACATACTAAATTACTAATAATAGGTTTATAAGAAGGATCAGCAAAATGAGAATATCCATCAAAATGTCTAAAATATTCTTTATATGGGGCTACTTGAAATTTAATAGGTTGATTAGGAAAAACACACCCATTAAAATTAGCGTAATCTGTTCTAGGCAATACCATATCTTCAAATTCACCTGTAAACCACCATGTATGATAAAGTTTTTTAGTAATAATTTGAATACTATCTATATTATTATCTAAAAGAATTATAAACCTATCTGATAAAGCATATGAGTTATTTGAAATGTATTCTGAGTCTGTATTTTGCTTGTTTTGGATAAATAAATTCAATATTTCTTGCCAGTGGCTAAAATAAAAAGAAGCTTCATTATCAGAAAAATATTCTCTAAAACTTTCTATATCTTTAATGAAGTCTTTAGGATCTTTATCTATAAAAACATGATCGTGATTACAACAGAAATAAATTATTTCATCATTTAATTGTTCATATAGTTGTTTCCATTCTGATTGGCGTTCACATCTTTTGTTTGTTAAGATTAAGTCGTAATTTTTAAATAAATCTTTAATATAATTATTGAGTTCTTCTTCTCTATGGGACAGTGTTGGGTTTAATTCTACATTGATTATTACTCTAGTCCACGGGTATATATCTACAACACTACTTAGGGCATATTTAAATACATCAATTGAGTTAGTATTATTTCCATAATTACCCCTATAAAAGAATCCTGGTATTCTTATTTTATCATCTAAATAAACATTGTATAATAAAATCATATCTCAATATTCTTTATTCCTTTATTACGAATAATATTAATAGCAAAGGCTGCTTCTGTTCCTTCTGGTTTACAATCATTTATAAGATATCTAGGTCCACCACCAACTCCCATTATTAATTGATCATAATATATTCCTAATTTAGAAAGTTGCTGTTCTGTTACCTTTCTCATTGATTCTTTCCTACCAGTTAAAAGTACAATATTGTATCCTTTTCTTTCCCATTCATTCAATTTATCAAGTGTACCCTCTAATAACTCAGGAACATATGATTCATTAGCTGATATATGAGGAGCATGGTGAACAATTAATGTACCATCAATATCACAAATGATTGTTTTGGGTCTGGTATCCATTAGATGAATTTAATATTGGGATTAATATTACTTAATATGTCATTTTTTATTTCATCGTTATATACCCCTGCTTTTAATATTACTAAAGCTTCAGGAATATCTTTTAGTACTTTAGGACTTTTTGATACTAAAGATGTACCATACAATCTTTTATTTTCTTTTTTAATGTCATTATCTAATAAACAAATAATGTTGGATGTATCTAAACCAAACACAATTAAATACTGAGAAAAAACATGGGCACCAAATAAATAAACAGGAATATTAATGTTATTTATTATTTCATTTATTTTCTTTACTTCATTAATGTAGTAATCAACATATTCTTGAAATATATTTTTATTTATTTCATATAAATTTTTAGACAAATCTATTTTAAAATTATTAGATGTTTTTTTAGCACAATAAAATATGCTATGGTCGTTTCTAAAATATTGTTTATCAATTAATTTAAAACTATGTTTATTTAAGAAATACTCAACATATGGTTCACTAAGAAATACAGTATGTTCAAAATTAATACAGTTAGTATATTTATTTTTTAACATCATCTCCATATTAGGAATAGAAAATATCAATAAATCTCCTTCCTTCATAAATGAAGACTGATGCTCCATAAACTCATTTGGATTATAGATATGCTCTAATACATGAGAATGAATAATAGCATCAAATTTTTCTTCTGATTTGAAATTATTATCAAAGAATCCTGTAATTACTTTTACAGGAACTGATTCCGGGACAATAGGATTTGGTTCAATAATAGTCCATTTTGCTTTACCTTCTAAATCAAAGTATTTTTGAGATAAAATGCCGTGTAATCCTCCTATTTCTAATATATTTTTTATACTGTATTTACTTATAAACTGAGCAAAGGATTTATGGTGTTCATCCCATATTTTCCCAACAGTCCCAGATCCATGTTCAGTATTATATACCACGTCTAAAGGAAGAAGAGGATTAAGTTGAATCATTCCTGATTTTTTGCTTATCTTCCAACTCATATCTACCAATAAATCTTTAGAAGAGTCATGGCCAACACATCCCATAAACACAGGGGTATTTTTGAATGTATATAGATCTTCTAGATCATTATTACCTAGAACAACATCATTATCCCTGCTTATATAATTCATTTAGTTTATTTTTAACATTAGTTTTTACTGTTTCATCAATCCCAGGAAATTGATTTTTAATTTCACTTAAGAAATCAGGATTGGATAAAACATAATGTCCACATATTTTAACTAATTCTTTTTTATTATAATAAGGATCAAATCCAGGATTAACCCATTTTACCCATTTTTTAGAATCATAACATATCTGCCAAAAACGATCAAATGTTTTTTCATCAGATCCTATTTCATCAAGGTACGTCTGAGTTTCAATTAATCCAAATTCAGGTGCTATGTTAATTGCATCTAACCCTAAATTGAACTTTTCATGAATAACTGATACTGGTATGTAATCACCATTATGTTCTTTAGATAACACATTAAATTGTTTACAAACCCCTACCATTTCTTTCAATCGCTCTGAATCATAAGTGCCAGTTTGGTTGGTTCCTTTTAAAGATGTTCCTGATTGAATTACCAGATATTTAATTTGTTTATATGCTTCTGAAGGTAGTCTGTGTTGGAGTTGATGCATTAAGTCGGCCAATTCATACGATTCAAATCGTCTAATTGCTTCTTCTGTTCCTACCTCATATTGGATTTCTGGGTTTAATTTATAACAATACTCAATCATTTTGATTGTTTCTTCTAATCCATCAGCAAATACAGGGTATTTTTTCCAGGGGTCGATATGAATCAAATCTAAATATTCACAATCGTGTTTTAATGACTCGTACCCATCATCATCTGTAGCTCCTTGTCCTGGTCCTGCATGGTCACGCTGTAGTGTAAGAGGTAGAGCATGTAAGCTAAATTCTTTAGTAGTCCAGTTATTTACATATCCTCCATCCCATTCTATTTGACGACGAGAAGGAATTAAAGCAATCTCGTTTTTTGTTTCTTTACAAAATTCAAGTATAGCGTCTACTATGTTTTTAGACATAGGTCCTATAAAATATTTTAGTTCCATATTTTTAAACTTTTATATAAATTATATTTTCCAAAATTAAATAAAAAATTATTAAAAGGATGTTCGTGAAGAGGAGCCATATTTAACCATATAATAGAGGTTAATACTTTTACTTTTTTCAGATCATATCCGTTTTCTGTAATGAAAGAATGCAGCACACCTTTACATTCATTTAATTTACTATTTATTAAAATATAACAATTATCTTTAGAAGAATCAAACAAATCTCTATTAACTATATCATGGTTTATATTTAAATTGTGGTTTAATTTAGCCAAATCATAATATAAGTCTCCAACCTCTAAATCACCGGCAAAGTCTTGTCTCCAATCAATTAAACAAAAACCATCTTTAGTTTCAATAATATTATCTAAAATAAAATCACCATGGAATTGAGATGGAATACCTTCAATTAACCATTCAATATCTAATTGATCTAACATATCATATACTGATGGGATTAATTCTCCATTGATGTACTCCTCTTTATCCGGTTTATTTTCTAGGTATTGATTAATACGTTTCTTAGTTTTGATAATATAAAAATCATAACATTTAGATTTAAAATTAGGGTCTGATTTACTAATCCAAAGATTTTTATTTGTCCATTCTAAAAATGTTAAGAATTTACTTCTATTAGCAGATTTGGCAAATAACTTACCTTCTGCTTTTTTGTATTTATAGAAGTTTTCAGTTGAACCTATAATTTCAGGTACTAATCCTTTTAAATTATTAGCTCTAGTTACTCTATTTTGATTAATAATAGAATCAGCAAAGAACTTAATTACAAAATCATCAAAGAAAAATATAGATTCATCTTTTTTATCTAGTACTTCAATACTTGAACTAAATTTTTTTCTAGTTTTAATTAATTCTGATGTATTACCAATATCAAACCAATCTCCAAAGTTAATATGTTTGTAGTGAAAATCAACATCAGATAACATATTATTTATAACATGAACATCAGAAGTGTCTTTGTGTTCGTTGTAAACTAATTTTTCTAAATTATAGAAGAATAGTTCAAAGTCTTTTATAAGAGCAACTCCAATGTATGAATAATCAAACCCTATTTCTCCCTTTTCATTAATTTTAATTAACTTTCCATCACGTATATTTACTGTTCTATATTGAGATGAATCTTCTTTATATGAACCCATTACCCAATTATGATCAGGAGAAGGGATTGTTAAATCTTTTACAATAGTATCTGAGGCATGGAATATAAAAGGACTATTGATAGCATGTTTACATTGTAATATTGAATATCCTAAACTACTACCTTCACCTTTATATTTATCTACCTCTATAAAAGTAAATTTATGATCAGGGTAAGCTAACTGAAGGAATTGCTTTACATGAGATCCAAAATGACCTAATGTTATTATAAACTCAGCATCGGTTGGGTATGACTCTATAATATACGAAATAGCAGGTTTATCTGCTACTCGTATTAATGCTTTATTAGTATAATCAGTAAGATTACCTAATCTGCTACCTAGACCACTTGTTGTTATTAATACTTTATACTCTGCCATAATTATCTTCTAAACGTACTATATCATCTTCTCCAAAATATTCACCTAATTGTACTTCAATAAAAATAAGATCCTCAGTACCTGTGTTTTTAATTTGGTGTTTTGCTTCTACAGGAACTATAATAGCATCCCATTTTCTTACAGATTGTATTTCATCATTTATTTTCAATTCTCCTTCTCCCTGAACTACAACCCATACTTCACTACGTTTAAAATGGTATTGATAACTAGGAGCTTGTCCTGGTTTAATGATGATTTGTTTTACTTTGCAATATTCTGCATCTAATAAATTTTCAAATTCACCCCAAGGTCTTGTTTCTTTATAATTCATTGTTTTTATTTTTCTCCATAATAATCACCCCATTCAACTAAAATTGTAGGGCGGTTGTCTGTTCTTTCATAAGCATATTGAAATGCTTCAAAGATTTGGTGTGGTTCATCTAATCTAATGATATCAACCCAATCACACATTGCCTTGAATCCAGCAGTAAAATCAGCAATGTGTTGATGTTGTGGATGTAAGGGACGTTGTGAGCCAATTGATGTTCTAATAATTACTTTAGGTGTGTATCCACCACCAGACATTATTTTTATTTTATCCAAATGATTAACTACCTGATTAGCAGCTAACAATAAGAAATTCCAACGAGGATAAATTGAAATAGGTACAGTACCATTTAATGCCATTCCAATCGTCATTCCCATTTGCATATCCTCATTTACTGGCATTTCTAACATTTTAGAAGGATTAACATCTTTAACTGTATTAGTCATAGCTGTACCAGCATATGTTACTGCTTGTCCTAGAAAAAATGTATCTGGCTTTTCATTAAGCCAATCCATTGAGCGTTTTAATTCATCAAAATACTTCATATATTAAAATTGAATTCGTTTACCGGCACCAGCATGAGGATACTTGGTTTCGTATTGATAATAAATTATTTTTCTTGTTTCGTTTTTAAAGTATAACTCACTATTCCATACTTCTCTAGTAACAGTACAAACTGATTTGCTATTATCTTCAATTACATAGGTAATAGGCAAATCATGATTGATTGCATACTTCCAGTTTTCAAAGAAAGTACCTGTTTCAGATGTCATATCACCTACAAAACACCAAACATGATTAGTTTGACCTTTACGTTTAATATCCAACGCCGTACCTGTTGCAATAGGAATATTACCTGTTACAATAGCTGAAGAGTATACATTATATTCAGGATAACAAAGAGTAATAGATTTACCTTCTAATATATCTTTTTTTACCTGTTCTTGAGGTACACCTTTGAGTAAACATTGATAATGTGAGCGCCAAGTACAAAATACCCAGTCTTCAGGTTGTACTTTTTCAAATATATTGATCATTTGCTCTTCATTTCCATAATATAAATGGATAGGAGCTTTAATCATAGCATTATTAAAACAATCTGCTATGTCTTCTTCAAAAGTGATCAATTCATCTGCAGTATATTTAGCCATGTTTTTATTATTTTGTAAAAGTTAGATTATTTATGATACTAGATAGAACTTGATTTCTTGTATTATTTGTATAGTTTTTGTAATATTCATTAATACAATTCATTCTCATATTATTATACAAATTTAAATTTGTAGATAATTTTAACATTGCTTTTTCTATATTTTTCATTAGATCTTGCTGGATAATTCCTCTTCCTAATTTATAACTTTCTCTAAAAATTCCTTTTTCGTCATTCCATGAGCATTTTTGTCCTTTAGTAATAATGCCTGTATAATTATCATATATATATTCAGCAAATCCCCATCCATCTGAACAAATTACAGGATTTCCTCTTGCCATAGACATTAGGGTTGACATACAATGTATTCTATATGCTGGTACTACAAACACATCTGCTTGTTGTCTATGAATTTTCATTTGTTCATCTGTTTGCCATTGGTCAAAATAGGTAATACCCGGATGTTTTCTCATGAGTGATGTAATACTATCATGTAATACATTAACATCATAAACTACGTTTAAATGTATATTTTTATTTATTTCATATGCGTTTATAAAAGCCTGTAGTGTTTCTAAGCCACCTCTAAGAAAAAAGTGTTCAGGTGTGTGAACAGATCCCCCATGAAATAAAAACACAGTATGTTTATCTGTTTTTTTATATAGTTTTACTTCTTCATCAGGAATATCTACAGACTGTTGTAAGAAACTTGTTTTTCCTAATACTTTTTCTCCAAATACTACATCGATAAAATTAATTGAATCTTTTATGTGGGTTAATATTTGTTTACAATTATCCATTTCAAATAAAACTCTTAATATTTTTACCAACCAATTAGAATCAGTTAAGTCATAATCCGCATTTTCGGCATTTCCATGAAACGGATAAAATAAACTCCAACAGTCTTCTATTTCAATTATCCAATCATTCGGACCAAAATAAAGAGGAATAGTAGATACCCAAACAGGTATTCCGTTTTTCATCTTTTTACTAAGTTCTATATTAGTAGAATTTAAATATGTATTAATGTTTTCCTCTGAAATTCCACTTTTAATACATCTAGATTTAAATTCTTGGATAAATTCATCATATTTAGATAAATCCTGCTTGTCATCATATTCTTCAACAAAGTCAATATCTTCTGGGGAATCATTATACATATTTTTATAGTATGGATGATAAGCCCAAGTATTTGGATTATTTGGGTGGGTATTAGGAAATATATTTAGTTTCATAAAATTTTTCTTTTCAGTTTGACTTTCAACATTTCATTAATATTATCAACTGCTATTTGACCAAACTTAGTTTTTACTTTTTCTAAAAATGGAGGATATGAATGATATTCATTAAACGCTTTATCTCTAAACGTTAATATTTCAGCAGCACTTAAGGTATCAGTAGGTAATGGTAATGTATCATAACCATGAAATGAATAACCTTCATAAGTATCAGGTAATGGGATTCCATTCATAACAGCATTTTTATATAACTGACTACCAGGCAGCGCCATTGCTGCATATGCATTCCATCCGAAGGTACATAGTTCTTTTGAAAATTCCAAAGTTTTTTGCATTGATTCTTGTGTATCTCCTGGTAGGCCAAAGATGTAATTAGCCATTACCTCAATATCAGCATCATGTACTTGTTGAATTACTTGAGTAATATCTACATCTTCAAATTTACCTTTAGATACTTCAAGACGAACTAACTTATCAGCACTTTCAATTCCTAAGGCTAACCATTTAATACCGGCTTCTCTTACTAATTTAAGTAAATCAGGGCGACGAACAGTATCTACTCTTGAATAAGCCCACATTCTAAGGAATTTACCATATCCTCTATCTCTAAGTAATTCACAGAATGGAACATAATATTTTCTATTCAATAAGAACATTTCATCCGTAATCTTAATTGTATGAACTCCTAATTCTACTAATTTATCAAATTCACCAATAATAAATTCAGGAGACCAATAACGCATATTACTATAATTTCCTGCTACCCCAATTTCATCTTCATCATTTCTATTTAGAATGTTAATCATACAGAACTCACATCCAAATTGACAACCTAATGATGTTTGGATTGCAGCATAAGGGGAGCGTTTATTTTGATCGTATTCGGCATGCCACATAGGAGCACGATATAAATCAAGTGGTTTTTCTTTTATTGGAAGTAAGTCCCAAGCATAACCTGGGAGGTCAATATCCATTCTCTCGTTTGGTACTACTTTTTCTGCTTTATTGATTGTAGGTACTCCTTCTTTTCTCCAAGCAATGCCTTTAATATCAGATAAATTATTAATATCAATATTATCTAATGCTAATACATTTCTTAAAGCATACACACCTTCATTTGTAAATAAGAAATCAATTGAAGATTCATCTTTAAGTGCCTTAATAGGAACAGCTTGAACATAAGAACCTATATAAGCAATAGGAGTAGTAATACCTATTTCTTTTAAGTGTTTAGATAAGTAAGTAGCTCCTCCCATATTAACTGTACCTGCATTTACGTTTTGTCCATAAACTACAAAGCAAATTAAACGTGGATTTAATTCTTTTATTCTTCTTTCTACTTCCTCTTTACCTAATTGTTCAGCATTAGCATCTATAAGAGCAACAGTATGTCCTATTGAACGACATGATTGGGCTAACAATAATGCCCAAGTAGGTGGTTCAATAGCAGCATAATTATCAGCTAAATTTTGATAAATACCTTCAGCATTGCCTGGTGATATAAATAAAATGTCTATCATAGGTTTGTAAAATCTTTATTTTTAAATTTAGTAATCAATTGGTATCCTTTAACTAATTCTTGAATACCATCTTCAAGTGTATATTGAGGTTGCCAACCAAATGATTCTAATTTAGCATTTGAAACCATATAGTTTCTCTGATCGAAATCTTGTTTGAAATTATTTTCTACAATAACCAAATCAGGAACAAACTGCTGAATTTTTTTAGCTAATTCTAATTTAGTGCAATTAGCAGATGTTAAACCAACATTAAATGCATTGTTATTACACCTATCATAATTTTCAATCATGAATAAAAATGTATTAGCAATGTCTCTAACGTGAATATAGTTACGAATAAAATGCGATTCAAATAATACTAAATAACCATCTGTTACTGCTTTATAAACAAAGTCATTAACTAATAAATCCATTCTCATACGATACGACATACCAAATACTGTTGCCAAACGCAATGCAATACCATTACCTGAATCTAATACTGCTTTTTCAGCATCACATTTTGTTTCAGCATATAATGAAAGTGGTTTAAATGGTGAATCTTCAGTAATGATTTCTGTTGATGAACCGTATTGGCTATTAGTATTAGGAATTAATACCATTTGGTCTTTAGTAACCCACTGAGTAATATTTCTTACTTGCTCATAGTTGACTTTAATTGTTAATTCAGGTTGCGCTTTACAAGCAGGCATACCCACAATAGCAGCTAATGGAATAATTACGTCATGTTTTTCTACTAATGATTTGAGTTGTGATTCATTAGTTACATCACCTAACACAAATTCAAAATTAGGATGGTACGTAAAGGGAGCAACAGATGTTTGCTTATAAATAAGGTTATCTATTACTGTAACCTTATACCCTTTATTAATTAATACTTCTGTTAAAACGGAGCCTAAGTAACCGGCCCCACCAGTGATCAAAACTTTTTTCATAGTCTATTTAATTGTTTGATATAAATATATAAGTATCTATTAAAGATTGTTGAGTTCAATTATTTCTTTAAAGAAATTTTCCAATTTATCTTTAACTCGATGGTGTTTTATAATTTCACAATTGTGTTCTATATAAGGTATTCTATCATAATACATTTCTGGGGTGAGAGAATTTATCATGGATATAAGTTCAGGGATAGTTTCAAATCTTAAAATTCCTCTTTCATCATATCCTAATTCCCCCAAATTGGGACATCCCCAAAAAATAGGAACTGTTTTAGTAGCAAAGGCATCTGTGATTTTTTCTGTGTACCAATTGTTTGCTTTAATATTCTCTACACTAATGCTAAACATGGTATCAATATAACATATTTTTTTAGAGGGCCAAATATTATCAGGGCGTCCAACTCCTCCTTTTTCAAAATTTTCTTTATTAAAATCATCTAACGTATAGAACCATTTTTTAGGAATACTAATTTGGTCTCCTATTTTATATATTTCTTGTCTTAATTTGTGTCCCTCAACTAATGATTTAGCTCCGCTTAAATAACTTACGTTAAATGATTTATTAGGATATTCTATATTAAATTCTTCTAAATAGTTATTTGCTTTCATTCCACATCCTCCTTCTCCAATATGGTGAAATAAGATAGCATTAGGGCATTTATTTAATAATTCTTCATTCCATGTTAATACTCCATTAAATAAATGATAATTATTGAGAACCCAGGTATGCATTCCAAAGAATTCATTGGGTTCATGGAGCATTATGAAATTATAAGGATTAATTTGAAGTTGTTCTATATTTTGAGGAACATAATCATAAAAAAAGGTAATAGGTTTATTTAATGCCTTTAACCCATCATATACAGGACTATCTTCAGGTCTAAAATTAGAAAATATTTTCATCAGATAATCTTTTTATCAATTAATTGTTGAATTCCTTTATTAATATAATGATTAAACTTTGCCTCAAATGCTTGTCTTTGATTAGGAACATCTTTGGTTACAATCATATCTCTATAAACACTAGTCCAATTTCGTTGTTTAAGTGGCCCTATTGGGTATTCGAATATAAGTTCACCTTCTAAGATATATTGCTGAAAGTCGGCTCCTTTGCTTTTAGCATATTCAGATATTATCATTCCATATGTGTCTCCAGGGCCATATCCATGCCAATCATCATGTACTGGAATCATTTCTTCATAAAATGCTTTGTTGTATAAATCAAACCAATTACACCATTTACTTACTGGGGATGTTTTAAGTTGTCTTTCTAGTCCGGTGTTTTTAAAATCCCATCTAATATCGAATAAATCTGCTTTATCCCATTGATCATAAGGTACATTCATGTGTCTATCAGCTACCAATACATCCCACGTCCAGTCCCACATTTTGTATAATTGTGGGGTTATTGCAAAATATTTATTAGGTATTACTTTAGCTGCCTCTATTAATGAAGCAAGTAATGTCTCGCTGAAATACATGTCTGGGCATAATTCAACGTAGTAATCTACTTCAGAATCATATGCCATTCTTTGCTTATCTAATATACCAAACACTTCATCTCCTTCATATATGAAAGGAGTGTGATCATAATCAATAAGTAGATTAGATAAGTCTTTATATTTTTGAATAAAAAATTCTTTAGGTAATTTACTTTTATCCCAATCAATCAGATAATTAGATAAATTAAGGAATGAATCTATTTTAACTTTATCTTCTTTTTGAAGATAATATTTAGACTTTTTAAATTGAATAAATGACGTAAGAGCATAATCAATTTCCCACGGCATTATATGATATGTAACTTTAGTAATCATTGTACTTTTAATATTTCTACTATAGTTTTTGCCTCTATTTTTTCTCCTTCTATTGTAAATACTCTTTTTAAACCATCATATGATATGAATTCTTCAATAGCGTTTACTACTTTATCTAAAGTAATTATTTCTGTTACCCCATATGGTTTTAATTCACCTGATTTTAATTTAGGTAATATTCCTTTTCCTATAAAAACAGGAAATTTTAATATAACACAAGACTTATGATTTAATAAAAGATAAGCTTCTGCTAATTCTTTGTAGTAAGTATAGATAGTAGGCCTATTTGAGTTAGTTGAAATAAAAATAATTTTAGTATCAGGATTGTTTTTTGAAAACTCAACTAATTTTAAATATTCATTTTTCTGTATTGATTCCTCTTCTCCCGGTTTAGGTTCATACAAATGAGGGACTTTCCAGGTATGATAAATAGTTACATCTGTTTCTACATTGTAATCTTTAAATTTTTCTTTTAATTTATCACCTAATTGTCCTTTTCCGTTTGATAATTTTATCATATAAATTTAGGATTATTGTTATACGTTTCGAAAGAATCAGCGTTTTTATCTTTATCTGACAATATAATACTATTTCTGTTTAATCCCAAATCTATTTTTAATTCTGGATCAAATACATGAATTGTTCCTTCATATTGAGCATTTCTAACAGTGGTACATTTATAACACAAATGGGTATTATTTTCTAAAGATAAAAACCCCTGAGCAAATCCGGGGGGTGTCCATAATATATTATTATCAGTATCATTTAATCCAATCAAAGCATATTTAGAATATGTTGGGGAATTTTTTCTAATATCTAATATTACACCAATTCCATTTCCACTCACCACTCTTAAAAGTTTACCCATTGGTTTGTTATAATGGTAGTGTAAACCTCTAAAAACATATCTGTGAGATTTTGAATGATTATCCTGAGGGAAATCAACCTTAAGAATATCCTTTATGTTTTGATTGAATGATTCTAAAAAATATCCACGTTCATCAAAATATACATTTGGAGTAAAAATTATTACTTCTGGAAATATAGGATGGGATTGATATTTCATTACCAAATGAATTTTTCTTTGTAATATTCTATAATGCTTGGTAATTCATTATCAAATTGTTTTCTTGGCTTCCAACCTAATGCTCTTAGTTTAGAATCATCTAAAGCATAACGAACATCTTGTCCTGCCCTTGAAAAAGATAAATCTAAATAGGGTTCTACAGAATAAGAATAAAGATAATTATTATATACTTTTACTACTTTATTTACAGTATCCCAGTTTGATTGTTCAAACCCACCAGCAATATTGTATATTTCGTTTTTAACCCCACTTTCAACAATAGCAATTACTGCCTCAGCAGTGTCGGCAGCATGTAACCAGTTACGAATTGGTGTTCCATTATCATGTAATGGAATTTTCTTTCCTAATTTAAGATATTTGCATGCTTTGGGAATTAATTTTTCAACATACTGCCCAACACCATAATTGTTAGTTGGTCTAACAATAATATAAGGCAAATTATATGTTCTACTCCAAGCTAATACTAACATATCAGCAGCAGCTTTAGTTGCTGAGTATGGATTGCTTGGTTTGAGTAGGTCTGTTTCAGTATGAGCCCCTTCTTCAATATCACCATATACTTCATCTGTACTAAAGTGAAGAAGAATTGGTGTTTTTGATGTTTCTTGTCTGTAATTTTTGATTAATTCTAATAAATGGTGAACACCATTGATATTGGAATGGACAAATTCATCACTATTAGCAATTGAGTTACCTACGTGTGTTTCAGCTGCTGTATTGATGATATAGTCACATTCATAAAGAAATTTTAAATCATTGATGTCGCAATGAACAAATGAAAAATTAGAGTATTGTTTAAATTCATCAAGTAATTCTTTATTAGCGGCATATGTTATTTTATCTATACCTTTAACATACCATCCCTTTTCAAGACAAGCCCTAGTAACATATGAGCCTATAAATCCTAAACAGCCTGTTACGTATACTACTTTCATTATTAATTTATTTTTGTGAATCTCCTTTCCATACACGGTATGAATCAGAGTCAAAGTGTTGAGTTGATACTTCAAATATAGTACCTTCTTCTAAGGCTTCCAACTGATGTGGTTGACCAGGGCGTTGTCTAACTATATTTCCTGGTTTAAGATGTTCTTCATGTACTTCTGCTGTTTCAGTATCAATCCATCTATACAGAAAAGTACCTTTGTCTACATACCATGTTTCATCTTTAATTAAATGATAATGCATACTGAATTTGCATCCTGCTTTGAATATAAGAAGCTTACCACAGTATTTTTCATTATTTTCAATAATTAGTTCTTCACCCCACCCTTTGGGTACTTTGCAACCTTCACAAACCGTTGGTTTTTCCATAACTTAAAATTTTGCTGGTTGATTTACCAGGTAATTTATTAAAAAATTTAATTTCAGGGATATATTCTTTTCCTATAACTGCTTCTAAATTATAGTCATTTCCTATAACCATAATTTTAGGTTTATATTCTTTAATTTGTTGGATTAATTCATCATCTGAACCAAATATAACAACATCTTCTACACTTCTTAAAGAATATAAAAATTCTACTCTATCTTTTAGTGTATTGTATGGGCGAGAGGGTCCTTTCTTTTCTCGGATTCGTTCATCAGTATCAATTCCTACTCGAACACGACCAAATGAATTAGCGTATTCTAATAGTTTAAGATGCCCTAAATGAAGAACATCAAAGGAACCATTTACCCATACTTTTACCATGATATATCCCAATCTTTAAATTCAGCGGCCAAGCAGTCAATTTTATAATCTTTACGACCACCCATTACTTCTTGAATCTTGTTTTTGGCAGTATTACGAATACCATTTAAACCGTGGGTTAATTCAAGGTTATTACCATCTTTAATTCCTTTGCGGTAGTTAGATTCATTGTGCCAAATATGAAGATTCATTTGGGATAATACTACAACGGCTCGAATTGTTTCTGCTGTAACTGGTTCTTTACTTTCATCTAAGTATAACTGAATGTCATGCACAATTGCTTTGATTTCTTCAGCATATTCTGCTTTATGTTCAGGAATAAATACTTCTTTAAGTTGAACAATACTTAAGCGATCAACTAATTCACTTAATGTGGGGAGATACTTTCTGTTACTCATAATGTTTCGTAAAGTTTATTTTGTTTTTCTTGTCTATCAATCGTTTTAGGATGCATTAAATCATATCCTGAAGGTAAATTTGCTATTGTCTTCCAACCTGTAAGACGCTCGTGTACTTTATTAATCCACGTTATTTCTTTTTTATTAGCGCAGATACGAGTCTGATAATCAGGGTAATTAACCCAACCATTATCGTCTACAAACCAACGCCACTTATCAATGTGGTCGCGAGTTAATCCTTCAACTGTGTTAATACGAGGTAATGCAATAACATCTACCAGTCCTTTATTCATATTCAAGATTTCATAGATATTATCTTTTAAATCATCACTTAAATATTCATCAGCATCAATAAAAAATACCCAATCACGAGTACAAAGTGATTTTAAATTATTTTTAAACGAAGCAAAATCACCATTTAATGAAGCAAATACTCTATGATATTCATATTTGGTTCCTATTCCATAACTTTGAGCTACGTTTTGTACCTCAGTAGTTGAATTAGAATCTAATTGAACTAAAATTTCATCTTCAGGACGAATAAATGATACAATTTGATCTAATAAACGTTTTAATTCAACGTGTTCGTTGTGTGCTGTAATAGCAAAGCTAATTGTAGACATATTACTTTTGATTAAAATAACCTACATAATCAAGCGCTTCCATAAAGTCACGCTCTTCAAATTCTTTTTTAGTTGTCATATCTGGTTTGCCTTCTTTGGCTTGTACTGCGGACCATTTCCATGTTTCAACAGATGTGCCTTCAGCAAATACCATTGATTTATCATCAAATGTTAAAGCAATTGGATACCAATGATATCCTTTTTCATCTTTAAATCGAAGTGCTTTATACAATTCAGGAAGTACTTCTTCTGTTTGTTCAATGTTTTCTTCAATCATTGTTGAATTTGAAGTAAACCCACATCCAAAGCAACTCCACATTGTGAATTTTTCATTTGATGCTTCGTGACAAGCATTTGAGCCGCATCTAGGACAAACGATAAGTGATTCTTTCATAACTTAATGTATTATTTTGAAAAGTATAGATTATAGCACCTGTATTATTTTGCATCATCTACCTTTTTAAGTTTAGGTAACTCGATTTTCTTTAATGTAGGCAATTTAAGTGCTACTTGTTTAGGTACTTTTTCCTCAATAATGTCATTCAATTTTTCAGCCATTTTGTCTAAATTGAATTCAGTACGGGAAATATATGCTTGGCGTTTTGCTCCATCAAGATATTTTTTATAGTTCTTATAAACGCTTTCTAGTGTTTCAGAAGCTATTTTATAATCAACTGTAAACCATCCTGATTCAGGAATAAGCATATTTTGTACTACTGCTGAAGGATGAATCTGGGTAATTTGGCCAGGCAGTAATATTGACAGTTCAGGGCCAAGAAAATCAACATGTCCACTCCAATTGGGGGCAATTACTGGTTTTTGACTAACTGATGCTTCAAGTAATGGGCGACCGAATCCTTCACCTTTAGTAAATGTAACGTGTGCTTTTACTTTAGGGTGATTATATAATTCATTTACTTCATTATCTGTTAATTCACCATGTAATACATAGATGTTAGGTAAATTTTCATCTCCTACTGCCTCACGAATTCTATTAATTTTATCAATAATCTCTTCTCTATCCATAATTGAATAAGTAGCAGAAGATGTTTTCATAATAAGACCCGGTTTTGTTTTTTTACCTTTAAACGTTTCAAGGAACGTTTTAACTAACATACCTGTATCTTTTCTATCTTGTCCTAATTCACCTTGCAACCAATGACCAACATATAGGAAATTAAATTCTTCATCGATTGAATCTAATACATCCCATACTTCACTATCATTAACAGCATCTATTTTTTCATAAATGCTAGTATCAACACCTTCAAATAATACCTCTACTGGTTTTTCAAGTTTAATATTTCTTATAACTTGACCTGATTGTTGGTCACGTTGTTCAAATGCTGATTGTTCAAATACTTTCTTAGCATGTTCAGACGATACTAATGTTAAATTCATTCTATTAACACCATCAATCCATTCAGGAGCACATACCGTTGTTTCAATACCTGCTGTAATACCAATGTTAAATTTACCTATTGGCTGGAATTCATTTGGTACTGTGATTTGAATCCAGCAATCTGGTTGGCGTGGTAGTTGTGGTTGCTGAAGGAAACAATCTAGAATTTGCTTATGCTCAGGATTATCTGCTTGTAAAAATCCAAAAGGTGTATTACCCCATCTCTGTGGGAGGATTTTGACATCGTATTTATTAGCTTTTAAAAGCGCTTTTACAATATCTCTTGAGCGAGCACCATAACCAGAATATGTGTCAATAGGACAACTTACTATTATTAATTGTTTCATATTATTTTGCGATAACGTGTTTAACGAAATGTTTAGGTTGTTTACGAGTTTCTACTTGAATGAGTTCAAATCTATGACGAGGAGTCCACTTTTCAAAAGTAGCATCTATACCATCGATGGTATTTTTACACATCCATCTTGCAGATTGCATAGATTCATCTGAGGTAACCCACTCACGAGCTGCTTTTCCTTTTTCTTCCCATTCTTTAGGGTCACTCATTTTATCAATATAAGCGCGACTAATTTGATCTGCAATATCAAATGGTTCTGCTCTATCATCAAAGATATAAGGAGTTGGAATAGAACCTACAAGGGAGAGGTTAGATGGGAATACTGGGTAGGCCCATTTTCCGTGTTTTTTATATTTACCTCTATGGTTAGATCCAAATTCTTCAGTGAATTTAATCCATTCACCATTTTCATCTTCAAAGCGCATTTGGTCTTGCATACCACCTGTTACAGTACCAATAATTGGCTTACCACACATCATTGCTTCTGTAAGTGATAATCCCCAACCTTCGTTAGATGAAATTAATGCTGTAATATCAGTAGCATTATAAAGTAAATTCATTACATTTGATGAATAACGACCCTGTTCAAATATAATATTATATTCATAATTACCAAATAACATATCTTTTACAGCATATAAATCTGTTCCATTTTCATCTACTGGTTGAGTGTGGAGTACAAAGGCACATTTCTTTTTAGCATCATCAGATAATTTATCCATGAATATTTTCCAAGCTAACATCAAATCGGGAACCGACTTACGACGAATGTTTCTAGCATTATAGTGTAATACAAAATCGTATTCTTTTTCTTTAAATAATTGTTTCTTAAAATCTTGTAATGCTAAGTATTCGGGATGTTCTTTAGTAATAGGGAAGAATATATTCTCATTAATACCATGAGGAACATATTTGATTACTTTTTCAGTTGATAATTCTGCTCCTAATACTGCTCTGTTTAGATTTTCTGTTTGTTTACTGATTGCAAGTAATGCATCACATGATTCGTAGAATGACTTATTGTACATTGGATAAGGTAAGTCATCCCAAATATTAAGATAAATAATAGGAATAGTTTTTCTGATTTCATGTTCCATCTGAAATAACCAAACCCAATAGCGAGGATCGGTAAACATCATCAATGCATCTGGTTTTTCCAGGGCAATCATTTGCTTTAAAAACATTGGATCACCATAACCATTAATCGGATATAATATAACACTAGCATCGTTAATACCAGCATGTCTATTAGTATCCTCATTTAAATCAAAGCGTTTGCCCTGATCAGGATGGTTAATAGCTCCACCAACGTTAACCCAGTTGTAATGATGTGATGTACCTACTACGATTTCACGAGCCATTGTAGAAATACCAGAAGTCATTCTGATATCATCACATAACAGTAAGATTTTCTTACGTTTTGATTGTTCAATATAACCTTCTTTCATAATTGTTTTTTAAATGCTTCCTGTAAAATTAGTGTCTAATTGATTGTGAACTTGTTTTCTAAATTCTTCATCTGTTAAATACATAAACATACAACGTTCTGTTAATTTTTGTACGCTGAATTTGTACTTTACACATGCAATTTTGAATTGTTCAAATAAGTCTTCAGGAATCTTTACGCTTGTTAATTGCATATTTGATTTTGCCATATATTATATTTTGATATAAATATATACGAAGATACGAAAACGCGTTATTTTGTTTTAAGTTTTGAATAAGAATCACCAATTTTCCAATCATTATTAGAATTGGTGTTTAGTGTTTTATTTTCCAGCAATGTACCATTTGCTTGTAATTTTAATATCCATTCTAGCTCCATATCATTAAATTCATCTACTATTTCCATTACTAATTCTTTACCAAATTTACGGCTACGGCGATGGAATTTCCAACGTTCATATGGGTTTGTACTTTTACCCAAATAAACTATTTCATTATTTCTTTTTAAAACGTATATTGCTGTTCTCACTGTTTATTACAAAGTTCTGGTTTATCTGCATAGGGACACCATTTGCAGCTGCTTTCACCTACATTTTTAATGTACGACTTAATTTTAGGTTTACCACTTTCATCAAAGCAATCTTGTACAAAAGCATTAAAATTATCTACTGCTTGTCGTCTTTTGGATTTTCCACTAGCGGGCTTGAAGGATTGAACCCTGGGAATTGGGTATTCAGACTCTTCCCAAATTTTTCGTTTGACAATAAAGTATTCAACTTCGATTCGATCAACGTCGAGTCCGAATTGTTTTGCAAAGTACTCTTTATAAAGGAGGATTTGAGAGAGTTTAGTATCGTCCTTCTTTTCTCTTTCGCCCCATCCACGCGTCGAGGTTTTGATGTCATAAATGTAAACTTTATTTAGTTCGGTGTCGTATAAGATAAAATCAATAAATCCTTTTAGGAATATGTTTTTACTTACTCCTACTAGCAGAGGTAACTCTATACCTAGTAGTTTTACTTTACGTATTGTAAATAATTTATTTCGTCTTGCTTTAATCCAACTCAGAATTGCTATTCCATCTTCAAAAAATGCTCTCATTTCAAATGGATTGCTAAAATGCTCTCCTGTTTTTTCATATTCTCTTCTGTATACTTCCCTAAAGCGTTCAGTGAATAAAGCTTCTAGATCCATTTTATCAGCGGCTACTCCACTCACATTATACATTGTATTAATATATTCTTGGAGTGTTTCATGGAATGAAGTTCCAAACACAGTGTGGATGCTAGCTTGATATGGTTGTTTATTTTCAACGTAGCTTAAATACCACTGATGTGGACATGTTGAGTACATTGAAAATTGAGAGTAAGATACAGTACGCTGAAATGCGTGATTGATTTCTGGTGGGGTAAAGTTCTTAACTTTCAGTTCAACTTCAGTTAATTTACTTTTGGTCATATATTAGTCTTATCTGTTCGCCTAAATCAGCATCATTAGGATACTTTTTAACCATATCTTGGATGGTATTAAGTGTAGTAATTTCTTTTTTGAGGTACTGAGCTAAATCAAGTGCTTCTTCATAAGCATGTTGAAGCATATTTTGGTGATTGTTTTCACCTAATGTTGTATTATATTTTTTAACACCACGTGCAGCACGGGATGATAAATCTAATATTACAGATTTAGTAATTTCATCCTTAACGAAATAGTCTTCTGATTTTTTCATTTTATTATCAATACAATGCAGTTCAGTATCACGCATAAAACGTTGGTAGTCTTCGTAGCTATTTATTGTCATTTTTGTTCTTTTTTATTTTTATAATATACTGTTCCTGCTGTGCCTATAAAAGAACCTAATATAGCAGCTACTAATAATCTATGATCATCAACATAATGAACTGTGGTGAATGCTCCAAATATCATAATAGCAGAACCCCATATACCTGCCGGGACTGGTCTACGTTTATCTACTTCAATAAAATACATAGTCCAGCAAATATCAGCTACAATCATAGCTAACATTACCAATATAAATTTAACTGCAAACGCCATTTATTTGTTGTTTTATTGTTTCCAATTCTTCTTCAGGGAGCATATCAATATATTCCTTGGCTTGTTTTTCGGATATTTCAAAGTATTGTTTAACAGCATTAATATCATCCTTTTCATAGTTTGATTTTTTAGATGCTTTAATATACTTTAGAAACTTATACTGTTGGGGAATCAGGTCCTTATATAGGTTATATAAGTACTCTCCTTTCATTTGCCAAGTATTCTTCTGTACTATATTAACTACTTCACAATAGTCGGGATCCATACTTAGGTAACGATTGATCATCCAATTGTTCCATCCCTCGTCACCTAGATATGGACCCTTAGACGTGGTAATATTTTTAATATGGTCGAAGATATTAGGCATTAATAGTTTCTATCGTTATCTGAATATTGGTTTTTAGCTTGGCGCTGTGCTTCTAGCATTCTTACTTGACCATCTAAATATCTCACTCTATCAGCAGCTGCATTGAAATCATTTTTTAATGATTCATTTTCAATTGCTAGTGTTTCATTAGCTGTTCTTAATGTTTTAATTTCTTCATTTAAACGTTGAGCTACATCAATAGCACCAGCAAGTTGCTGTTCTAGTTCTTGTTTAGTTGACATTTTAAATAATTTTTTAAATAAATTGAACATTATTGTTCTGTTTGTTTTCTAAGTTGCATTGGAAGAAATTCTTCATTTACGTGTCCACATTTGCTACAAGCAAATACTGGAATTGGAATCATAGCATCTTGTGCTGTTCCTGTAATGAAGCGAGATGCTTTACGAAGCAATACTACCTCTTGAAAAGCAGGATTACCACATTCATCACATACTAATTCAGTTGTTTTATCTAAACTGATATTTAAGTTCATTTGTTCTTGACTCATAATACTTGTTTTTTATTTAGTTCTAATATTTTAGCTATTGCAGCTGCAAAATTAATTTCTTTATCAGGTACTACACCTGCTCTCCAGATATGATCATCCAATACTACTGATATTTCAGCATCATGTCCATGACTATATTTTTCTAGATTATCAAACATATAGCGATATGCTATTTGAAAATCATCTATTTGGGCATCAGCTACAATTTGTCTGATAGTGTACCATGCTTTTTTATCTCTAGATTTTAATACTTCTACTACTTTAGATAGCCAATCAGTGCTAAGAGCAATCCATTGATATTTATTATCTTTAACTCCTGCTTGTAGATTTTTGATTACTGAGCGAATATCAGGATAATATTCTTTAACTAACATTGCTACGTTTTTCAAATCATATTCTACACCTTCAACATCAAGAATATTTGTGCAAATATGTCTTGCAACATCAGGCATTGATGGTGGTTTTAAGATATGAATTTCACAACGTGATGTAAGCGGTTCAATTAAACGCTCAATATAATTACATGTTAAGATAAAGCGTGTATTAATTGAATATTCTTCGATAATATTACGAAGTGCAGCTTGTGCTGGTTGAGTCAAGAAATCAGCCTCGTCCAATATTACTACTTTAATTGGATTAAATGTAGCTGATGAAGCGAATCCCTTTACCTTTTCCCTAATCATGTCAATACCATTCTCATCACTAGCGTTAAGATAGAGGTAATCACATTTAATGTTATTAACTATTAGTTTAGCTAATGTTGTTTTACCAGTACCTGCTGTACCGCTAAAGATAAAATGGGGAATATCGTTTTTATCAATACAATTGGAGATGCGATCTTTAACAGCATCATTTCCGATGTACTGTTCTAGCGTTTGGCTACGATATTTTTCAATCCAGAGTGTATGTTTTTTCATAACTTAAATATATGACTTTTATTATGCCTTTCAAATTATTTCCAAGTATTTACTTGTTGATGGTCACCATATAATCCGTTATTATCTAGAAATGATTTTTGTGGAAAACATTTAAAATTTATTTTATATAAATCAATCCATTCTGATAAGCTAAATGGCCCAAATGGTTCTGCTTTATGTATTTCTAGTTTTCCTGTTTTTATATATAAATCTCCATCATACTGCCATTTACTTTTGTCTTTATTTTTGCAATATGATATACATCCTCCAAAAATATTAGATTTACTTATTATAAACGGATCATCTAAATAATTCATAGGGGGAACAGTAGTTAATATAATATCTGTGTTGTGGAATTCATAATCTTTAATTATTAAAGAAAATGGTTGTTTCCATAGTATATCAAAATCAGTGTATATTCCTCCGAATTTATGTAATATAAGATATTTTATTAAATTATATTTACATATAAAAGATAAGGGAGTGAAAATTTCTATTAAACCATATTCTTCAACTAATTGTAAGCATTCTTCATTTCTCCATATTTTAAAATTAAAATAAGGATTTAACTGAACACATTTTTGATAGTTGACTAAATAGTTATTAGGTATTTCACTCCCCCCTATCCAAATATAATGTACATCCATATTACATTCCTAAATCCATTCCGAAATCATTAGCGGCAGGTTTTTTATCCTTATCTACTTTTTCATGGATAACACACTCAGTCATAAGTAATGTTACTGCAGCGGCAGCGGCATTTTCAAGTGCTGAGCGTACTACTTTGGTTGGGTCTATAATACCTGAATCAAATGCATTTACTATGGTGTTGTTAGTAATATCAGGAACAGTGTTTTCAGTTTTGAAGAATTTACTCCATTTACCACTCCATTCATTAGCATCTTCACCAGCATTAGTTAAGATTTGAGTGAATGGTGAGGAGCACGCCTGGAATACTATTTTACGTCCTTTACCAAAATCTGTATTATCTATACCTGTAATAATGTCTTTGGCTTTAAATAGAGCAACACCAGCACCAGGTAAAATACCTTCATCAAGTGCTGCTTTAGTTGCTTGTAAAGCATCATCAAGGCGATCTTTCTTTTCTTTCATTTCGATTTCAGTACCACCACCTACGTTAATGATAGCTACACCACCAACCATCTTAGCTAAGCGATCTTGCAAACGCTCAATTTCATATGGTGATGTTGAAGCATCAATTTGTGTTTTTAATTCTACAATACGAGCTTCAATCTTATCAGCATCACCTCTACCATCAACAATAGTAGTTGTTTCTTTACCTACAGTAATAGTACGAGCTTGTCCAAACCAATCTTTATTGAATTTATCCAAACGCATACCTTTTTGAGATGATACTACAGTACCACCTGTTAATGTAGCGATATCTTCTAAAATCAATGTTCGGCGATCTCCAAAGTCAGGTGCTTTAACAGCAGCTACTTTAAGAGCACCTCTCATTTTATTTACAATCAATGTAGCAAGTGCTTCACCATCGATATCTTCAGCTACAATAAAGAGTGATTTATTCTGCTGAGATACTGATTCGAGGATTGGAAGTAAATCTTTTACTTGGGTAATTCGGCTATCTACAATCAATAACAATGGTTCATCTAATACTGCTGTCATTGTATTATTGTCTGTCACCATGTAAGGGGATTTGTAACCACGATCGAATTGCATACCTTCCACAATCTCAAGTGATGTTTCGCCTGTACGAGACTCTTCAACAGTAACAACTCCATCCCTGCCCACTTTTTCAATAGCGGTAGCTACCAAGTTACCAATCTCCTCATCTCCGTTAGCTGATAGAGTAGCAATTTGTTTAATTTGCTTTTCATCAGTAATAGGTGTAGACATTTCTTTCAACTCAGCTACTACTTGCTTAACAGCCTCTTCAATACCACGCTTTATTTGAGTGGCATTTGTTGAAGCATAAGACGTTGCTAGCAATGCTTGAGAGGCAATAGCGTGAGCTAATACTGTTGATGTTGTAGTACCATCACCAGCAGCATCTACTGTTTTTTGAGCTGCTTGCTTAATAACAGTAGCAGCCATGTTTTCAATTGGATCTTCTAACACAATTGTTTTAGCAACAGTAACACCATCTTTAGTTGATGCTACTTGCCCGTGTTCTTTTTCAATTAATACGTTACGGCCATAAGGACCCATTGTAACAGAAACGGCATTATTGACCTTGTCAATACCGGCTTGAAGCTTTTCTTTAGCTTCTCTATCAAATTTAATTATTTTACTCATTTACTTTATTGTTTAAATATTCAATGTCTCTTAACATTTTTTCTCTAAGATATTTTAATGTAGGTTCGTTATATAATCTGTACCATTTCTTTCCTTTTTCATCCTCAAATATATTTTTTTCACGGAATACTATTTTGTCTGATTTCCAAAATTCAACAAATTCCTCCCATGTTTCAAGATGATATTCTACAGATACTAACGCCATTATTCTTCAATTATTGCTAATAAATCTTGTTCCTTCATTACGATATATTCATCGCCCTTAACTGTAATACGCTGCCCACCAAACGCAGGAAACACTACTACAGCACCTACAGGTACCTCATTTGGAATTAAATTTCCATGAAAGTTAACCAATCCAGGTCCAGTAGCAATTACTTCACCCATTAGTGGTTTTTCTTTACCTGCATCAGGTACAATGATGTTTCCATACATTGTTTCAGTTTCATCTTGTTGTTTGATCACAACGTGATTGTGTAATGGTTTTATTTTCATTTTCAGTATTTTTTCAATTAAATAAAATGTACGACAGGCCTTCTTAATTTCAAAACTTATTTAATCTTTACCTTTTTAGGTGCTTTTTCATCCGCATAAGGGATATCAATAATAAGCAGACCCTTATCTAATTTAGCTTCAAGTTTGTTTAAATCAAATTTTAAAGCAACTTTCCAAGCCAAATCAAACGAGCGTTTAGCAATTCCTCTTTGGATGTAAGAGCGTTCTTGTTCTTGTTGTCTTTCGTGTGATACACGTAGCGTATCTCCGTCTGTGTGAATGTCTAGATCTTCTTTATCGAGGCCAACTACGGCAAGCTCGAATCGTAAACCATCTTCTGTTTCGTAGATGTCAACTGGGTAGTTGATTTTGTTGTCAATTGTGTTGAATTGTGAATTTGCATCGAAGAAATTTTTCCAAACGATGTCGAATGGGTCCATTGCCCAACGTTGAATTTGTGTCATTTTATTTTATTTTATGCCCCCCTAAGGTGAGCGGTTATTTAATACATAACTGAGGCCTGTCGTACCTTTTGTTATGTCGTATATACGTATGTGAAATTATTCCTTCCCGACAAGCAAGTAGCAAGAATTTACACCTTCTTTGTTGTTGAATTCAATTTTCAATAATCCGTCTTCATTTACACTCAATGTACCTTTTTCAAATTCTTTATTTGCGGCTAATATTGCACTAAATTCAGCAATAGGGAATTTGATAATTGAACCTGGTACACTGGATACTGCTGCTTGGATTGTGAAGTTGATTTTATTTGTGTGTCCTTCTGTGCCACCTAATGTGAATTTAATTGCTGGATTATTATCAACATCAGTTGATTGTTCAATAGCAAACACTTCGGTACCTAGTGCTTTACCTGCTTTGAGGAATTTAATAACGAAATCCATGCTGAGATCAGCTACTAATTGGTATACTGGTTCATCAATACTGGGTACTGATGGTGTTAGCATTGTATCTGCTAGTGCATATTCTAGATTATATTCATTGTCAGCAATGAGTAACTTTGATGCTATTTTACCTTGTTTTTCAACCTCTAATGTTAGGAAGTGGTCAGTAATGCCAATCAATTTTAATAATTGAGTAGTGTCATATACTCCAAACTCACAATCATCAATTTCAATGTTAGGAGCACATAGTGTTCCTACTAGATTTTTTTGATTAGAGATAAATTTAGTTGTTAGTGTTTTATCGACTACATCGATTTTAACACGTTCAACTAAACCATTCAGGTAATATTTTTCAATAACGTCTTCTAAATATAATTTTTTCATTTCCAGAGTATTTGAATTAAAACTATTAAGGTTCCTAAGCCCAAACAAATAAGTGTTTTAGGTGTTAGTGGTTCTCTAAACATATAATGAGACATAACAGTGAATGTCACTACACCTATTCCAAATCCAATTAGTCGTGATGGCCATATTTGTCCATCAAATGCTTCTACGAAATTCTTAACAGACATCATGAATAGAAAGGATATTGGTAATCCCATTAATATACCAAACCACATATTATTTTTTATCCAATCAATTTTAAGTTGACCTTGTAATTGAAGAAATGTAATAATTTGAGCTAATAATCCGAATATGAAACCTTTTAATAAATGCATTGAATGAATATATAACCTTTATTTTGACTTACCAAAATTTATACCAGGGTTTAGTAGGTTGTGGTTTTGATCGTCTGTCTAATGTAAAATCTTTATTAAATAACTTATTAGCTATTTTATAAAAATTATATTGATCTTTTTCTTCAATTTTATTTAGTCCTATCAGTACTACTACAGGCGCTGTAACCTCAGTACCATCTTTTTCAATTATTTTAATTGTTGTGTCTATTCTAATTTGATGGTGACTTTGGTTTAGGCGTATCATTGCTACATAAATTTAAAGAATTTGTTAATTTTTGAGTTTAAAACTGGGAAATCCCATCCTAAGTCATTAAATACACCTGTTAGTTTGTTTAGTAGTACTGAATTGAATGCTTCTTCTCTATCAACATATTTGTTTATAAAGTCAAGTATAAATTCAGGATCTTCACCATTACCTCTAAAGCCAAGTGTATCTATGTTATAGGGATTTGGTTTCAACGATACATATTTCATCTTATCGCCTTCTACGAATCTTGAATATTTCTTGTCTAATTTTTTAAATTTAAGTAAATCATTATAATATACTGCTGATTTTGTATTAATTGGGGCTTTTAATTTAAATTCACTAAATATTTCACCTGGTGATGGTCGTTTAGCAATATATGAATTAATTTGTTTAACGCCAGTTGGTTTAGCAATGTCTTCCCAAGGTAATTGATCTAGCGATACTTTAAAATCAATAATTTGTTTATCGATTTCAGCTTTAGGTTTACCGCGCATGATTTCGGTTAGTAAATTTTGACCGAATTTCTTATATAGTGGAGGCATATTAGATTTCATTAGATCTAATCCCATCATAATCATCTCTTCAGTGTCAACACCTTCCTTATTTACAATCAACATTGCGTAGCGACGTTTACCAGCAAAATAACCCCTTTCAATAATTACCTCTTGCTTTAATTCGAAGTAATGCTCACGCTCATTTAGATTAAATGCTTCAATAGCGAATTGTCCAATAAATGCATTTGCTGCTTTTTGAACTTCAGTAGCAATCTCTAATATGTTTTTAATTACAGCTGCTTTATCATTTGTATCAGCAGTTAATAGATCCTTAACTTGAATGAATAATGAATCGGTATCTGATGTTACAACGTAATCTTTATCTTCAGTACCTAGCTTATCATTCATCCATTTATTTACAAACTTAATTGATTCTTGAGTAACTCGTTGACCAGTAAGCGTAATAGCAGACGAAATGATCTTATGTCCATCTGTATAGCGCCAGCCGTTGATTGCGTAGCAGCCATAAACGTCGTTTAGTTTAATCTTATAAGCGTGTTGTCTGCGGTTGTAAAATTCACCCATAGCCGCATCACCTGATTTATAAGCTTGTTTCATTTTATTTTTATATTCAACGCGCTTATTGAACCAGTCAGTTAATACATCACATACTACTGATGATTTATCTGTTCTGAATATTGCACCTGATGCTGAGGTAATCCAATTATTGTTTTCAATCATTTGAACTAACTTACCTACTGATACTTGTGTTCTGGAGGTAGTGAAATTAGTATTTAATTTTTCAATAACTGCTACATCATCAGGATCCATTTGCTTTAGTTCAGCATATGTCCATTGGTTATCGTATTTACCACTATTAACTATTCTACCAACTAACGTTTCAATACCAATATTGAGTGAACGGATGATTGAAGGGTATAGAGATGTAAAGTCCAAGTCAATAACCCATTGATATAATCCAGGAGTAGGTTCTTTTAAGTACCCACCAGCATATTCATCACCAGTAGCTTCTTTAAGTGATGGGTTGATTGTAGTTGGTTTATTTGGTGATACTATGTCTTGACGTTTAAGATATGTCAATATAGCTCCATCATTTAATACAGTTGATAAATAGATCTGTTCATATGGTACGTGACATAGATGACAGATAGCAACTGTTAAATCAATGAATTTGAGTTTCTTTTCTAACTCAAGTATAATTTCTACGTCTCGTAAGTTATATTGAATGAATTTATTTATATCAGTTTGAAATAATCTATCAAGTGATCCCTCGTACTCTATCTTATTTAATTTAACGTATTTTTCTCCTATATCATCTAATTTATAGGATGGTTCTTGCTTTACAATGAACTTTTTAAATAGCAACATATAATCAAGATGATTAATACCTGCTAGCTCAATTGGTTGAGCAGTATCCCATTCAGTAAAGTTTAGTTTGCGAAGTGGTGATAGACGAGCAGCTTGTTCTTTGCCTAATACATTACACATTCTATAGTACATGTAAGGCACATCGAAGAATCCACTATTCCATCCTGTGATGATAGTTGGATCTAACTCTTCCCATAGATTAAGGAAATCAGCTAGCATTTCAGCTTCAGTATCGAATGGTCTAATTTCCCTATTATTTTCATTTATATAGCTCAGCTGTTTCTTTTCATCTAGGATTAAACAGTAATACTTTTGAGTTGTATTATCGTATACAGCTACTGAGGTCATCTTCATAGGAGCTGTTTTAATGTACTCAGTAGTTAGAGTTCCACCAATTTCACACTCAATATCGAAGTATACTATGTTTTGATATTTGGCAGTATCGTCACTGTCCTTATAGAGATCAATCAGTACACGAGTACATCTATCAACGTCTTGCTCGTATAATGAGGTATCTTTCCAATTATATTTTTCAGTTGGAGTAGCACGTTTATCATCTAATGTCTTTAAAGGACCATTAGGTGTAATCTGATATAATTCAGGAGTGTACTTGAAGTCAAGCCATCCTTTTTCATCATCACGCAGATGATAAGTGTAAGTAGATCTATCGTAGTAAATTGCTTGATACATAACCCTTAAATATACGAATTTATTTTGACGAAGTCAAATTACAATCCAAATTTTGCTTTATCAGCATTATAGTTTTGTAAAACTTCAGCGGCTGTTAGAGATACATTATAGCAGTAAACTTTAGCTATTCTACCATTTAATAAATTACCTGCTCCATAAGCTGCTATATTTGTTGAGCCATCTCCTGTAAATGCTGTTTTAATTGTAGTATAAGAACTATCTAATGCACCATTAATATAAAGTTTCATTCCATCAGTTGTATTAAATGTAAGTGCTGCATTGTACCATGTATTTAAACTAAATGTAGCTGTTGATGGATAGTTACTTGGAAATCCAGTCCAGTTAGAATGACCATTATACATTTTATTTCCTCCTTGGAAAAACATATAATGTCCACCTACATCACTGCTTACTATATTATTATCAACATATGAGTTTAAATAGAACCATACACATTTAGTATAGCTTGTTGATGATAATACAGCACCTGTTCCTGAACCTCTTTGTGTTGAGCCATTAAAAGTAAAATATGATGGCGCTGCGGCCGTATATGTTGGTGTACCAACAAGTGTAATGTTTTGTTGTGTGCCTGCTAAATCATACCATGTAGTTCCTGAGCCAGGATATGATGTAGAGTTATTAGCATCTAATTGTAAAGTAAGTCCGTTAGTAACTATAGCATTAGTGATAGACATACTAAGTCTACCACTATTGCTATTATTAACTAATGTAAAATTACCTGCTCCGCTTGTATTTGATAATGTTAATGGCATGCATATAAATATGCTTCTTATAATGAAGCTCGTTGCTTATCATTTTGCCACTGACCATCATACTTTTCAGCTGGTGTACATTCGTGGAAGTAGATTTGGGCTACTCTGGCATTTTCCTCAATGAATATTGGACAATGAACATACATTAATGTGCCCATAAATTCAGTTTCAAACCCTGGATCAAATACCGGGCTGTTAATAATTGCACCGTTGCGGTACAGGGATGAGCGTTGTTTAATAAATGCTACACGATTATCTGGGATTTTACATCCTTCATTGAATGTGATGTCATATACACCTTCATATAATAACCAACCTGTTACTCCATCTAAATTAATCAAGCCATATGGTTCATAGTTAGTAAGTTGTGTTTTATCTTTTAATACTTTACCAATACGATGACTAGCCATATCTCTTTTATTGCCTACTGCATTAACTTGCTTTAAGGTAAGATCATAACCAACTTGAGCTGGTTTACCTTGAGCGCGTTCAAGGCGCAATAATCCTTCGTCTAATATTTGTTGTGCGTTTAACATATTTTTATTTTATAATTCTTCAATAATACCTAAAAACTCAGCTAGAATTAAGCTAACACCTGCTGCTACTAGGCTTTGACCTATAATAGCACAGCCCGCAAATATTCTAATACAAGATTTAACAAAACTAATCCAGAAATGCCAATTTGATTTTGATTCTTTAGGTTGCATATTATTTCATTTTAGTTCCGTTAACTTCAATTGCGTGAAGGAATTCTTCACGGATCAAATTATCCTTTTCCATAAACACACCACTAAATTTATTTGTAGTCATTACAGATGGATGTTTAATACCACGATGTGAGCAGCATGTGTGTTTACAAGCAATACTAACTGCTACAGACGGACAATCCATTTTGGTAGCTAAGTAATCGTGGATTTGCTGTGTAAGCGATTCTTGCATCTGTGGACGACGTGAGAACCATTCTACAATACGATTCAACTTACTTAATCCAATTACTTGTTCACCTGGAACATATGCTAAGGTAGCATACCCTGTAAATGCTAAGTTGTGGTGAGCACACATACTAACAATAGGAATACCTGATTGGATTACTAATCCTTTGTACCCATCATCATTAGGGAATACTGTAATGTTAGGTTCATCAGTAATACTACCTACAATAAGATCCTTAAGCCATGCTTTAGCTACACGACGAGGAGTATCTACTGTTTGTCTATCTGCTTTATAATCAAATCCTACTGCTGTAAGGAATTGAGCATATGCTTCAGATGCTTTTTCAATCATCTGTTCTACCTGCTCTGGTGTACGAGCTAAATTGCCGTTTGATTTCTTTAATAGTTCCATCTTTATTTTTATTAAATATATGATTTTAAATTTATTCTCCCAACCAATCTTCAAAGTCACTTAAGATATCTTCATCATCAGAATTCTCATATAGCTTGGGATCACTAAAGGAGAAAATATCATCTAAGTACATTTCAATTTGTGTGTCAGTTGCTCCGTTGCTTCTAAGCAAATTAGCAATACGTTGTTCAGTTGCGTCTAGCATAATTAATCTATTACAATTATTTCTCCTGGGTTGTGAGCAGGAGTATAAAATTCAAAACGATGTTTTTTCAATGTTGTTTCTACTAGTTCTCTCATTTTGTCTGATCTGCCTGTTATAATACGGAATGGGGTACTATTCATTAGAATAAAGTTCTCAACTGTGTCCTTAACATCATAGTGTTTTAAACCATGAAGATCTAGCTCTTTCATTATACATTCAACGTTTTATTCCAAGCTGCAATATGCAAACGAGTCAATCCACGGAACTTATACTTCTTAGCCATCTCCAAACAAAACTGAGTACGCTCTTCAAAGTTAGCTACGTCATCTAATCCTGGCATGCAGACTACATTCTTAAGAGGTATGCTAAGTGGTAACACAAATTCGCTAAAAATTTCTTGTACGTCTTCTTCATTGGATATTACAAATTTAAATTGATAATTCGGATGTTCCATGATGCGTTTAAGAGCTTCTTCGTTGAAGCGTTGCTTCTTAGTCATACCTGAGTTTGCTAACTTGGGTGAGCAGTTAATTTGATCAATTAATTCAAACAAATTATCTTCAATTACAACTGTACCATTAGTTTCTATTTCATTAAATGGATTTAAATCCATGTGATCGTATACATCTTCATCTAATACAGTTGTATTTTTTAATTTATTCAATGTTTCATAGTATACTATATCATTCCAATACTTATGAAAGTTAACAATTGCTTCTTGATGCCCTTTAATTGTAGGTTCACCACCAGTCCAAATGATATGGATAGTACTATTCTTAATATCTTCATAGATACCTTGTTCCTTCCATCTATCAATTAAATATTGGAATTCTTTATCTTCACCTCTCCATAACCATTGAGATGTACTATCACAAGTCCAAGTTGCTTTACCTTCAGCATGTAAATCACCTACGAATATTTCACCGTCTTCTAGATTCTTATCTTTCTCTAATTGATTGGCAAACTTACGGCTCATACCGCAAGTTAGGTTACAGATACCTAATCTAACGAAATATGATGGTACTCCACTGCTTATTCCTTCACCTTGGATGGAATAGAAATCACTACTGATTAGTAGTTTATTTGGATCTATTTTACTCATTTGAATAATGTTTTTATATAATTAAATATAGGACTAAGATTTTGCCAATCAAACATTATAACCATAGCATTAAGATGTTTTTCACCACATAGTCCTAATATGTGGGTTATCTCATGTATCATTGTCTTTGTTTTTCTTTAAGTTTATTACGCTTAAGAGCTTTTTCACTGATTGTTACTTCTTTCTTTTCAGCCTCTTCAGTTTGTTTTTCTGACACTGGTACACGTGTAGCTAATTTCCATTCTGATTTCGCTATATAAGACCATTGAGAGCCAACCATTTGGTTAGCTTGTTTATTATCTACTCTGATGATGTTTCCTGTTTTTGTATTTTTTAAACACTTCATATTGTCCATGTTTTATTTTATAGTGATTGAATATATTGCTTTAATTTATCTGATGGTTGCCATCCTAAACGCTCCATAGCGTCATTATTTTCTCTTAATGTTTCTCTATAGTTGCCTTTTTGATTCGGAATATATTGTTTTTTACATCCAAATTTTTCAACAAACATGTCTGCTACTTCATTTATAGAATAATTTTTACCTGTTCCTAATTCCCAGGCATCTTCATGTTTTTCTTTACTTGTTCCTATTTTATATAATCCATCTACAATATCATCTACATGAGTAAAATCACGGCGTTGTTCTCCATCACCTACTATTGTAAGTGGTTGACCATCTCTTACTTGACGTCTCCAAATACCAGTTACCGCAGCCCAATCTCCATCTACTATTTCATGAGGACCATAAACGTTATAAAATCTAGCAATTTCAATATTAGTATTAAAAGTAGTTCGATACATTTTACATATTTCCTCTCCTAGATGTTTATAACAAGCATAAGGTGATTGATATGGATTGTGCCAACGAGAAGATGAACCAGCATATATTAATTTTGCTTTAATGTGTTTTGCAAAATCACATACTTCTTGAGTTCCGATTGTATTAACTTCAAATGTATTATTTGGGTTTTGAAATGATGGTTGGATTCTACTTAGACCAGCTAAATGATAAATTAAATCAATGTCTTTATCCATTGTTCCAATTGATCTAACATCACCAAAATAATAAGTACATCCCTCAATTTCATTTTCTCTTAAACCACTATCGTAATTATCTAACGATTGAACAGTATGACCTTTATTAAGTAATCTTTTAATAAGATTAGTTCCAATAAATCCTGCTCCTCCTGTTACTAATATTTTCATAAATTTGTAATTTAAAATAAAACATCCCCACTCTCTAGGAAATGGGGATGTTGAGTTTGTTGGCTTATTAAGCCGTAGCTACGATATAATCTTCGTTGCGCATGCGGCGACGAGTAAGATTATACATTGCGTTAGCGATGGTTTGGTTTACACGACGCTCACCAGTGAGGGTGTAATAAATCATACGCTCTGTGTAGCCTGTTTCGTCTGCAAGACGAGCTACATCGCCATTACGTTGACGGTTCTTAAAGAAGCTCAATTTTGCTGTGCGATTAAGGTAATTCGCACGTACCTTTGTCTGATAACTCATAACTATAAGGGATATTTGTTTACAAATTTGTTGTTCTATGTTGTTCTAATACTTTTTCTACGTGTGCTTTAGCTACTTCCCATTTTACAGGACCAGTTTCATCAGCATAAGCTACAGGATCTTTACGACCTAGTTTAATAAAAGATTCAATACGTTCTACTGATGCTGCTGATTTATAATCAGAGTACCATACTATTTTTTCATCGTATGTTCCAATAATAGGAATAGGTTTGTAAGATGTATTAGTACGTTTATATACTTCATCAAAATCTAAATCTAATTTTTGACAACATACTTCTCCATCTCTTAAAATGCCTAACTTGTCAGTATGAAGGTAAGGAGTATAATGTGATACTAATTCAGAATCCCAATTACCAATCTTAAATGCTTCAAAATCAGCATCGCGAAACTCTTGTCTACAATCAGGATAAATAGCGTGGTCACCAGCATGAATACCCATCGCAATAACACACTCTTGTTTTTCACCTTTAGTAGCAACTGATAATGCTACTGCTTGAATTAATGAAGCAAAGATTTTATTGCGGTTAGGTACTACTGTTTCTTTCATATTATCTTGCTCGTAGTGACCTTCAGGAACGTCTTTACCACCTGTTACAAGTGCTGAGTTGAGTAATTGTTGTAATCCATCTAGTTTGATAATTTGATGTTTTACATAATTATCTGTTTTGTTATAGAACATTCTATCATTAATATATTCTATTAATGCTTTAGCACGCTCAAGTTCAACGCGATGTTTTTGTCCATAATCAAAGGACAATGCTGTTACTTCATAGCCATGGGCAAGTAGATGAAGCAGCAAAGTAGAGCTATCCATTCCTCCACTTAAGGATAATACTGCTTTTTTCATTAAAATATATTTTCTGTTTTATTAAATGCTTCTTCTGCTAACTGAGTGTTGATTTCAGTATAGTCTGTATTGTCTGTGAATATTTTTTTAATTAAAAAACATTCATCAAGAAATTCTTTAGTATACAACAATACTGGTCCACTGTATTTAGGATTAGTTACGTAACGTGAACTATAACTTGCTTTTCTAATTTTAGCATAGGCAGCAACTTGTGCTCCTAATTCTTTTCCGGCTGGTTGGCCTAAATAATCAAACAACGATAACATTTTATTTGGCATATTGTTTAAATTTGTTTACATTAAAGATAATATCTTCCATCTTGTCTTCCAAGTCTTTATCAAAGAGATCTTCTATCTTTTCAGTTGGTTTGAAATTAATACCACTATCTGTATAGCGTTCTCCTTTATAACCAACAATAATTGGATTAGAAGTGTCTACTGATTTAATCCAGTCAAATCCACTATAAGCAATTATCTCTTGAGGTAATGAGACACCAAGCAAATGATGGTAAATGTCTTTTCTAATAATATCTCTTTCCATTAACACTCTAATCAATTCAATTCTACCATACATCTTAGCATATACCGGAGTATGTTCGGGGTATTTGTTTGAGTATGCTTCACTTGAATGATTAAATGCAATGTGTTTATAACCTAAATCAACTAATGTTTGATATGTAGTAATTAAATCAGCTATGGTTTTACCTTGACATACTGCCATTAAATTAGTTTGATCAGGTAAATCTTTTTTATAGTTAATCATCCAATGCTTAGCATTTCTAATAGTAGCAGCTGAATCATTCCATTCATCAGGTACAATAAAGATATTAGGATTAACAATAAACATTTTATTAAATAGATCCTCTGTTGTATGTTTTACTCCTTCAAACAGACCATTATCCATGATAATAAAACGTTTATTTAAACGAGCTTTTTGAAAGAATAATCTATATCTATCTGATTTGTCTATTAGATGGGGAAGACAATAATCATAATCATTCCATGCATAACTATAATGTAATAATTCAATTGGCAGTTCGTGACTGACTTTCATATATTAATTTAGATTATTTGTTTTCGAGATAATTAATCTGCTCAGTTGATGAATCTGATATTTTTCTGTCGTCATATTCAATTACTCCTTTATCTGTTGCATATTGATTTACTTCATTGAATCTAACTTTCATCCAGTTATTTGCTTCAATATCTGAGATTGATTCTCTAAGACATATTGTGGAGCAATTTGGTGTTTCATAAATAGTTACTTTATGAATTCTAAGATTCTTATATGGTTGAAATAATACCATCATTGCTAGGAATACCTCTTTAGCAATATTTTCTACTGATGGATTGCAATATTGTCCTTCACCACTTAAAGACATTAACCATATTTTAGTACCATAATCTTTAGTAGTTTCAATTAATTTAGTGTCTTGTGGATTTAAAATCATACCGTGATCTAGAATATCATCAATCCACTGACATCCTACACGTTTAATTTCTTTAAAATCGATTGCATAACCGATTTCTTCCATTTCATTAAATTCAAATTCAAGCTCATACAGGTAAGTATGTCCATGAATGTTAAAGCATTTCATTCGTTCATTCATTACTCTATGACCAGAGTCAAATGAACCTTTTCTAGTGATGTATTGTTTTTTCATTATTTAAAGATTACTTTTACGCTATCAATTTTAGTTGTCTCTTGAGGGTGAGTATAAGTATAATTTCCGGCATCCCAAAAGATTTTAGAATATACTGTTATAGTATCTCCCTTAAAATATCTAGGAATAGGACCTACAATACGCTTACCCCACATCATCCCACTTTCAGGCTGATATTCATCTGCTGGTTGATACATGCTGCCAGGGAAATATTCTTTTAAATATATGCTTGACTCCTGCACAACAGACACAATACTGTTTCTATATTGGTTTAATACTACAGTAGTATCTTTTACTGGAAGTGGAGTATTAAAGTATGGGCTACTATATAAGCTAGTAAATGGGCTATATAATGGAATGTTAACTACCAGGTCATTTTGTCCTGCTCCTAATACCCAATATGAATTACAATCAAATTTAACACTCATTACTGATGTTCCATTGTACCAGTAGAATGGAATTAGTTTAGTTGCTTCAACATAAATGTCAAATCGATTTGAATTAGTTGTTGTATCAATTGGAACTAGATAATAACCTCTAGCGTCTTGAGGATAGCGCATAGCTAATTTTGATCGTTTACCATTTTCAAATGGGTATGGATCATCTCTAATACCAAGAACTTTCTTACAACTAGTAAATGCTAGGAGTAAAATAACCAGTAAAACATAACCTTTTTTCATATATTATTTGTCTTTATCTATGTTGATATTTGATTTAAATAATAGAGCAGCCATTAGTTGCAACCCACATGCTTGCCAAAACGTAATGTAAGGTAAATTAAATATAGCAGGCATTAATAGGTTCCAAAGTATTTGGAGTGGAAGTCCAAACAACAGACAAGCTAGGATCAATAATCCTATTATCATTAAAATATTTTCAATTTTCTGATTCATTTTCTATTGTATTATTATTTTCGTTAATTTGATTTTGCATTTCTTCATTCAATAATTCTTCCCCAATACTCGTCATAGATATTAGTTGTTCAACTATTTTTTCTAATTGTTCAGGAGGTATACTTTTAAGATCTAATGATTGGATTTGTTCAAGTTGTTTTTGTAAATCTTCTATTCTCATGATTTCAAATTTAAGTTTTTCCTTTGCCAGAACCACAGTTCCTTTAGTGTGTTTTAAATCGTATGGGCAATGTCTACAACCACTTCCACAACAATTACCTCGTTGAATGTGAGATAGGGCAGTAAATACTACCCTAGTCCCATCCATGTAATAATGAACTCCTTCTATAAATTTAGACGATTTCACAAGCACCTCCTGCACATGCTGCCTGATCCATCAATGCTGTTTCATCGCTAAATTCAACTACTTTACTTAGGTCAATATTATGTAAATGTGTTATCATTTCATCAAATTGTTCTTTAGTAATATCTTCAAATGGTGCTTGAGTATAAGTACCTCCAAAATAAGGTAATACTGATAGTCCATTGAATGTTTCTTTATTTTCCCACATCCATTGTCCTACTTGTTCCCATTCGCCTTCCTTAATTGATACAGTAGCAGATACGTTATTTGTATTTGCTCCTTTACGGTGTCCTTTTTTAACCCATTGTGTGTTAAATTTCTTAACACGCTCAAGCATATCCATTACATTTTCAGTTCTTAAGATAGAACCTTCTGGGGCACGTTGTGGAACTGAAATTACTGCTTGAATTGTTGGTTTGAAGAAATCATCTTCAACTAATTCTGGATGATGAATGGCAAGGTGAGTATAGATTGCTTCATTCTTACCAACACGAATACGGCGGATATAATAATCGTTATGCCAAGCGTGAATACCAGATGATGTACCCAATACCAATGAGCTAGTACCACTTGGTTTAACTGTAGTAACGCGAGCTGCTTTATTGATACCAATCTTTTCAGCTACTTCAGCATTTACTTCTTTAGCTAAATCAGCTGCTTTCTTTAAATCGTATTTTAAGATAGCTCCAGATCCAATACCTGTCATTCCAACACCCAATAAGGCATCTTTTTCAGTTGTTTTCTGCCATACATCTCTTAGATAATGGAAGTTAGTGTATGCTGCTTGTAATGTTCCGATGAATGCGCCTACACGTACTCTTTCGTTTAAGTCTTCTTGTGATTCAATGTTTGAAACATTTACTTCACATAAGTTGCAGAACTGATAAGAACGTAATGCAATTTCACAACATGGATTTGTTCCCCAATCTTTATCGTTACTGAAGTAGATACCAGGTTCACCTGATCCACTTAATTCAATTTTCTTCCATAGTTTAAAGAATTCTTCCTCATCAATCTTATGACGCATTACAACTGCAGAGTTGTTAGCACGGCCACGTTGTGGATTTTCTTCCCACCAATTACCAAACTTACAAGTTAACATTTCTTCATCATCTAAATTGAATAATGAGATAAGAGCAGCACGACGAATACCTCCTGATAATACAGCATCAGCAATGTGGCAAGCCATATCGTGTGCTTCTACTGATGATAATTTATCACCATTTTTCTTTCTATCAAATACTTTCTGGAGGTTAAATAAACATTCTTTTAATGGTTCAGGACCAGGTGCTTTACCACCTACAGTAATTAATTGAGCTCCTTTAGGACGGATATCTCTAAAATCAAATAAAGGTAAAGCAGCACCTGTAAAATATGCTTTACAAAGCATACGAACGGCATCAGCCCATCCTTCAATACTATCACCTACTAAATAACGTTTTGTTTTAGTTGGTACTTTAATTTCAGGAAGTTTTTCAATGTGATGAGTTTGTACACTGTATCCTACTCCACATCCTGATAAGAGAAGGAACATTATTTCACTGAATGCCCTCCAATCGTCAATAGGAAGAAAAGAACAATTAAATATACGAGCATTATTAAGCTCAATGGGCTTACCAGCGAATTGCAAACTACGCATTGAAGGCAAGACTTTTTTATCATAAACCAATTTATAGGCTTCTTCAATTTCATTTTTTAATTGTGGGAATTTTTCTTGGTGCATTAATTTATTTCGTGTCACTAATTCCTCCCATGTTTCCCTTCTATTTTTTTCAGGTACATACTTAGAATATTTCATGTAAGTAGTAATCTCACTAAGGATGCCTTGTGTTACGTCCATTTTTTGTTCTATTTTTTAGTTGTTTAGATGTTGTTTAATGATACCAGCTATAACCGATTTAGGTAACACACCACTAAAGCGGTATACTTGTGTTCCATCTTTTTCTAATATAACTGTTGGAACAGAAGATATTCCTTTTTCTATGGCTGCTTCTCTGTCCATGTCAACGTCAATTGTTTCAAAATGAGTATTTGTTATCTCTCTTTGCAATTCTTCAAATATAGGGGCAAGTTGCTTACATGGTTGGCACCACGTTGCAGTGTATCTTTTTACTGTTAACATATCTTTTATTTGTGTAGTTATAAATATAGTATATACTATTGTTCCTCTTCAAATTTAGCAAACTTACTTCGAAGAACAAATCTATCTTCTACTCCTACATCAGAGAAGTCATTTGTTTTCTTATTGTTCTTCTTAGTTTCAAATTCTTCATCATCTAGAGGTTGATCGTATATATCTATAAATCCGTTTGCGGTATTAATTTTGGAGCTGAATGTTAATCCATCAGCACCATATCTGTTTTTGATGAAGTGCCAGTTACCTGTTCCGTTTACTTTATCTTTACGTCCACGTGCTAATGATACAATGATATCTCCAATCATGATCTTATCGTATGATCCTGCTGCGTTTTTAGCTTGTAAGATATCTTCATCAGCGCCTGTTCTATTTGCTTGTGATGGTGATACAATTGGAATCATGAGCTGTTTTGCTAAACCTTTAGCATCAGTGTAAACGTCATCAATTTCATCCTTACGTTCCTTTCTACCTTTAGTGCGTAGCAAGTCCAAATAATCAATTATAATCAAATCGGGTTTAAACTCATTCTGATGTTCAAGTTGCTGAAGATGGGCCTCTATCGTATCTAAAGACGCGCGTTTAGGTGCGTATTCTTTAATCATTATTTTACCCTTAACCTTAGCAATTGATTCTTCCACATCTGTACGATGCTCATTTAGTTTATCAACATCAATACCTGAAAATATTGCATCATAACGTTTACCAACGTACCCTTCAGATAGTTCTAGTGTGTAGTGGATAACATTATATCCTAATGCTGCTGCGTAAGCACCCATAGCCATAACACCCCATGATTTACCACCGCCTGGGTTACCGAATAGTAGTACTAAATCGCCTTTACCATAACCACCTTGTGTAAGGTCGTTGAATGTTTTCCAAGGGAATGGAATAGCGCCTCTATCATCATCGCGATATCGTGTTTCAATATCTACTGCATAATCCAAACCAACGTTTTTATCTTCACCTGCTTTCATAGCATCGTTAATCAATGCTCTGATACCATCATAATCTCCCATGTTGAGTAGATCAACAGAGGTCATAATGGCTTTTTTCATTTGCTGGTTCTTACAGAAATCGCTAAATTCTTTTTCAACCCATTCCAAATCACTAACGTCAGCCATTTTATAAGCTTCACGAAGTGAGTCAGTGAGAGAAATTCGTAATACCTCATTTTCAATTTTTTTAATTTCGATTGATAATGTTTCAATAGTGGGATAAGTGTGATATTGTTGGAAGTATTTTTGAACGTATTCTACTGTCCATTTATGAGCACTGGATTCAAAGTATTCTGGGTCTAATGAATCTGCTATGTTGAGAAGGAACTCACGTTGTGTTAATAGTGCTCCTAGTACTTTAACTTGAAACGCGTTTCCGTATTGATTTAATTTACTTAATGTTGTCATAACTTATTTTATAAATTTACTTAAAGGAATTTAAAGGACCAAATACTTGATTAAGCCAATTAGGAGTATTTGGTATACTTTCTCCAAGGCGATCAGCTACATACATAGTCATAAATGCATGAGCATTCAATTCATAAGGCAAATTAAAACTACGTTGTATTATTTCTATATTCTCAGGTGATATAGGCATAGTCTGCAAATTCATCAGTTTACTATTAATTTCTAATTGATGTTTTCTTTCAACTATACGAGCATACAAATCATGTTCACCTATTTTATTGTTTGCTTTTTCTAACATTTCATTTAATGTTGTTGGTGTGTCGCTAGCTAATTCAGGAAACATTTTAATTACCTTTTTAGGTCCTAAACCATCAATACCAGGTAGGTTATCTGAATTGTCTCCCATTAATATTTTATAGTTAACGAAATTGTAGCTACTAACATTAAATTCATCTAATACGTCTTTTGGTTTGTATATTTTCTTTTTGGTTGGAGAATATACTTGAACCTTATTACTTACTAATTGAAGGAAATCTTTATCGGCTGATAATATTGTTACTTCTTTAGTTGAAGGGTATTTTTCAAATTTACCTACTAAATAGCCAATTGTATCATCTGCTTCAATTCCATCTACTACAATCATTGTAACTGGTAGGCATTGAAGGTACTGAATCAATCTTGCCATCTGGTTATTGATAGACTCGTTCTCTTCATCTTTAGAGCTAAAGATAGAGTAATTAGTCATTCGAGATTTATTTCTGTTTGCTTTATATTCAGGATATAAATTTCGTTTGGCGTTAGATCCTCCAGCTCCATCAAATACTATAATTACTTTGGTTGGTTCTATCATTTTGATAGCATACCCAACTGATTTTAAAAATCCAGTTAGGCCACCTATGTGGTGGCCGTCTGGATTTATATGGTTGATCATAGTAAATGATCTAAGAAAGGTATTTAAACCATCAATAATCAGAATGGAGTCAGAAACTCCACGCTGATCATTATTGACTTTGGACAACATGTCCGCATATTTATTCTTCATTTCCTTCGTTATCGATTTCGATTGTTGGTGATATTTTACTACTTTCTTCCCATTCGCTATTATCTTCAACCTGTACTAGGTCAGATACATCAATGGCTTCATTAAACCATTCATGAGCATAGGTTTTCTTGTACTCTTTAATTGCCTCAGGCGTATCAGGAATGAATCCGTGAGGAGTAACAAGTACAGTTGATGCAGTAGCAATACCATAATCAGCATGAATCTTATCGATAGCGATTTTAGTACGTTTTGCAAATTCTACTTTCTTACCCTTATGTTGTACACTAATTTTTGAAGTACCACTATTAGTAACGTTACCAAATGTAGCTACAATTGTAGCATCCCAGTACATTGAGTTACCACCTTTATTAGTCATACGAGGTTGACTCATAGGCGTTAATGCTGGTTGTACACCTGTTTTGTTAATAATGAATAATGTATTAGTGTATGGATAACTTTCTTTACGTGATAGTGGGAATTGTTGGTTAATGAAATTACCAAATTGAGTTGCCATAGCGCCTGCGTTCCACATAGGGTTATTATTACCTTGTTTAACGCTCATTTCGCATGGAATAGAACCTACTGAGTCCCATAGGAACAATAGATCATGAGGTAATTTACCATCTTTCTGTTCGCTTAAAATATCAGCAATGAAATGAGATACATCTTCAATAGTGTTTAGAGAGGATCTATCTACATAGAGGAAGAATCCTTTGTAATCTACTACTTCTCCAGTTGCATCATCAGGAACTGCTTCACACTGGAATCCCATTTTCTGAGCATGTGAGAAGTCCCATTTCATTTCAGTAATGATAAATACAGGCAATATACCTTGCTTTTGAGCTTCAACTGCTGCTTCAATCAGCATAGTAGTTTTACCTGTATCTGATCCTCCTCGAGCCACGAACACGTGGCCCAGAGGAATACCAGGAATTGAAAGCGCATCACGTAGTGCTGGTGAGAATGTTAACCAGCGCTGTTTTTTAAATTTTGAGGATTGATCTAAGAATTTGGATTTCTTAAACTTATCCAAATCGAAACCACCTTTCAAGGAGGCAGATACAACCTCACTAAGTGAGCTTTTTGCTTTCGCCATAAATCAGTTTTAATTAATTAAATAAATCGTCGAATTTGTCTGCGTTAGATGTCTTAGTTGCACTAGTATCAAGCTTATAGGTTTGTTCTACTGGCTTGTTTAGTTCAGCAAGAAATTCATCTTCCTCTTCTTCATCTTTAGATGCGATTGGAGCATCAGTATCTTCTTCGCTATCAGGATTTAACCATTTATCTAATAAATCTTTCAATTCATCAAATGAATAGTGTTTGTTGATAGTAAGAATGTCTGGTTGCTCTTCCAATGCTTTAGTTACTACTGTTGCATCTTCAGAGATAGGAGATGTTTTAGGCTTAACACGAATGTTACATTTGATACCTTTTCTACCAGCAACTACATCTTCAACAGCGTCGATTGTAAAGTCACGTCCATCAGTGATGTCTGTGAAATCACCATAATCTTCGTCTGCAGCGATACCTAACAATTGCTCATAAATTAATTTACCAAATTCCCATAGGCGAGCGCCTTGAGCTTCTTCACCACGTACCAATACTGGAACGAAGTAACGAAGTTTTGGTTCAATTTTTTTAGCTAATTGCCAATCTTCTTTGTCAGCAGATTTGCGGAGATTTTTTGCGAATTCAGCAATAGGGTCTTTCTCGTTCCAATTAGTCAATGCTAAGATTGGTCCTTTAGAAAAACCATAGTGAAAATAAACTTCGCGGAATGGATTTGATTTGTCGAACTTTGAGGGGAGAATTCGGATCTGATACTTACCTGGTTTTGGTTTCCAGAAGATCTTACTGTAATCGACTTTTTCACGTTTTTGTCCTTTGTTTTGAGAAGCGGACAACTTCTGCTTGATGAGACTTAAGTCCATGTTATGTTGTTTTTAAATGAGGTGTTCTATGAACACAATATTAATTGAATCTATGATTCTTCTTTATGGTTTCAAAACTTACTTATTAAAATCAATAATCTTGTGGATAGACGTATCTAATTTACGTAAATCCGGACCATTGGTTAATAATATGCTATTTTTATAGTCCTGCCAATTAATAATGAAATTTTTATCTAATATACCACCATTCAATGACATAATTAATGTGTTAAGTGCATTAATGGTGTATAATGTGTTACTTTCCTTTTTGCGGTGGAGTAATATTGTATTAGACATTGGAGATGAAGCCATATTTCCTGTATCAATGTTATAAGTACACATTAATTCATCGCTTTGGGGTGATTCAAGGATGAATATTTTGTTAAATAACACTGCATACTTGCGATTAATCGTTGCTACAGTTTCATCTAGGTCCGCAGGAGAAGTAAAGGTGCAGAATAGTTTGTTCAAGTCCAAAAAGTCATTTAGTTGTGCCGCCATAAATATTAGATTTTTTTCAAGCCATGATATGTATTACCCTGTTTAATATTAACGGGATAGTATATAATGTTTTGGATTTCGGTTAATAATTCGTTGCCATCTTCTTTAGCACAATCAAATAGAAATGCATCATAAGTGTACAACACTAATTTGGTTTGTTTATTTTTTAATATGTTCAATATTGCATTAATTAACATAACGTTTGTTGATGTCTCACAGCTTTGGATGACGTAATTCAGCAACTTAGCCGGCGTCATATCTGGTAATTCAGAGCGATTAAAGCAACGATTTTGTGTTTTAACATACCCCTGGTATTGAAATTCATCCCACAATTCATCAACGTATTTTGCTACATCTCTAAAGAATGGTTGGTCTTTATATTCAGCCCACACACCACCATACAACTGTTTGAATGTCAATTCTTTGGCCTCTTGTTGGCTTACACCTAATAATTCACCTAAATATTCATATGAATTTCTATCACTTGGGAAATTAAAGTCAATCATTTCACCAATTAATCGTGGGTGATATCCCTGAATATCAAATTCAATAAATTTGGTATTTTGTGGTCTATAGCACATTCGCTCACCATTGTTTTTATTCAGTGCAGCAAAATTAATGCTGTTATAGGTGTTGGACGGACGACCTGTAGTAGTATATAAGTTGTATTGGCTATATATTTTACCTTTAGCCAAATTAAATTCAGGGTATTTTAAATCATTGCCGTAGCAATCGATAAAACATTGCTTATCTACTTTAATACCTTGCGATTCAATCTCGTGAAACACGCGCGTAAGTGGGCCGTTATTAAACGCATAAGCAACGTTATTTGCTCGGTATTTTTGGATTATAGGTAGTACTACATCAAACACGTTCTCGCATTCTTCGTAGTGTTTACTAATAGGAATCAGTCGATTTACAGTTGGATAATTAGTGTGTTTGCTATAGTAAAACGTAATAGCTGGTATATTTAGTGCTTCTGTTAGGTTGGGTTGTTCGATAAAATTAATATCATATAATTTATCAGCATTGGGAAACCAACACATTGCTTCCTTCTTATCTAACACCCATAATTTGTTTGTGTTAGTATTAAGCCAATCAATAACTGATTGTTTATCTAATGAAAATGACTCATTGTGGTCTAAGCACAAAATATAACCCTTATGATCATTTAATGATCTAATGTATATTAAGCTAAGCGGACTAAGTTTAGGATGGAAATTGTCGTTGTGTGGGATGAATTTAACGAAGCAATCTTCAAACGGGCCTAGTTTAGATAATTGATCTTGTTTTTCTATTATATAAAACATATTTCATAACCTTTATCTTTAAATATAAGTTAGAAAATTTAGCCTTCAAAAGAATCGCCTGTTTCTTCTTTTAAAAAGGCAGTTATTCCAGGCATTTTCTTTTCTGCTTCCGCTATAGCAATATCATTATTTCCTTCATTATTCCATTTTATCATTACAGTGTTGTATATAGGGTCGGTTACAATCTTATCATAAGTACTTTTACTTATTTCTTTAATAATAATAGGAGAAACATTTACTTTATTAGTAAAATATCTATTAGTAAATGGAGTTGTTTGGTTGTTTGGATTAAAAACAACTGAAGGGACTAATGTTGGAGAGGTAAATTTAATTGTATTATTCTTAGCTACTTTTCCATAAACATAAGTAAAAGGATTAGTTAATAAACGATTAACATTATTTGAATTTATTCTTATTAATTCAGGCGCTGCTGAATCATATGTTTCCCCGGCGTATAATTTGCCACTACTTTCATAATAATACCCTTGATATTCTCTATATGTACTAACAAACATATACTCTTTACCAGAGGTATATTTGCTTTTAATGATTTGATTTTTTGGTACTCTAAATCCCATAATGTTTTATTTTATTACCCACAAGGGCTATCTGTTTTCATACCAGCATATAATTTATTATCTCTTGGAACTCTTTGATTATATTGGTATTCGCCTGGTCTATATTCCCAATGCCATTCTTCTTTTGCTACCCATCTTACAAATCCGTACTTGTGAGCATTATCTATTAACCACTGATATACTTTTTTATTAAGTGGAGACTTAATAGTTCCTGTTACTGAGCCTGTATTTAGATCAAATGCAAAAGCATTACCATGATTAGATGTTCCAGGTTTAGCTGTTAATGGTTTACCGTTTTTAAGGTAAGCACTATATAAAGTATCTTGAGAAGTAGAAGAAACTGAAGTTCCTTTTGTTGATTGTATTGGACCATTAGGACCAATAGTAGTGTAAGGTGATCTGAACCCACTATTTACTCTTAAATCAACTCCATCCTTAGCAGCCGCTCTTTTCATTAATATAATAGCTTTAGCTACATCTTTTCCTACTGGTTTTCCATCTACTACTGCTAATTCATTTACTGTTCCTGTGTTGGTGGTAAATGATCCTTTAATAATATCTAATTCACTATCTTTAATTGAAGAAACATCTGGTGCTACAGCTTTGCAGCCGTTTCCTACACCACTTGGAGTTGGAGTGGTAGATTTGGTCTCAGCTGTCCCTCCAGTTCCGCTAGATTCAGCAGGAGAAGTAACTTCTTTATATACTGGTAGAGCAATAGTTATATTTTCATAGTCAATTTTAATTCCAGTATTATCTTCTTCTAATATAATAGTTTGGGCAGTTAGATTTGTTGTCCAATCATTATTGCTTATAGAATGACCTATTTCTGTAACTATATACCCTAGTCTGGCACCAACATCCCCTCCCTTATACCCTCTAGGTAATACCTCATCTGGTATTTTAAATATATTTCCAATTATTATTCCTCCTATACCATCCATTGTTAAACTTAATTTAGTAGGAATAATTGCTTTACTTTTAGTTTTGGATTTACCTATAGTTTTAAAATAATTAATAATATCCTTTAACGCATTTTTATATTTGTTATTCTCATCTAAATCAAAATTAGAGTCTTTATCATCATTCCATTTTAATCTATTTATAAAAGTAAATAAAATATCTAATGCTGAAAAAAGTTCTTTAAATTTGGTTTGTGCATTATTATTAGATGAAGAAGGGGCTGTTTTTTTAGGTATAATTCTATCTATAATTCTTTTATTATATGCGGTTAATGTTGTAGTATCAGCAGCTAATGCTCCTCCCCCAGCTTGGGCACCAATTGCTATCATAGTAGATTGGTCCTGGAATATTTGGGATTCAAGATTATATGATCTTACAATAGAATTAGTATTTTGAACTTGTATTTCAAAAGCATTTTTATATGCTGTGTTTGGATTATTTCTATCAACATAGTTGATATCTATAATCTTGGCAAGATTAGTATTAGGGTCTATAAACAATTCAAAATTATTTACTTCTCCAATAGCTGTTGATATTTTTTTCAAAACATTTTTCATAAAATCATACAAAGCAATATCATTCTTTTCCTTTGTGTCTTGAGCAGCTAAATCAGAACTAGCACACATGTTATATAGCATACCTAAATTAACATATATGTTACCTATAATGCCTAATTCTTTTTTATAATCTCCATCATCAATAAAATATGGACGTTTTAAATTATCTAAAAAAGCAAGATTTTCAAGACTTTCTTGTTTTTCATCAAGATCTTTTTTAACCTCTGCTATTTGTTGATTAGCAATGTCTTCTGGATTTTGAGTAGCAGCATCGACTATTTTTTGTGCCTGTACAGCAGCCTTAGCACGCTCTTGTAAATTACTGTAATTTACACTTTCATTTCCATTGTTAAAAGTAAGAGCTTTGTTTATTTGTTCTTCATTTAGTCCTTCATCTAACAAATCATAAAAACTATAATATTCCGATATCTTATGACCCTTTTTATCTGCTATTGGATTAAATAGTTGTTTTTTGCTATCTACAGCAGTACCATTTTGAATAAGTAAAAAATTTCTTTGGATTTCTTTAAGTTCTTCAATAGCAGCATTGGGTTCTCTTCCAACATGTTTTTGAACATATTGTATAAGATCATTATTTATTTTTTCATCATCTGAACCATCAGCTGCTATAAGTTTTGTTACTAAATCAGTCCAAAATTTTTCTCCATCTGGAGTTGAAGGGTCGTAGTTTCCGTTTCCATATTTTAATACAACACTTCCTGTATCAGGAGGGACATTAGGTTGGGCATTAAATTTTATTCCTCCTGACCATAATTTGTTTTTTATTAAACAAACAGTAGGATCTATAGATAATTGAAGAGGATGAGCTAAACCTAACAAATACCCTTTTCCAGTGATTGCATTAGAATCAGCAGCATCACCTTCAAATACGGATAAACCAGCAAAAGGTAAATCAGCTTTTTGATCTTTTAATAAAACATAGTTATTAATTAATCTTGTTAATCCTTCTAAAGTTACATATATTTGTTCATCGTTTTTACCTATGTCTTCCCCTCCAGTTTGGTCTTCTGCTGATGATCTTATATTAATTGTTTTATGAAAAACATCATAATAATTTTTATATTGTTTGTCATACAAAAGAAAATGCTCACCAACATCACTAGTTTCACTTCCAATTTGTCTTGTAACCTTATACATTTCTTCAAAAAGACCAGCTAATATATTTTGAGCATAAGAGCTGGATAGGTTCATTTTTGATATATCAGGTACAACTTCACCAGGTAATTGTAAATTGGGAGATAATAATCCTACTGATGTAATTTTACTTATATTATCAAAAGGAGAGTAGTTTACTTTTAAAGATTCAATAATTTCCCCCATTGATATAATATTAGTTTGGCAATCATATCCTCCATCTGGTCTAGCTTTCCAACTGTAGTTTTTAATAAAACCATACATTGAATCATAATTACCTTCATATCCTTTTATTTCAACAACTTTTCCATCTTCTTTATACTTTCCGTCTGTAGCTTTAGCGTATTGTTGTTTAAATAATAATTCTTTTGTTGGTTTACTATTTATAATATCGCCGTACTGTACTGTGGTGTTTAATCCCTCTTTATTATCTAGATATGGAGACCATCCCCATTCTAATAATAAACTATATCCAGGGCGCATATAGAGTAACTCTAAATCTTCTAATTGTTTAATATCCCAACACTGGAATTTAATTGTTGCTTCTCTTAAGGAGCCATATGCTCCTTTTGATTTAATGTCAACATCAATAATACCAGGCATTGGGCGAATACCTAAACGATAAAATCTTCCATCAGAAGTATTTGTACTATATGCTTTAGAAAAATCACCTATTCCTTCACGCAGTTGTCCTTCACCACTTATAGATTCATTTAATATTCCTCCTTGTAGAATATATTTTTTTGCTAAATCGTTTGTATAATTATTTTCATCTTCAATATCACCACTTCCTTTATATATATTCACACTAGAAGATAACCTTATCCAAGCATTGCGTGAATTGTAATAAGTAAGATTTTTAGAGGTACGATTAGTTAACGCCTTTTGACGAAGACTAATCTGGTCTTGAATGGATAGATTGAATGAATCTTTAAATATTGACATAACATTATCTAGCTTTATTAAATTGATCAAATAGATTTAAAACATTACCTAAATTTGTTGGTATCCTTAATTGAGTACCTGGGATAGGAAACATAGAACCTTTAGTTACATTGTTATTAGCGGCTGATATTACCCACCACATTTCTACATCACCATAATAAGAATAAGCTAAAAGATCAAGTCTATCTCCTATATTAGTTATTACATAAACATCATCCTCAGATAAAGGAATATTAGGATATTGTTTACTTTTATAGTAAGGCTTACCTTGTGGGGTAACTAATGTAGTTTTACTATCGTATCTAGTAGCCATGTTTACTTTTTCTTGTTATTGGCGTTACGTAAATTTTTAGCTCGTAATCTTCTAGCTGTAAGTCTATTACTTAAATCCTCATTTGTTATTAATTCATCACCAGCATCAGTAACATCTTCTTCATCCTGAGCTGTTATATATTGTAATGTTGATACATCAGCTCCAGTATTATTTTGAGCAATATGAGATGTAGTAGTAGATTTTTTAGTAATAAGATTTTCACCTCTAGTTTCAGAACCAATAGGAGTAAAGGATAATGTTACTTCTACTATATGAGGCAATATTAATCGACCTACTCCTCCTTCTGTTTCATCTACTGATATTTCCCAAGGTGAATCTTGAGGAACCTTAAATGCTACTGAATTGATAATTCCTAATTGGCTATCTATCCAGCTTCCTATAGACATTCTTACAAGTGGTCCTCTCATTAATACTCCGCTATAATCAGGCATTGCTTGGCCCATTAAGAAGTTTAGTTTTTGATATATATATTTCATTTCCTCTTCTGACAATGCTGCTATTTTAAAACTAACACTTATTTTACGGGTAAATCCATTATATATGAAAAATTTATCTCCTCTACCAGCATATTTTACATCATTCCATTCTGCATTTGTATCATCAGATAGATCCGTTATATATGCTCTAAATACCATCCAAGTTCCATTATCTGGACTGTCAGTATTTACGGCTTGTATTCTAAAACGTACTAAATCTCTTATTCTTCCCCCAAGAGGAGATATATCTGCTCCAAAATATTTGTTTTCATCAAACATTGGAGTTAAATTAATTAAATCTTGTCTGCCACTTCCTACTCTTAATTCACGAGCAACTTTATTCCACGGTATGTTTATTCTTACTACTTCTCCATATCCATTTTCATATAATGGGTATGAAGTAGCGGAAGGTAAAATACCATTTATAGGATTTGCGTCTCCTACATATTTTTCTCCTGATCTTTGGTCATATAATCCAAATTCATTAGCTATCTGTCCTCCTACTTTATCTATATCACCCGCTCCTCTTAATTGTCTAGAATCAATAATTTTTTTATACGCCTGATAGCTTTTATTGATGTTTCCTAATTTGATTTCAGTAGTAGGAGGAACATTTGTTTCTACTTCACTACCAATTAAAGCATCTCTAGTTGAATCAAAACCATTTGGAATAGTTATGTTTTGGGTATTAGGATAAATACCAATATTTTGATTAGCTTCACTTCCTGATTTAAAGTATTGTTTAGATACTCCTAGAGCTCCATAATAAAATATGTTTTGTTCTGCTTTTAAGCGAGATTTATTTTCAGATCCAGTATCAGCAGTTTTAGCAACATATGTTAAAAAAGAAGTATTAGGGTTAGGTATTTTATTAAATAATTCAAAAGGCTTAGAACTAAAAATAGAACCCGTTAAATTAGATAAACCATAATCTGTTGTTTCCTTAATCTTAACTGATTCTCCATTTCCTTCATCACTTCTGGTTTTGCCAGCATAATTTGAACTCCATGTTTTAGAATCAGATATTTTCTTTGAGTCATTGGTAATTTGGAGTGTTCTATTAATAGTAGTACTTCCTAAAATACCATAAACAGAGCTAGGTCCTCCTTTATATTCATCTATAACTAATTGTTCTGGTTTTAGTCCACGAATATTTACTCCAAAAGTAGTAGCTAAATTACCAAAAAAGTTTCTGACTTTATTTACACCACTGTTTATATTAACAGTTCCTTTTGGGTCTCCTAATTTGAATTTATCAGTTAACTTTAATAATCTATTGTCGTTATTTTCATTATTAAATTGAACAACACTAAGATATTTGGTGTCATCTGTCTGTACAGGTAATATGCCATGTCTATTAAAGTGGCCACCAAAAGCATTAACTGGTATTTGAGCTATTGTATTAATCCCTAAATTATAGATACGAGTTGGTTCTTTAGCAAAGAAATTAGTTGCACCTTTTTTAGATTCTAATTTAGGATTTGATAATTGTAGACCAACTTGTTTAGTTATGAATAAGGGACCTTTTGGAAAATCAGTTAGAAATTTACCTATACGTAAAGTATCTACTACAGAGGCATTAAGCGCTCCAATGAATCCACCTCTAACTAATCCATCATCAAATTTAGTTAAACGTAATCTATTAAATGGTCTATCAACAGTATTAATATCTGTTTTTATATAAGGCAGACCACTATCGCCTCCGCCTTGGCGGTCAGAACCATACTTAAGTGACTTTAAGTTTGTTTGTAAGTCTATTAAAGGCATTTATATAATTAATAGCGTCCGTCTCTTGGGCCTAATTGCTTATATTGACGACCTTGTTTAGATTTATAGATTTGAGATACTACTCCAATAGGTTGCATATTTGGAGCCCTATTATCTAATTCATCTAATTGGGATTCAGGTTTAACTGTAGTATTACCATTTCTGTTAAAGTCTTTTAATCTAACTTGTGGGATAGAATTAACAGAATATGTGTTTTGTAATTTACTAGCATCTGGATCTAGATTAGCTGAAGCGTCAATATAACCCCAACCAGCTTGCTGTTGTTGTGGATTAAATCCATTGCCTTGTAAGCTTAAAGTGCTGTTTGATAATTGATCAATAATTGGCATGATTATATTATTTTAGTGGTTTGATATAAATATTAAAAAGTTATGCTACTTTATATGAACCTTGTGTTAGTGTTGAACCAACTTTTTTACCATCCATGTTAACTGATGTGTCTTTTTCATATAACCTATCAATAGAGGCTTTAACAGAATTAATAGCAGCGATCATTGGTGTTAAATCAATTGAAGGAGAAATAGCTTCACCGCCACCACCTCCACCTAAATTAGTACCTGCTACTACTGTGTCTTTATCATTTAATTTGATAGCTCCTTCTGGTGCAAGTAATGTGCGTTTACCATAGCCACCCTCAGACATTATGTCATCTCCTTTAAAGGATGATATTAAACCATATATAGCAGCACCTGCTCCTAATATGATTGGAAGTAAAGTACCAAAAGATAAAGCGGTTGCCGCTGTAGTTTCAGCAACTGCTTTTGCTGTTGATATACCTAACATTCTACCTAATTGGGCAATTACTACATTACCTACTCCAACTCCTAATCGATCAGCAATTAATTTTTGTTGAGAATACCAAGCAATCAAGGCTTGAGAACCGGCTATTAATTTAGAAGTAGTATACCAAACAGCTAATCCAGCACCTATTGAAGTTATATACCCCATAGCTGTACTTAATATGTCTAAAAACTTACCAAGAGGACCTGCTACTAAATTACCAAAGAAATCTTGTAATTTTTCAATAGCACCATTAAATTTTTCTTGTATTGTTTGTCTTTTTTGTGCTTCTAATGCTTCTTCTTCTGTTATTTGTGCTAATGTTTTTCCACTTTCTTCAGCTTGTTTTTGCTTTTGTAATTGATCAGATAATTGATCTGCATTTAAACCTAAAGCCTCTGCATACGCTTTTTGGGCAAGTACATTCATACTTGAGAATTTCTCAAGTGTCATTCCTTGATTAGCAAGTTCTTCTGCTAATGCTACTTGGTCACCAGCTAAAGCAGCTGCTCTAGCTCTTTCTAAGTTCATTTGTTCTCCTGTTAACAACTCAGCTTTAAGTTCATTTTCAATTGAGGATTCAAAATTTAAGAGTGCATCACCCTGTGCTTTAGTTTGTTCAAGCGTAGTACCAAATGCTTTCATTGCTACTACTGCTTTAGTAATACGTTCTGGGTTGTATCCTAAAGTTGCGGCTAATTGGCCAGAAACTTTAGCTGCCTCAGCCATTACTTGTTTAAAATTAGCTCCTACTTTAAATGAATTTCTAGCAGCAACAAAAGCACCAACCATTGCTTTGTTAGTGTCAGAAGCAGATTTATTATTTAAAACAGAAAGTCTATATATTCCTGCTGCTTCATCTGCTTGTAACCCAAATTGTTTAGTTAACATTATTTGGGTTTCAAGAGTATCTGCTGAATATTCTGCTACTAATCCAGTAGAAGTATTCAATTCATTCATTGCCTCACCGGCATTTTTTAAAGTAACATTTATGTTGCTTGAATTTTGGGCTACACTTACTAAATTATCCGTTACTCTATTTGCCTCACTAGCACCATAACCTAAATTTTTACTTATCTGTACTGATATTTCATTGAATTTAAGAGCAGATTCTAGCATGACTTTAAATAAACCTCCTAAAGTCATCATGTCTTTAATCTTCTTAACATTAAATTTTTCTTCTAATGCATCAAGTATACTTTTCTGTTGTCTTAATGCTATTTCTTTTTTAGTTAATTCAAGTTCTTCTTGTTGTTCCTTTATTATAGTTTGATGGGCTTTAGCGGCATCGTCTAATTGTATAGCTAAATTTCTTTGTTGATCTTTTGTTTCAATCGTTTTTTTAAGATTCTTTTCATGGATATCTAAAACTGCTTTACTACTTTTTTCTTCTTCTCTAGCGAGGGCTAATGCTGCTTTATCTAGCGGACCTTGTGCTCTTTTTATTTCTTCAATTCGGTCTTGAATTTCTTGTTGTTTATCTAATTCTGCTGCTAATTTTTTATTAAGATCTATTTCTCTTACACGAGCAGATAAAGATTCATTTATAGCATCTATTTTTGCTTTTTCTAATTTATTAGCAATATCAGCATTCTTAAGTTGAGAAAATTGTAATGCTTGTATAGATTTATTTAGATCTTTTACACTAGAAGTTTTATCTAAACGTTTATTAGTGCTTTTTTCAGTTTCAGAAGCGGCTTTTGATATTTTTTTAGATATATCAAGTATTTCTTTTTCTTCATTATTTAATCCCCCAGCAGTCTTAGCCATTTTCTCGTATGTACTAGCTAGTTCTTTAGCAGCGGCATTTTGCTTTTGTATGAGTTCCAGTCGTTCCTGTTCTCTTTGTATTTCTTCTGGTGTAGGTGATGGCATAATCAGATATTACGTCATATAAATATTGAAAGCGCCTATTTTTTAGGCGCTTTTGCAATATAGTTTGGTTTGGGAGCTATGTTTGGTCGTGCTATATCTTTACTACCTGTTTTGTTTTTTAACATGTTTTGTTGCTTTTCTGCCTCTTCATTTTGTTTATCATAATGTTCTTTCATTAGATTAAACGTAGTTCGGCGCAACCATAATGGCATATTATATACAGTATCCCAATCATATCCACCATTTCCATGAAATACTATTTCATGGATTTGTTTGAATAGTATAGGTCTATACTCTGGCGTCAGGCCAAAAAAAGTTTAAAGAAATAGGAATGTCTATACCCTCCCCTGTATAGTTTTCATCTTCAGGAATGAACTTTAATTCAATATCAGGTTGGACATTAGAATAATATTCACGTAATGCTCTAGCATCACTAGCTAATAAAAAATTATCAATAAAGTCGCGAATTGATTTTTGATCACGATCTCCATTAACAGAAGTAACCATGTGTTTTAAACGAGTTGTAACGTCAAATGAACCATTTGGATTTACTTTAGTTAAACCTTTAATTTCGGCTTCAATTTTTTTCTCATCACCGTGTGTCAATAATTTAAATGTAACAACATTACCAGATTTAGGTAAACTAAAACTAAATTCATTTACACCGTTTTTAATTAAAGAAGCGTCTAATTCTTTTTCTTTTAATGTAGATAAATCTACTGTTGCTTCTATTTCTTGTCTACGTTCATTATTATATTTAAATGAATATTCAGCACCATATCCTAAAATACGAGCAGCAACTAAAATTGCATTTTTATCACCAATCAATAATTCATCGTAATTAATAGGAGTAACAATCAACGACTGTAGCAATTTATCAACTACTGTACCATTTTTAATAAAGTTACTATTGGTAAGAATATCTTCTTCCTTAGCCGTCATATACTTCATTTCAATTTCACCTTTTGAAAGTGGTGATTCTTTAGGATACAGTAAACCTTTAGAAGGTAATGAAACTTTTTCTGTTGGTAACTTTAATTCAGCCATAAACTAATTTTATTTTGTTGTGTATATAAATATATGCAAAAGAAAGGCGTCTGCCAAAGCAGACGCCTGAAGTTGAGAAATATGAAGGGGAATTAGAAGTTCAATACGCAATAATCCATAGCAACTGTTACAGATAAACTGATAGCTGCTTCATTTGACCAATCATACTCACCAAAGGTAGCTGTTTTAACATAAGCACCCTTGATAATCCACTCACCTACGATATCACCTACAGGACCTAAAATGTCTAATGTGATGTCTTTTTTATAAAAATCAGAATAACCATCGCGGCCGGTTACTGATTCATGGGCCAAACGAGCCCATTCCATTACAGATTGAGCACCACTTGGGGTTACAGGATCGTATAATTCTAAAGTCATATCGTTCCACTTAACTTTACCTTTAACTTTACGGTAAACGTTGATGTGGTCTAATATAATCTCACCAGCTTCAAAACCTGGAGCGGCGGCTTTCTTGATCAAATAAGCTGGAATACCATCAATATACATGATAAAGCGATTTGAAACTTTAGGTTCAAACGCTGTAAACATGATTTCGTTAGGATTTAATACTGGCATTTTCTATTATTGTTTAATTGCTGTTAATAAATATTAAGAGCTACAATCCCTTATGCAGGGAATGTAGCACCGGTTGGAGTTAAGTTAAAGTTCAAGATAATAAACTCAGCAGTCTTAGTTGGTTGGATATAAATCTGACCTACTAACTGATTTCTGTCGATTACATCAGGAGTATTATTAGTATCATCCATTATTACTTTATAAGCATATAAACCTTGACGTTGAACTACTGATTCAAGATATGGGTTTACTTGGCTTAAGAAGCGGTTACGAGTAACGGTTGTATTTTGTTCGAATACTAAGTTGCGAGCAACACCACCAATATAATCTTTCAATGCAATCAACAAACGACGAACGTTTACGCGGTCGAGAGATGTTGGTTTGCGTTGTAATGTTTTCTGACCCCATACTACAACACCTGTTCCAGGGAAGGTAGCTAATGGGTTAACATTACCTGTATATAATGTATCGCGATCTGTTTGTTGTAAACGACGCTCAGCTCTAATTACTGATGGAATACCACCACGATTTAAACCTGCTGGGGCAAACCATTCAGCACCTACTTGGTCGTTGAATGCTAATACACCACCAATTACTGTAGAAGGTGGAACCCAAACAGCTTTTCCTAAACCTGAGCTGTATACTTGAACCCAAGGATAATAAGCAGCACCGTAGTTGCTGGATTGGCCAGAAGCATTTGTTACAGCAGCTGTTATTGAAGTACCATAAACACCAGCACCTAAAATAGCAATTGCATCACCACGACCTTCAACTGTTGAAATCATAGTTGAAGCAGCTGAACAATCTAATCCAATTCCAGGAGCCATTAAAATGTTATAGCGATATTCATCTTTATTTGCTAATAAAGTAAAGGCATTGTTGTAATCAGCAGGTGAAAAACCTTGAATATTATTTGTATTACTTGGAGAGGAACCGTTTCCTATATTTTCATTCATTTGCTTTGCAAAAGTAGTATCAGCTACACCACCAGCAAATGAACCACCAAATGAACCACTACCTACTGAAGGTAATGTAGAAGCAAAAGAGCCGGTTTTAAAATTACCATTATTATCAATAGAGTCTACGTTTGGAGTAGTTACAGAAGCAACACGAACATACTGAGAAGCATTTGCAAAGCTACCTGTAAAATTTACATATCCATTAGTTAAATCAGCTACTGGTTTTAAATCACCAATTACACGAGAAACATAGTTTGGTAATTGTGGGTCTAAACTCATGTTAGCCCATGTTTCTAAAATATTCTTTTGAGCATCATTATCATCACCACGACGAATTATAAGTGTAAATGTACCACCATTAGATCCGGTGTTTACATTAGTTACTTCCCAACGAACATTGTATTGAGAACCACTAGCTAAAGCGCCTTTACTTAAACTAGAGGTATTATTCATTTGATCACCCCAAGCTAATGTTTCTAAAACAAGTTGAGTTACACTACCAGAAGTAACGTTAGCTTGAGCATAAGTACTAATGTTAGCTGAACCACTAATAATTCTGGTTACTAATAATGATTGACCACCATTTTGGAAATATTCACGAGCAGCTTGTGACGTGAAATATTCGTAATAGTAGCTACCACTTTTAAACACATCACCAAAAAGTGACAAATATTGTGTATAAGTAGTAACGTACGTTGGTACGAATGGGCGACCTTTTACTGTAGGTCCTACAATAGCTGCGCCAAGTGCTGGTGGGGCTTGGGTGTATAAACTTTGATCAGACTCAATCTGAAATACACCAGGGGAAAGAATTACTTCTGCCATTTTATTTGTAATTGTTTAATTTATAATTAGGGATTACCTAACGATAAATATTTACAAAAACACACAAAACGCAGAAGTCTCTCGATTAAAGCGGAGTAATTTCGCCCGTTTCTGGGTTAATTGATCCAGCGCCGTATTTTGCTTGAAGTGTATTAATAATTTCTTTTTCGCGCTCACCTAATTTTTTAATGTCTTCTAAAACATTAGATTTTTCGGTTTCAATTAATTCTTTAGTGGCAATAACATTTTGCAATTGTGCTTCAACGCTACCAAGTTCAAATACAAACTTGTTGTATTGTTGTTGCATATCTTTAATTTGTTGTAACTCTTCAGGAGTTAATTGTTTTACTTCTGACATATTATTTGTTTATTTTATTTTTTCCAACGTTGATCAGGACATGCCTGTTCGCCAGGTAATGGACTAAATATTTTTTTGTTTAATGGGCAACCACATTTTCCACAAACAAAAGTATTAATAGCATTTACGTGATTTTTATGTGGACATTCATCACACACAGCAGCACGATATTCAGCTATAGCTTGTTGTTCAGGAGTTGGGTTAGCTGCAGCAATCCATGCTTTAGCTATTTCAACAATCTTAAGCATTTTTTGGCTTCTTAGGAGCTTTAGGTGCTTTAGGTTTAGCAGCGGTTGTTTTTTTAACTTTTGGTTTAGTTTCAACTATTGGACTAAATGAACCTGTTTCATAACCAATTGGTTCTTCTTCTACAGTTGGAACTTCTGGTTTGGTTTCTGTTGTGGTGGATTTGCTGTTTTTGTTGAGGATCCAAACACCAACAATAACACTAAGAGCGGCTAAAATGATAATCGTTAACATGTTTTTATATTTGATATAAATATATACCAAATTTAGGAGACAACCAAGTTTTTTAACAACAAATAAAAGTTGCAGGAAATGGATCGTTGTTTTGTAATTTTATTACAACAGCATGAGTAGTATCACTTGATGGTGTACCTAAATCAATTTCACAACCCTCACTATCATAATTAGCACATACTGGGTCGTTTAAAATATACTTAATAGCAACATCACAATTTCCTGGGTCTACAAATTTAATAAGTCCAGCAGCACTACCAGATAATACTGTTAATGTAGCAATACCGTTACATGTTTGCTTAATAGAAGTAACAGTAGCTACATAGTTATATCCACTTCCACTATCCCAATACAGATCAACATTGTTTGGTCTTCCATCAAAATCATATGAACCACTAATTGCTATAGTATAATATACTGGAGGGGCACTTCCTGATGATTTTGAAGCAGCTACAACTCCCATTCTAGTTAAAATCATAATATTTTATTAACCTAAGTTACCAAATAAATACCAGCTATCAGTACCACGTTTTACAATAGAGGCAACATCATATTGATTTTGAAGAGTTTTTAATCCCCCTGAACTATTTATTGTTACGCCAGCACTTCCTGTAATTATAGTTGTACCCGAACCTATTTGTATAATAGAAATTTCTGTACCAATAGGAAAACCAACGCTTGAGTTTAATGGGATTGTTAATGTTAATGGAGCATCCGCATTATTATTCATTTCAACTATTTTTCCTTCGTCTGTATACACTAAAGTATAACTAGATCCTAATGTAGGTGTAGTAAATTTAAGTGGTGCTACTAAACCTTGAGAACCACTACCTGATGTTGCTAAGGTACCTGATACTATTAATCCACCCCCATATATAGCAGTACTACCACTAATATGTACTTTATATGATGGTGATAAGTTGTTTATACCAACATTACCAGTAGCACTAGGATTAAAAACGGATCCTGTTGTTAACACACCACCAGTATCCCATACAGCAACATAATCTTTAGTACCACCTATAACTCTTGTTGCTGTTGTTGCCCAACTTGCAGTTCCGAATAAGGAACCTGTAAAGTTAGTTGCAGTTACACTACCACTAATATTAATAGAACCTGTTACTGTGTGAGTATCTGTAATAGCATTACCGATTTTAACACCAGTATTAGTAACTTGGAGTTCAATTGCACTGCCTGTGATAACTGTGAGAGAGCCTGTTATGGTAACTGATCCACTAACATCTAATGTTGCATTTGGAGTAGTTGCTGCTGGTTTACCTATACTAACACTTCCTGTTGGGAAAGCTACTTTATATGTATCAGCTAAATATGCATGAAAAACTTCAGTACCATCTAGGTTGTTTTTCATTATAACCTCACCACCAAACCCTGTATATCCTACAAAGTTAAATTTATTTCCACTATATGTGTACCAGTTAGTTGCGGTTGTTGTTATGAAGTTTATAGCTGTATTAAGTGTTTTAAAATTAAAATAATCATAAGCATATAAATCTAAACCAGTTGTTCCACCACCAGCATTTAATTCTATTCTACCTATAACACTACCGTTTGTATGAGAAAATCTAATTCCTCCTCCCACTGATGAATTACTATAAAGTTGAACACCTCCCTGATTAGATGATGTTGCTACTGTTAAAGAACCCGATACTATAGTATTTCCGTTTGTTGTTAAACTACCAGTCATACTTACACTACCAGTAAACTGATGAGTGTTTGATAATAAACTTCCGAAGCGTGTAGAACCAGTTACAAAGTCTCTTGATGATGTTATTTCTTGTACTACAAGCGTTTGTGCTGTTATAGTACCTGCTACTGTAAAATTATTAGCGTATGATGATGTGGTTGCAAATGAGGCACTAGTAGCGTTTGTTACGCTGCCACTCCAGAAGCTAGCAGTTGAGGCAAATGAAGCACTTACGGCATTCAACACATAAGATGCTGTTAAAGCATTTGATGCTGTTGTTGCTAAGGATGCTGTTCCTAAAAGCGAACCTGTAATTGAACCGCTTACATTAAGTGAACCTGTTACAGTAACACTTCCACTAACATCCAATACACCATTTAATCCTGTTTCTTTACCAACACCAACTCTAGATTGGGAAACATATAATACTCTTTGTCCGTATTGTCCAATACGAACAGTATTATCAGAGAATGCTTCTATAATAGGTAAACCTGCTGCTGTGTTTACACTGAAGAGTGAACCTGAAAGTGAATCGTCTACTGAGAAGAGACGACCTGATGTTCCATCAACTGTAAACACACCTGAGCCTGAGCCGCGGAGTGAGAGGGCTACTGTAGAGCCTGATTGGTACATTGAGCCTGTGATGGTGTGAGTGTCGGTTGCTATGTTACCGATCTTAGTTCCTGTGTTTGTTACTTGGAATTCTACTCCGCTGCCTGTTACTATTGTGAAGGAACCAGATATTGCTACAGCTTGGTTTAATGTATTAACGGATGATGCTGTAGAGGCAAATGAAGCAGATACAGCACTTAATATATAAGATGCTGTTAAAGCATTTGATGCTGTTGTAGCAAATGAAGCACTTATTACATTGTTTGCCCATGAAGCTGTTCCTTGAAGTGAACCAGTTATTGAAGGAGCATTTAAAGATCCAGTTACTGATAATCCCTTTATAAAAGTACCAGAACCACTAGACCAAATACTTCCATCATAATCTATATATGCTTTTAACGAACCTGTCGTAGTAAATTTAGCTATTTTATTTCCTGATATTAAGGAATAAAGTGTATCAAAACTATATCCTGTTTGAACACCATCATTTGCTGCAGATGATGTTAATGCTGTTCCTAAAACATAGTTATCTTTAAACGTTTGTACTCCATTACTTGGAGAAGAAAATCCATAACCGGCAATTCCATTTGCATTAGGAAAATAAACCTGAGTTCCAACCTGTTGTATAAGAGCATTTCCTTGTCCATTATTTAATGTTATTGCTCCTTGTATTCTAGTTGTACCATTTACATCTAATTTATAACCAGCATCTGTTGTTGTTCCTATTAATACATTTTGTAAAAGCGGATTAACAAATGATGCTGTACTAGCAAATGAAGCACTTACTGCATTTAGTACATAAGATGATGTAACGGCATTTGATGCCCATGAGGCAGTACCAAGTAGAGATCCAGTGATACCACCGGATACACCTAAAGAACCTGTTATTGATGAATTATTAAGCGCAATTATGCCATTCCTGGCAACGAATTCATTTGGCATTTATGTACTGCCTCAGTTCACTGTCCCTGAGACGGGGGTTTATATTAAACTAAAGTTAAATTCAATTGACCAGCAGCCCATACATAAGCAGCATCATTAATATTACCAGCATCACCCCAATTTTCATAATCAGTTCCACTGATTGTTAAATTGCCTTGTGCTAATTGTTGAGATGATGTTACATTACCTTCACCATCAGTTGTTACATTTAATAACTGATAGTAGAATGTAGCAGATGATGATAAATTATCATTGATAATATACATGTCTAAATTGTTAGCTTGTACGTTTTGGCCACCTGCCCAAATGTTTACTGGTTGGATTGCTTTCATTTGTTATTTATTTGATATAAATATTAAATAAGCATAGGTGACGTCCATTCTTCTGTAGTAAGAATGGTAAGAATTTCATCATAGGTGTATGGACCTTCCTTAGTGGTTAAATCTGCTACACATTGAGGCATATCACCATCCCACTTAACGAATGTTTTGGTGCCATCTATTGATTTACGAACAGTGTCAGCTGATGTTTCACACACTTGTGTGAAATCAATGTTTGGTAATTCTGATACATTAAAGATTATGAATTTTCTATTTTCGTAGTCTTGTAATTGTGTTTCCATATTTTTGTTGTTTATAAGCCGAAGCGTGATTTTAGGGCGTTGTAGTTTTGTGCTACTTCTGCTGCTGATAGCATTTTATTGTACATTTTAACACTATGCCACCACCCATAAGTATTTTGATTAGGATCAAATGCTCCTTTACAAGCATCTTGTTCTTGGTCTATAATCCAACCGCACGTAGTTTTTATTTCTGATAATGGTGCACCCCAAGTTCCGGTTATTACACCATTTTTATAAAAACGCTGATTTGATCCATCTGATGTTACTACTAATTGTTGAGGAACATTTACTGTATAAGTTGGTGCATTTCCTGCTAGTAAAGATACAGCATATATACTAAATGTACTTGCATCTTTTCCTATAATAAATAAATTACCTCCTCCTGAATTTACCATTGACATTTGATATCTTCCACCTCCAGTATCTTTCATTGTACACCACCACTCTATTGAAAATATGAGTCCATTAGTTAAAGCTTGTGGAGCTGATTCTGGAAGTATAACACACGTTGATGTTTGGTTTGCTGGTGTTTCTATATAACCTCCAAAATTATTTCCTGTTGTTACAGTCCCTGCTATAGTGGCATTTCTGCCATTTCCCGACACATCTGTCCACGTTGCTCCAGAACCTGGGTAAGATAATTTATCACTAGCATCTAGTACTACTAGTAAACTATCTGTTACTATTCTTCCATTTGCATATTGTGTTGCCATAACTTTATAAATTAAAACGTGATTTTAGGGCGTTGTAGTTTTGGAGGATTTCGCTGGCGCTGAGGGCGCGGTTGTAAATCTGAACCGATGCTATATTACCTCTCAAATATGTATTAAAAAGTGGATTTTCAACTCCTATATAAAATGCTGTTGAATCTAATGCTGTTCCTGATACGGTTCCCGAAACACTATTTGTTATTCCATCTCCATATATAGTGTGAGTAGTGCCACTTCTAATAGAAACTATTAAATGCCATTGATTATCATTGAGAGTTATATATCTACCATAAGGAGAAGCTGATTCCCTTACTCCACCTCCCCAACTATTGGGATTGCTTGAATTTCTACCAATCCAAAATCCATTCTGATAACTTTTATCAACAAGCCTTTCGTATGGCTTTGTTGGAGATGTTGATTTAAACCAAACACAAGCAGTAAAATCAAGAAGCTGACCAGTATAATTTGTTGTAGCATAATCATTTGTTCCATCAAATACAATACTTCCGCCTTCAGCACTACTAAATGTAGGTCCATTAGTTAAGGATCCACTATTATTATTTCCACTAACATCAAACCAAGTAGTAGATCCACTAACATAGCTATTTCTATCACTAGCATCTAATGCTAGTACTAAGCTAGAATCGTTGATTATATCTGGTCCACCTGATATTCCCATTATAGTCCGAATCGGGTTTTGGTTGCGTTGTAGTTTTGGGCAATTTCTGTTGCGCTAAGAGCGCGATTATAGAATCTAAAATTGTATATGTTTATATTGGAGTAAAATCCTAAATTACTTCCAAAGGCTGCTAAAACTAATCCTCCTCCAGGGCTAGTTGTAGTTGTACCTGTAGAATTTTTTATTGCTCCATTTACATATATTTCTTGATTTACAGAACCTACTATACAACTTACTGTATATATTTGAGAAGTTGAAACAGTAACTCCACTGTTTAAAACTCCACTATTTACGCTAAATATAAATTGCTGCCCACCGGTATAGACTCCCATCCAATATGCATCTCCTGCTCCGTTGTATTTCCCTACAAATACTTTTGTTGAGCTAGGATCATTAACTTTTAAAGTACACTCAAAAGTAAAGTAGGTAGGATTATTTGTATAATTTGTTATACAATAATCATTACTTCCATCAAACACAATAGCACCTCCACTCCCAGTATTAAATGTTGGTCCATTCGTTAATGTTCCATTATTTCCATTTCCAGTTAAATCACTCCACGTAGTAGACCCAGACACATAGCTATTCCTATCAGCAGCATCTAGTGATAACACTAAACCATTTGTTACTATAGAACCACCATTTGCAAAAGCCATATTATTCAGCTGCTAATTGTGTTACACGATACTGTCTTCCTGTTGGGTCAGCATCTTGCAATTCAGTTGCTTTTGCTTGTGCATCAGCAAAATTATCATATTGGTAAATTGGATCATTTGGATTTAATCTTGCTACCCAAATTTGATCGTTACCTGGAATGAATTGCATTTGTACTTCGTAAATCATGTTATTTTATTTTTAAATAAATGTTGCTTGTGATTTAATTGTCCATCCACTAGTATTGGTTTGGAAGTTCAATTGTGCTTGTGCTGTTACTATTGAAACTGATGCTGTAACAGTTGTTGTAGTTCCAATATCTAATGTTGAAATATCAGTATATTGAACACTACCACCACTCCATACTGCAAATATTTCACCCATTCTAGCGTTTGAACCGCTTGTTACGGTATATAAGTATTTAGCGCCTGTGAAGGAACCTGTTGGTGTAGTAAATAAGTTATTTGCACCGGCAATCGATGATGCTACTGTTGCTGTTTGGAATTGAGATATACCAACTGTAAATCCACTAGACGCAAACGATGCTGTTGCTGCAAATGAAGCACTTGTAGATGTAGTAGCAAACGATGCTGTTCCAAGTAATGAACCAGTAAATGAAGTAGCAAATACATTACCATTTACTTGTAATGAAGCTGAGGTTGGATTTATAGTACCAATACCAATATTTCCACTTTTACCTGAAATTGTTCCACCACCACTACCTAATTTGATAGAGCCTACTGTTTGATCTTGTTGTCCGTAAACACCAACTGTATTTGCAACGTTTATATCCCATAACTCAGCATCATCACCACCTCTAAAATACATTGCACCATTTGCTTGAGCGTGAATAGCACTAGATGCAGTTATAGAACCGGTTACTATTAATCCACCATTTATAGATGCAACTCCAGTATAAGGAAAAACACTTCCTCCTGATGTTGATACTGTAAGAATATTACCACCCGAATCAACTGCTAAGTTAGCTACTGCCGTTCCTGCAAATGCTGATACACTATTATATGCTGGAAATGATACCTGTTTGGTATGCATATTCCATTGAGTTACCACTGCATCACTACTTTGATTACTACCTCTTAATAATCTAGTATAGTTTTGCCAGTTATCAAGCATTGAAGCTGAGGTATATCCACTATCTCCTTTAGCTTGTAATAATAACTGTCCACCTTCACCTGCGCCACCTGCTGGAGCTGGTCCTAATATTAATGTATTTTCATTTGCTCCAACTGAAGTAGCTCCTACTGTTAAGCTACCTGTTATTATTACATTTTGGTTTAATGTATTAACACTAGATGCTGTTGATGCGAATGAAGCAGATATAGCATTTAAAACATATGATGCTGTTTGAGCAGTAGTTGCAGATGTTGCAAATGAAGCAGATACTGCATTTAAAACATATGATGCTGTTTGTGCTGTTGTTACAAATGATGCAGTAGATGCAAATGATGCACTAGTAGCGCTAGTTGCACTACCGCTTAAAGAACCGGTAAATGAAGTTGCTGTAACAGAGCCTGTTACGAGCATGTTATTTGTAAAACGAGAAGTACCATTTACATCTAACTTATAACCAGCGTCTGTAGTAGTACCTATTAATACATTTCTACTTGAATTAATATATAGTGTATCATCTATGTTAAGTGAGCCAGAAGTACCTGATCCAGAAACATAAAGTTTATAGCCGGGAAATGTATTTGAGTCTATACTTACATTACCATATATTGTTGTATTTGGTTTATTTGCACTAGTTCCTATAACTATATTACCATAACTTGGAAAAAATACTCTAGAGAATCCATCATAACCTCCTCCAACATCTGCAACTACTAATGGAGCAAATGCGTTTGTATGAGTATAAAATCGAAAATCATTATTAGTTCCATATCTTATATAGCCTGAATTTGAGTTGGGAATTCCTCCTTGGTCTGTTCTTGAAATATATAAAGTATAACCGGAATATAGATTGCTAGCTAATGCACTTCCTGTAACTGTAAGAGAGCCTGTTACTAATACGTTTTGTACAAGCGGATTAACATATGAGGCAGTACTAGCAAATGAAGCACTTACTGCATTTAGAACATAAGAAGCTGTTTGAGCACTAGTTGCAGATGTTGCAAACGAAGCAGATACTGCATTTTGAACAAACGATGCAGTTGATGCGAATGAAGAGCTTACTGCATTTAAGACATATGATGCTGTTTGAGCTGTTGTTACAAATGATGCAGTTGCTGCATACGAAGCACTTGTTGCACTTGTAGCACTGCCACTTAAGGAGCCTGTGAATGAAGTTGCAGTAACAGAACCTGTTACAAGCATGTTGTTTTGGAAGCGAGAGGTACCATTTACATCTAATCTAAAGCCAGCGTCTGTGGTTGTATTTAAAAGAACATTGCCACCCTGCATTTCTATTGGGTTGGCTGAATTGTCTGTACTTAATTTAAGTTTAGCACTTGCTCCTGTTATTGTGAAATAGCTGTAGTTTTGTCCTTGTATTAATCCATCTTGTGGACGAATAAACACTGCAGCAGAAGATCCAACGGTTGCACTACTAAATCTTATACCAGTAGAACCACCAGCTACAAATTCAGCTACAGTATCATTAGCAGCTGTATTGATAAATGTACTCTTAGATCCTGTTACTTGTATTGATCCAGTTATCTGTACTGTTTGGTTAAGTGGATTAACATATGAAGCTGTAGAAGCAAATGAAGCACTTATTGCTTGTAAAACATATGATGCTGTTTGAGCATTTGCTACAAACGATGCTGTAGAAGCAAACGAGCTACTTACTGCATTTAAAACGTATGATGCTGTTTGAGCATTTGCTACAAACGATGCTGTAGAAGCAAACGAGCTACTTACTGCATTTAAAACGTATGATGCTGTTATAGCATTGTTAGCCCAACTAGCCGTTCCAAATAAACTACCTGTTATGTTTGGTGAAGTTAAACTTCCAGTTATGCTTACTGAGCCAGTAAACTGGTGTGTATTACTTAATGTGCTTCCGAAGCGACTAGAACCAGTTACATAATCTGTACTGGATGTTATTGTTTGAACAACAATTGTTTGAGCAGTTAAAATACCTGCTACTGTAAAGTTGTTTGCGTATGATGATGTTGCAGCAAATGATGAACTTAATACAGACATTGAAGATGTCTGTGATGTTAAAACATATGGAGCTAACATCGATGATGTAGCACTAGTTAGTACATATAATGGAGCAACAGATGCTGTTGCTGCGTATGATGAACTAACAGCATTTAGTACATAAGAGGATGTTTGAGCATTTGCTACATATGATGCAGTAGAGGCAAATGAAGCAGATACTGCTTGTAGAACATATGATGCTGTTGATGCAAATGAAGCACTTGTAGCACTACCGCTTAATGAACCTGTAAATGATGTTGCTGTTACAGTTACTGCTGTAATGCCATCGTTTGTAGCAAACGAACCAGTAATACTATAGTTGCCGGTTAATGATTTACTATTAACCCATTGGCTACCGTTATAGTATAATAAGTCGCCTGATGTTCTACTAGCGATAGATACATCTGATAAACCTGCTAATGTGTTGGATACAGGAGATGTATTGCTGTTTCCTATACCCGCTATTGATCTAAATAATCCACCTTGTACAAAGGTAGCATTTGTTAGGTTGGTTTCGTTACCTAACACAATAATATAAGCTACTAAAATAGCATTTGCTGCTGTATTAGGTGCTTCTGTAAATGGTTCTGTATCAATTGCAGCTTGAGCGTTTGCAGCACTATTATAAACAGCATTACCATAATAAACTAAGAATGCGTTTGTTGGTGAATTTGGAATCCAGAATACTCTTTGGATTGTATACTGACCACCTGCTACAGATGATAAAACACCGTTATTATTATATTTTGAAGGATCAATTACTGTGTAACCAGCAGCTGCAACTCCAGTATCAATTATTGGAGTTGATCCTGAAACATAGTAGCGATAAATTTTACTTGTAGTAATCGCCGGATCAGATACTGTAGATGGGTGATTTGGATTTACAACATAATTAGATCCGTTATTGTAAGATGTACCTGCTGTTTTAATCAATCCTAATGTTGATCCACTAGGTTGTAAAGTATGTCCTGATATTTTTATTGGTCCAAACGCTCTAATAAAATCATCTGTACGTTGAGCTTGTCCATATGCTACTTGAGGTGCATTATAAACACCAGTAGATACACTATCAGATAAGTGTAATACAACACCTATTTCAATTTGAGTATCATATTGAGTAATATCTGTTGAACCAATTGGTACTACTTGTTGATTGATAGTACCATCTGATTTTACACTAACATAAGTAATTTTAGCCGAACCAGAGTTAATAATTGGTTGGCTTGTATAAGTTGGCCAGTTAAGATATTGGACTGTTGGATATGGATCTGCTGATCCAGTAGATGCATTTAAAGTTACTACAATACCTGAACCAGAAGATAAATTAAATGTTGTTGATCCAGGAGTGGAGCTTAGTACACCACCTCCTAATAAACCAGTATACAAGTTACCTTCTATCCAGCGAAGGCGAACATTGTTAGTATAACCACTACCATTTTGAGAAAAATACAAATCACTTGTAGATCCACTTACATAAATGTAAGAGGCAGATATTGAAGTATCTATACTTTTAACAACTGGTAAAAATTTAATTACACCATTTGTTTCCATATCTCCATACACTTTAACTGTAGGAGTTGGAGGAGTGGTATTTGAACCTGAAATTATAATACTACCTGATAATATAGTATTACCTACTAAAGTATTATTTCCTATTTGAGTAGTAGAACCAGTTATACTTAAAGATCCTGTTTGTGAAAATACTCCATTTAAAAACTTACTACCACTATGATAAACACTACCTGTATGAATACTATCACCAACATGATAGTAACTTCCAGTTTGTATAAGTGATCCTGTTACTGTTTGATTACCAATAAAGGTATTTGAACCTGTAGTAGCAAATATAGTACTGTCTTTACCATCTAATAAGTCAGCGTTTGATGCATAAGAGGCAGATACAGCATTTAAAACATAAGATGCTGTTTGTGCATTTTGAACAAATGATGCTGTGCTAGCAAATGATGAACTTACAGCATTTAGTATATAAGATGCTGTAGTAGCATTTTGAGCTTGAGAAGCAGATGTAGCAAATGAGGCAGATACTGCTTGTAAGACATATGATGCTGTTTGAGCATTAGCTACAAACGATGCTGTTGATGCAAAAGATGAGCTAACTGCATTTTGAACAAATGAAGCAGTAGCAACAGACATTGACGATGTCTGATTTGTTAAGATTACATTTGATCCGTTTACAGCTAAAGATCCACTTACACTTACTGAACCGGTAAATTGGTGAGTATTAGTTATAATACTTCCAAATTGAGTAGATCCTGTAATGTATTCTGTAGATGAAGTTATATATTGTGCTACAATTGTTTGAGCAGTTAAAGTACCTGCTACTGTAAGATTATTAGCGTATGATGCTGTTACAGATGTTATTGCAAATGAAGCACTTGTAGCATTTTGAGCTTGAGATGAGCTTAATGCATATGAAGCACTTGTTGCAAATGATGAACTTACTGCTTGTAAAACATAAGAAGCAGTTTGTGCATTAGCTACAAACGAAGCAGTAGAGGCAAACGAACTACTTACTGCATTTAAAATATAAGAAGCAGTATTAGCATTTGATGCTGTTAATGCTTGAGTAGCATAAGATGCAGTTCCAAGTAAGGAGCTAGTTATACTAGTAATATTTAAACTACCAGTTGAAACAATAGAGCCACTTGTATAGATTGAACCTGTAAATGTTAAAGTATCAGCATTAGCTGAAAATAGTGTTGTGCCTGTATCTCCTACAAAGTTAGTTGAACCTGTTACTGTTAAAGACCCAGATATTACTACTGCTTGGTTAAGTTGATTAACTCTAGAGGCAGTAGCTGCAAATGATGAACTTACAGCATTTAATACGTAACTTGCTGTTTGAGCTAGTGAAGCACTAGTAGCAAATGAAGCAGATACTGCTTGAAGTACATATGATGCCGTTTGAGCATTAGCTACAAACGATGCTGTTGAGGCAAATGAACTACTTACTGCATTTAAAACATAAGATGCAGTAGTAGCATATGATGCTGAAGTAGCATTATTAGCAAACGAAGATGTTCCTAATAATGATCCTGTAAATCCACCTGTTGATGTAGTAGATCCTGTTACAACTAAACTTCCGGTTATAATAGCACTACCTGTATAAGGGAATGAAGTACCACTACCACCATTCATAGCATATGATGCTGTTAAGGCATAAGATGAACTTAATGCTTGTAAAGCATAAGATGCGGTTGCAGGAACATTGCTAGCATAGGATGCTGTTAAAGCAAACGATGCACTAACAGCATTTTGAACAAACGAAGCTGTTTGAGCATTTGCTACAAACGATGCTGTAGAAGCAAATGAAGCACTAGTTGCATTTAATATGCTACCACTCCAATAAGAAGCAGATACTGCTTGAAGTACATATGAAGCAGTAGTAGCAAATGAAGCACTTGTTGCATTTGCTGCTTGTGTTGCAAACGAAGCAGATACTGCTTGTAGTACATAAGATGCTGTACTAGCAAATGATGAGCTAACAGCATTCGAAGCATTCAATGCATAAGAAGCGGTATTAGCGTTAGCAGCATATGATGCTGTTCCAAGTAATGAGCCTGTAAAGCTTTGTGCTTTAATACTTCCACTCACATCTAATGAACCAGACATATTATGTCTGTTATCAGAATTAAGTTGAAGCTTATTATATACATCAACATCAGTTCCTCCTACAAAGAATTGTAGCGCTTTATTTGATGTGGCATTACCAATATGCAAATCATTACCTGTAGAATATAGGTAAGCATCATTTGCAGCACCAATAAAGTTTTGATTGTACAATTCACTATTGATACCCATATCAATATAGTTGGTAGTTTCATTACCATTATTGGCTGTAGCAACTATATCTGATGAAGCTGAAGCTCCTTGATTGGTGTTAAATATATTTAATTGTAAGTAGTTGTTTAAGTTACCTTTACCACTAATTACATTTATTGAAGTTGGATGTGTTTGAGAAACATACAATGCCTCTGGATTGGCTGTTGTAATGTTTGTTTGGTTAATAGCAATACTAGATGTACCAACTTGATACATTGAACTATTAGCTAATACTTGAGATGAGCTAAAGAATGGAATGTATGTTGGTGCGCCTTGTAAGTTGTTTAATGAACCACTAAATGATCCTATAAATTGACCATTAAACGATCCTGTAAATGAACCAGTATTAAATGATCCACTAAATCCATTGAATGAAGCAGATAATGCAGCAATACTAGCACTATTGTTTGTAATTCTAGTATTAAATGATGCAGATGTTGATGCATAATCAACACCGTTTATAGCTAAACTACCAGTTATTGATACTGATCCAGTAAACTGGTGTGTATTTGATAATTGAGAACCGAATTTTGTTGATCCAGTTATATATTCAGTAGATGATGTAATATACTGAGCTATAATTGTTTGAGCCGTTAAAGTACCTCTAACAGTAAAATCATCTGCTGATGATGCTGTAGCCGCATATGATGCACTTGTAGCTGTTAATGAATATGATGCACTAGTAGCTGTAGCGGCATATGATGATGTGTTAGAGTATGATGCACTAGTAGCATATGATGCACTTGTAGCTGTTAATGAGTAAGATGCACTAGTAGCATTAAAAGAATAGCTTGATGATAATGCATAGCTAGCCGATGTTGAAGTAACAGCGTATGATGCTGTTACAGCATACGATGAGCTAATAGAGTATGATGATGTTGGAGGTAAAGAACCAGAGGCAAGTGCTGCTAATTCTACAATGGATGCAGTTCCATTGTCTTTTTTGAAATATACTTTACCATCATAAGTGTTGATGGCAATTTCACCTAAATTTAGGGAACTAGTGGTAGGCACCTTACCAGGGACCGCACTACGTTTCAATTCAATATTAACAGCCATATGTATGGATCAATTTAAACGGTATATACCTCTGATGCTTTGGCTTATGTAAGCCGTGTATAAATATCAATTAGTATGTTCCTCCGTCAATTGCATTTCCATTATATGAACCACTTGCTACATTAGGGGAGTCTACTACGTAAAATGAACCAGAATTGGTTAAGGCAGGATAAGAAGGAGATGTTTGGGTAATATTAAGTGAACCAGATACAGACAACACATTTGATCCTGTATCATAGTATAGATTTGCCCTTAATTGTTCTAACCTAATTCGCGCCATCTTTATTGGAATTTACCAACAGCTATAACTTCGTCTGTTGAAATTAATGTATAACCCATACTAGTAGTATCAAATATTAATGTTACATTTCCACCAGCTTCTACAATTGTTATATAAGATGATGGTACATCTATTCCGTTAACAGTAAATGTAAAGTTATCATTTGATGTTGCAGGTAATGATGAGCCAACTGGAGGTTGAAGTAAAGCAGCACCTGTAAGTATGGCTACATTTGGTCCTGTTACTGTGTTTGCTGTTTTGCTTATATTGGTATTTAGATAATCTAAATCACCAGCATCTGCTGCAGATATATTAAAACTTGATCTTAATACATTTATTCCTCCTCCAATAAAAGATGAAGCACCACCTGAATTTAATGCTTCAGGTTCATTAGCAAATGTAACTTGATCTATTTGTGCTTCATTAGAAGAAGCAACACTTTTATTAGCAGCTGTATTAACTAATTGTTGTGTAGAAGTTATTACTTCCATATCAAATATCACTTGTGATTTTGTATAGAATTTACTACGTACTGTTGCTAAGTCTTTACTTACTGTGTCTGGGATTATATATCCTTGTACTTTAAAGTTAAATGTTGATTTAGCTGCTCTATCAGCTCCATTTTCAATTGTAACTGTAGTAGCAAATGAATCAATGCTTGTTCTAAATTTAAAACGATTTGGATCACCCCAATATGAATCAGAAGCAAATTCAATTGCCTCTACTATTTTATTATTTTGTTCTACAAAGTTTGTAAATATAATACAACTATATGTTAATGTAAGATAATCTGGTACTGTAGTTACATAATATTGTTCAGAAGGAATTCTATTGTTTAATACACCAAAATTATCATATTGGTTTCTAGGATTATATTTTGATCCTACTACTTGATATAAAGCAATAGTATTACCATCTATTTTATTACCTAAAGTTCTAACTTTTTCAATATTTTCACGTTTAATCATTATAACAGGAACAATAATTTGGTTGTTACCGTCCCTTAAAAACCCATCAGCTTGAACTGATTTCCAACGTTCAGGGTTACCATACATTGTTCTTACAGCCATTCTATTTCCGTCTTGAACAACTGTAGGTTTAATAACTTCATTAAAATAATACATTATAGCTTCATCAATATCTTGTAAACCAATACTAATGTCTTTTACAGTATCATTTTTAAATGAATAATTTATACCACGATTATTTTCTAAAGGATGACCTTCCACTACTGGTTTACCCAGATTAGACAAATAAGGATTTATAAATTCCTTATCTATATCAATAGCATTTTTTGGTGTTGGTTTCCTTTCCCTCATTATTATCCTTTTTGTTGTAATTCAATCATTTCATCTAAAGCTAAAATTAATTGAGATAATTTACCTATCATTTTATTAGCCTCTGTTGCTATTTTAGCAATATCTGGGTTGGATGAATGTTTAAATGGGCTTATTTGTTTTCTTTGTTGCATAAGTTCAAAGCGCATTTGTTTAAACTTAGGTAAATATTTTACAGAAGTAGTTATTTTACCTGTTTCAGGATCTACTTCTGGTTTACTCATGGTAAATCCTTTAGAAATTAGTTCTTCAGGCTTTTCCCCACCAGGTAATTGAACATAAGTAGCTTCTTTTAATAAATCAGATAATTTAATCATTGTATTAATATTTACCTTTTGATTGAATTGTTTTATATCTTACTATAAATTGTAATAAACCAGGAATACGGCTTGTTATCATTGCATCTTTTTTAATAGCATCAATAGCTACTCTTGGTTCCTCAGTTGCTAGAAATTTTAAATGAAGCATTTCATAATCAAATTGATCTGTTGCTTTACTATCTAAAAAATCATTTTGTTCAACAGTAACAACTACAACATTAGTTAATGCTCTAATTTGATTATAAATTTCTACTTTATTAGCATCTTTCTTAGTTTTAATTAAGATATCTACTAAAAATAAAGTAGTTCCTTCTAGTATTAAATTTGACAATTTCATTATTGATAATAAGGTATTATATTAAGTTTAGTTATTCTTGTTAAGTAGCATGTTAAGCCATATAATAAAATTTGACCTGCTGTTCCACCAGAACCAGCATTTTGTGCTGTTGTTCCTGGTATTGTAATGATGCTTGTATTTAAGTCTTTCACTTCGTAATATCTTTCTTGGTCTGTTACTATATCACCAACTTCAGGTAATATATTAATAGCTTCAAAATTATCTCTTGTTATCTTAACTGTTAATGTTTGAGATATTCCAACTCCAAATTCATCATCAGGGTTAGTATAGTCACCTCTTTCAAGTAAACATTTTAGTTCCATTGGAGGATAATACCATTTTTCTAATGATTCTCCATACATGTTTGTTACAGTACTTTCAAGATTAATCTTAAAATATCCAACACTCATGTTGGAATAATTAATCATACCTCCTATAACATCTCCAATACCTCCACCACCACCACCTACACCAACACCACCACCACCTGGTGGAGGATCTATTAATACTGGGGGGTCAAATATTGGAGGTCCATCATCAACTCCTGGTCCTCCTCCTATTCCTGTTGCTGGCCAAGGCATATTACATTATATATATGTTTAAAGGAACATTCGATAATGTATCGCGAGTAAATTGAGCCTCTTGTTGCTTACGTTCCAATTGACCTTTACGTGATACTTCATTTAACATTTCCTTTAATTCGGTTAATAAATTTTCTTTCTCAGTTCTAGCATCTGTAATTAATTCTGATCCTTGAAGTGGTCCAATACCTTGAATACTCAAGTTTGCATATTGAATACGAATGTGAGCTTCAATTTCACGGCACAATGCTAAAGTATATTTATAAATCCAAGTTCTACCAACTGTATTAATATTAGAATAAATTGGGTTTCTATAAGGTACGTTCATTATATCAGTAACCACATTTTTTCTAGTATCTCTTACTAGTTGGTTTTTATCACTCATAGTAATGTACTCAAAATATAATTTTTTATCTTCATTAGGGATAGGGAATATTTTCAATTGATTATTTCTTAAATCAAATGAATAATCCGCTTTTCTTATCTGGTCGTTTAATTCAATTGCTTGTACTTTTTGAACGTCAAAGTAAATTGGCATTAATAAGAAATTAATACCAGGAGAAAACTGACCAAATCCAAATGTTTCAAGCAATGATTGGATACCTGTACCTGTACCAGCATATGGGTCAAAATAACGAACAATGGCTGGTGGGGACTGATAGAATATTCTTCTAATTTCTATTGAATCACCTTCACTTAATGAAGCAGAAGCAGCAGCCCATTCATTTAAATTATAATTTTGTTGACCTGCCACCATATCAAGAGAACCTGTTTTCACATCATAATATCCACCAACATTAGCTTCAGCAGCATAATCTTCAGCAATACGAGAAGTAATAGTTGTTAAGTTATTACTTAATAGTTTATTATTTAATGATGGATTAATGTTAGATTGAATGTATACTGTTGGTATAGGTTGTGTTATAGAAGCAGAAACAAAGAATTGAGATCCTCCTGCTATTGTATTAGTTGTAGTATAAAAATATACGTGAGATTTTCCTGTTGGTCTTGAAGCAGTTGAACCTGATGTTACATTAGAAAATAAAGATGAGTTATTTATTTTAAAATTAGTAATATCATAGCTAGATATAGAAGAAGTAAAAGCTACTGTAGCACCTGAACCTGTATTAGCTGTAAGAGCTGTTCCAAATGTACCTAAAGAAGCTCCTGCTATTTTATTTCCAATATTATAAGCTGTTATGCTTGTTGTACTACCTGTTACAACATAAAGTTTAGTTGCTGTGTCTGTTTGAGTAGTAGATGAAGTTAAAATAAGTTGAACTTGTACCCCATTACTACCTGTTACACCATAAGTATAACCATCTGTTTGTGTACCAAATGAATATGATCCACTGTTTGGATTGTAATAAGGAGTAAATACAGTAGCTCCACCTACATTATTAAACTGATTATATACAAATGAACTTAAATTGTATGTTGTATATGTAGTTCCACCATTATAACTTCTATAGTTATCAGCTAAGTTAAATGATTTAATTAAATCAAAGTTAGGAGCAATGTAATCTTTTATTGATGAAGATATAGCCCAAATTTCACCATCTACTATTGATTGTGAATAGGCAGGATCGTAATCTACTTCAGCCCATGTTGCTAATCTAGCTGCAGACCAAGTTACAGGAGATTGTACATCATTACTGTTAACATATGAAATAATATTATGAAAGAATGGCAATGTATCCGATCCTTCCATATTAATATATTGGTCTCTAATTTTGTATTGGTAAACTAAATTACCATAAGTAGTAACGGCTTCTTCAAATGCTGCATATACTGTTAAATCAGTAATATTTAATGTAGCTGCGCTTGAGTTAAATTTTTGAGTTGCAAAATTATATTGAGGACCAGTAACACCTAAACGTTGTGCTACGAAACGAGCAACACCTAATGCATCCGTGGTAAATTCCGGGTCATTTGTGTAATATTCAAATGGTGTATTACCCTTTACTGGTGTTAATTTATTTGGGTTACCATTATACTGATCGTATAGGTCTCTTAGATTAATTGCCATTATTTAACTAGTATTTAACACGTATAAATATTAATGGCTATTACTTTCCATATTCATATTCGAGTATCTTACCCACTAGATCAGAACGGTGGTTTTCTTTTAATTTAATCCACTTGATTTCTTCTATTTTTTTGGATAATTCGATTACGTAACTTAAGCCGTTTATTTCGCCTGTATTTGATTTTATATCGGTTTGTTCATTGTCACCGTTAATAACGATCTTACCAGTTTTACCGAGGCGAGTCAATATGGCTAACATTTCACCTTTAGTAAGGTTTTGTGCTTCTTCTACTATTAATATATCGTCGATAGTTTTACCCCTGATGAATTGAACTGGTAGTGCTTTGACTTTATTTTCTTCAATTAGTTTGGCTACCTCTTTTTTATCTGAACAGCATTTGTTAAGGTTTTCAATAAGTGCCTCCATATATGGATCAAATTTACCATTGATATCACCAGGTAAAAATCCCAATGATTTACCAACTTCTACAGCAGCGCGTGTATTGTAAATACACTCAATTTGTTTTTTCTTAAGGAAGTCTAATGCGGCTTGTGCGCATACTAATGATTTACCTGAACCTGCTCTACCTGTTATAATTACTACCTGGTTTTCAATTATTAATCGTTTTGCTTCTTTTTGTTCTTCATTTAATTGGACAGCATTAATTAACTTAATTTCTGTTTTACGCTCACGATTTGGTTCCCTCATGCAGCTATATTTGATATAAATATAACAAAAGAACCCGACCTTACGGGGTCGGGTTCTAAATGTTTAACCTTACGGGGTTAATTATGTTGTTCTAGATTAGATAGTATCTAAACCAGCTACATAAATTTTACCATAATAATCAGGACGGATCATTTTCTTGGCGTAGCGAGTCATCAAGCCCTTACGTGGAGTAAAGGTAGTTGGATCGTACAACAATGGAGTCATGATTAAAGGTACATAAGGAGCAAACACAGCACCACATTCTAAGAACTGATTGCCTTTGTAACCCATGAGGATTACGTTTTCGGTCATATACGGGTTCTTATAAACTTTGTAGCGGCTATTTAAGCTACCTACTTTTTGAATACCAAAGTTAAATTCCATCTTTTCTCCAGTGCCATCACTAGCAAATCCAGGAATGGATTCGATGATTGTAGCAACAGTTGGAGAACATACAAGGAAGTTTGCACCTCCACGTAAGGTTAACTGATGGATTTTATTTGATACTTTTTGTAATTTGGTACCAAGTGTTTGGAACCAACCACCTTGAGTATTGTAAAAGGCTAAGTTAGTAGTAGTAACAGTAGTACCAGAAACACCATAAGCAGTGTTGTTAGTAGCAGACCAATAATCAACAGTAAAGGCGTTTTGGATTAACATGTCTAATAACTCAAGATCAATTTCCATAGAAATGTATTGAGATAAAATTCCTGTTAATTCAGATTCAGCGTCTACTGAATGATAAGCATTCAAATCCTGGGCAAATTCAGGTGTCCATTGTGCTTTCAACTTACGAGTTTTAGCTACAATAGCTTCAGATTTTAACTGAACATTAACTTCAGGAATTGAAATTGTGGTTTGACTTAAATTACTAGGATAACCACCAGGATTAGTACCTGGGGAGTTAGAGTTGCTAGCGTCTTCAAAATCACCACGTGATGTTGCTAAAGGTTGTACTGTGTAGTACAATACTGCTGTTTGAACACCATTAGAACTGGTTGGAGCTGTTCCTACAATCTTAACAAATGAAGATGAAGGTAATAAGAATGAAGCAGTATTATTTGCTACAGTAGTAAATTCTTGTAAGATATTAGATATAGTATAACTTCCAATAGCTTCCCAAGCATTAGCTCCTGAACCAGATATTGTACTACCACTAATAAAAAATGAACGAACTGCATTTACGTCAGAGTTTGCTGGTAATGGAACTAATAACTTTCTATACAAATTAGCTGCTGCAGAAGCAGAATAATCTGCATTTAAGTTAAAGTCAGCCCATGTGGCAAGAGCACCTGTAAGTGCATTTGAAACAGAAGCTGAGAAGTTATTGATAGAATAACCAAATTGTCCAGGACCATAAAGAGATTCAGATGTAATGTCAGTTACGTTTGTGGTAGCGTTAGCACCATATAATGAAGCATTTTGGGTAAAATGCACATCATTAGTACCGTACTTAAAATCCAAATAAAACACAAGACCAGAAGGTAAATTCATTGGTTGAACACTAACGAATTCTTTAGCAGCAATCTCACCAAATACTCTACGTACTAATGGTAAAGCTACACCGTTCCAGCTTTCACCATTGTAAGCACCTGCACCACCAGCTTGGTTACCTGTGGAAGATGCTTCGGTTACTAATTGTTTAGCTTGGTTTTCCAATAATATGGATAACGTATTACGCTCATTCTCACTCTTAATGCCTTCTAAAAGGCCAGACTTAACCCACTTTTGGGTAAGCTTTTTTGCGTCATCAGCAATAACTTTGTATTGATTAGATGACTCTAACAGAGATTGAATATTCATTTAAGAATGTTTTAAATTGTTTTTTAATAAACGACCAGGCTTTTACACCTGGTCGTTTTTATTTAGAAGCCAGATTAGATAGTATCTAAACCAGCAACATAGATCTTACCGTAGTAGTCAGGACGGATCATCTTCTTAGCGTAACGAGTCATCAAACCTTTACGTGGAGTGAAGGTTGTTGGATCGTAAAGAAGTGGAGTCATGATTAACGGAACGTATGGAGCAAATACAGCACCACACTCAAGGAATTGAGCACCTTTGTAACCCATTAAGATTACGTTCTCAGTCATATATGGGTTCTTGTAAACCTTGTAACGACTGTTAAGAGAACCAACCTTTTGGATACCGAAGTTGAATTCCATTTTATCACCATCACCATCAGAAGCAAATCCTGGGATTGATTCGATGATAGTAGCTACAGTTGGAGAGCAAACTAAGAAGTTAGCACCACCACGTAAAGTTAACTGGTGAATTTTGTTAGAAACTTTCTGGAGTTTAGTTCCTAAAGTTTGGAACCAACCACCTTGGGTGTTATAGAAAGCTAATGCAGAAGTAGTAACAGTAGTACCAGAAACACTGTAAGCAGTGTTGTTAGTAGCAGACCAGTAATCAACTGTGAAAGCGTTCTGGATTAACATATCTAACAACTCGAGGTCAATCTCCATAGAGATGTACTGAGATAAGATACCAGTTAATTCAGCTTCAGCATCTACGCTATGGTAAGCGTTTAAGTCTTGAGCGAATTCTGGAGTCCACTGAGCTTTCAACTTACGAGTTTTAGCAACGATTGCTTCAGATTTTAACTGAACGTTAACTTCTGGAATAGCAATTGCAGTTTGTGATTGGTTATTTGGATAACCACCTGGGTTAGTACCTGGAGAGTTAAGGTTATTAGCATCTTCAAAGTCACCACGAGATGTTGCTAAAGGAGCTACGTTATACAATAAAGTTACATTACCTAAAGTACCACCAGCACCAATAGCAGCAACTGGAATTAAGGAACCAGTAACGATAAAGGAACCAGTATTGTTAGATACAGTTGTAAACGCAGACAATACTTGTAAGTCAATGTTAGTAGAACCTGAAAGAACTTGGAAAGCACGAACACCGTTAACATCGAAGTTAGCAGGTAATGGAACAAGGATCTTTTTAAAGCTAGTAAAAGAAGAAGAGTAAGCAGCGTCTAAGTTAAAATCTAACCAAGTAGCAGCACCAGTTGCACCACCAGCAGATGATGTGATAGCAGCAATAGAAGATGAGAATTGGTTGATAGAATAACCGAATTTACCAGCACCATATAATGAAGCTGAAGCAATATCAGTTACGTTTGTAGAAGCATTAGCTCCATATAAAGAACCACCAGAGGCAAATGGTTTAACACCAGTACCATACTTGAAGTCCAAGTAGAATACGAGACCAGAAGGTAAGTTCATCGGCTGTACAGAAACGAATTCTTTAGCAGCGATTTCACCGAATACACGGCGTACTAATGGAAGGGCAACACCGTTCCAGCTTTCACCGTTGTAAGCACCAGCACCACCAGATTGGTTACCAGTAGATGAAGCTTCAGTTACTAACTGCTTAGCTTGGTTTTCGAGTAACATCGCCATTGTATTGCGATCGTTCTCGCTTTTTAATCCTTCTAAGAGACCAGATTTGGTCCACTTAGCGGAGAGTTTTTTGGCGTCATCAGCAATAACCTTGTATTGGTTTGATGACTCTAATAATGATTGAATGTTCATTTTGTTTAAAATTTTGTTTTGTTTTTTTTTAATTATTTGATGTTTGCAAGTTTTTGCATACGTGCAATCACATCATTAGACTCAACAATAGTTTTGTTAGGAGCTATACCAGCTGCTTTAGAAGCAAATCCAAGACTTTCTTTGATTTGATTTTTAGGGGCAGCAGTTAAAGCAGTTTGAAGAGATTCAAATACTACTTTAGCTTCTTTAACATTAGTTGCTTTATCGAATGAAGCAATTACTTTTACTTTTTGTGATTCAGTCAAATTCTTAGCTTTGAAGATTTTATTAACATAAAGTAACTTAGCGTTTAACAAATTAACTTCGTTTAACTCATTACGAAGAGTGTTGATAGTTTCGATAGCTTCTTCAAGTTCTTCTTTGAATTCACCTGTAGTTTTACCGAATTGCTTCCAGTTACCGCCCATAGCGCTAGCGCCTGGTTCAGTACCAATAGTAGACATTTTAACACCTTTGCTTTTCAAGCAATCTTGGAAGGCAGCAATTCCTTTTCCTTTAGTTTGGTCTTTACAAGATTTGATAGTATCAAGATCTGTGTCATAAGCCCAAGCGGAAAGTTTGTTACCTAAGTCACCAAAGATACCTTCTTCAAGTTCTTCTTCTTCGTAATTTTCTTTTACCATTTTCTTGTCTTTTTTGTCTTCTTTTTTGTTTTCTTTATCTTTTTTCTTTTTAGCTTCTTCAAGCTCTTCTGATTCATCTAAAGAATCCAATTCAGCTAACAATTCTTCTAAATCAATCTCATCTTCAGCACCGCCGGTTTCTTCACCACCCATGTCTGTAGGTTCTTCAGCACCCATTTCAGGAGCTTCACCACCCATTTCTTGAGATACGATGTCTTTGATAAGATCTTTGAGGTCTTCGATAGTCATATCTTTTACCTCTACTTCTTCTTCACCTTCTTCTCCAGTTGGTTCTTTTTCAGTGGCTTCTTCTTCTTCAGATTCGCCTTCTGCTTCTTCACCAGCTTCTTCTTTTTCAGCTTCGTTTAACTCAGCTAAAATTTCAGATAAATCGAAGTCTTCTTCTAAATCTTCTTCGTTGAGGGAAGTAGTGTCTTCTTTGTCCCAACCAAAAGTTTCAGTGTCGAATCCTTCTTCCATTTCTTTTTCGCTCTTTTTAGCTTCTTCAACTTCTTCTTCACCATCCATTTCTTGTAACTTTGCAGCTAACATGGATTGAAGTTTTGGAGTTAAAGCTTCTTCAAGAGCGGCTTTTGCGTTTGCTAACGCAGCTTCGCGAACGGCTTTGGCGTCGGCGATAGCCTCTTTGAATAAGTTTTTGTTACTCATTTTGTTTTTCTCCTTAAATTTGTTTTCGGAAATAAGCTTATTAGAGAAGCTTAATGGGGGTTAATTGATTAACCAAGCTACCATAAATAGAAGTGGGTAGCTATTGTAGGCTACCCATAAATATATGTAGATATTAAAAACCGCGAATTATTTTTAAGCAGCTACTATTTTTTTAGCTAAATCTGCTACTTCAGATGTTTTAAAAGCAGCAGCACCCCCTTCGAGCCCTTTAACAACAGCATTTATAGCATGGCCTGCTTCAAGTCCAGATCCAATAGCAGCTCCAACTAATAAAGAAGCGTAAGCTCCATGAGCTAAATCATGTAATTCTGATGTTTTGTCAAAAGGATCTTGATCTCCATAACTTTTAGGATAAGCTGCTTTAATCCATCCTGCTAAAGAACCTATATATTGGTTTTCTAAATTATGACCTGCAGTTTTTAACAAATCACCTATTTTTGTTTTATTAACAGCACCTTGTGAAAAATATTGTCCTATAAGATCTGCTCCTTTCCCAAGTAAATTTAATAATCCTGGTGCTCCTATTATAATAGATGCTAGAGTTACAAAAATTTCATTTTGTTTTCCATCATTAGGAGATACTTTAACCTGTTGTTCCGCTGATTGTAAAATATTTAAAAAAGATTTTAATCCTTTTTCAACAGCTTGTTCAGCTTTAGCATCTTCAGCTTCAGTTATAATACCAGCTAATTGCTGTAGTCTTTTTGCTTCTTGTATTAACATAGTGGACATACTCCTGTTTGTGCGCAAATAATTTCGGTAATTAATTCATTTACTTTACTATAATCTTTAACTGAAGCAAATTTCTTAGATTCAGCTAATTGCATATATGCTTGTGGGGTTGATGGTACTGATACTAAATCCCAACATAATAATTCGAAATCGTCTTGTACCTCTACAGTTTCACCTAACTGTTTAACTGAACCCATACCACGAGATGAAATACCAAGTGGAATACCTGATAAAATTAATGCTTTAGCAATATTGCCTGATGGTGTAGGTAATAATTGGATTTTACCCATAACGTTATTTCCATCCCACCAAACATCAGTGACAACATGTGAAGTATTTGCTAAATTTACAACAGATGCTTCAGGATGATCTAATTCGCCTAAAGCAGTACGTGTTTTAACAGGACCTTCTAAATATTTGTCTACTTCACGTTTAAGAACTTTAAAAGGATATTTACGATTGTTACCATTTTCTTGGTCAGCGGCTTGTAGTTTACCTACTAATTCAACTAAACCAGCTTTAGTATCTTTACCTTCAACTAAAGTAAGCTTAGCTGATTGAAAGGGGGTGTGATCTATTAATAATGATTTACTCATTTTTGTTATTTATAAATTAATTCTTAAACTAACTCGTCATCACCTGTTTTTCCTAAAAGTCTACTAGATATTCCATGAATAATAAGAGAAGCTACTAAACTAATCACGGGACCTATAAAAGCTCCAAATCCCCACGTAGCAATTCCTAATAAAGAATTAATAAAAATACCTAATGGAGCACCACCTAAAGCTAATAAATTAATCCCAGCTATGCTTCTAACCAAACCAGCTATTTTTCCCTCAAGTGTATCTTCATCAAGTGCTTCTTTTAAATCTTCAGGAGTTTTAGCAGTTTTATCAGGATTAATAGCATCTACTTTAGACATAATATCTTCTAAAGACGGACCACCTTCTGCTTCAGAAATATTAAATTTAGCTTTAAAAGCAGCTATATCTTTGTCAGACATTTTAGATACAATTGTATCTATAAGTTTTTTAAATAAAGAAGAATTAACAATTTTATCTTTAACTTTAGCTAAAGCTCCAGATACTATTCCTTCATTTTGATGACCAGCAGTGTCAGTTAAATTATCACGACCATCAAAATATTCAGATAATTCTTCACGAATTATTTCCATTAAATCGTCTTTAGACAATGATTTTAATTTTTGAGAAATACCAGCGTTTCTGCTAAATATAGTTGATGGAACACTACCATTATCAACTTTTGGTGTTTCACTACCAGCTTCATACACATATTCTACATTAACATATCCAACACTTTGACCAACTTTATTTGCTAATTCTACATCAATACTTTGTAATAAAGAACCTGGACGGTTTGTTTTAAATGAAGTGATAGTAAAGGTTTCGTTAGGATTAATTTTTAATGCTTTTGCAGCTTCAGAATTAACTTTTACTTTATCTCCTCTTTTAAGGCCATTATGTATTTCAGCAGCTGCTTCTTCACCTTTCTTTTGTGCTAAAAACTGCATATATGCTGATGATGGTTTGCCTTCAATTTCAGGATCAAAATCACGCTCTAAATCTTCTTTTACTACTTTCATTTTTTCACCAGTAGCATTCATTTTTTGAACACCACGAGATGCTTTAGCAACTAATGACATCAATGAAATGCCTTTTTCTGGTTTGTTAGTTTCTTTAGAAGCTTTATTAGATGATGCTTTTACTTTTTCAATATCTTTAACCGGCTTCATTCCATTATCTTTATCAACCAAGCTATCTTCACCTTTGACTTCTTTCATTTTGTCAGAGCCAGGCTTTAATTTACCAATAGTTGGAATTTCAGTCATTTCTTTACCACCAGCTAATAACATAGCTGTATAGTAGATTGGGTTTTTCTTTAGGTTTTTAAGGACAATCTTGGCAGCTTCAATTTTAGATAAATCTTCGTCTTTTTCCATTTCCAAATCAATACCAATCAATACTTCTTGACCATTTAAATTGTCAATTTCTTTAAATTGAGCATACATTGATTTTCCATTAGCATTTTCCCATTTAGCTTTAGCCTCATTTAGATTTTCATCATATTGGCTCATTACAGCTTCTTCACCTTTTTTTTCTTTTTCGTATTTATCAATCATAGCTTGGATTTCATCATCATCACCATCATTCTCTTCTAAACCAGCTTTATCTAATTTAGTATAATATTTAGGATCTTCTTGTAAATGATCTAAAGCAATTTCTTCAGCTTTAATACGATCTTTAGTATGTTCCATTTCAACTTTGATGCCTTTTTTTAATTCTTCTTGATCAACGTCAAGATTTCCTTCAATTAAAGCTTCATTTAAAATACCCTTATTGCGAAGAATTTTAACAGCATCGCCAAATGATGTTACATTAGTTACATAATGAGGCATAGCCATACGTAAATTTCTCATGAAATTTTGTTGTGACATTCTACCTTCTTTCAAATCAATGAATTGTTGCTTTATACTTTTCATTTGTATTGTAATTTAGCGGCCTTGGCCTTTATATTTTGATACTTTTTTATCTTTAGGTCCACGTGATTTAGCAGCTTTACCACCTTTGCGTGTACCGAATGTTACTTTACGTGACTCACCTCTACCAGTTGCTTTTGCCATTATTGATTTAAGTTTTTAATCTTATTATTTAATTGGTTGATCATTTCAGAAATTTGACCTACATTCTTTTGGGTAGCTTTCCAATAATTAATACCTCCATCTTCACTTAATTCTTGTTTCATGCGAGAAGTATACTCAACAATACGATCAATTTCTTGTAATTTACGTTTTACCTCACGAATTGCTTTATGAAGTTGTTCAGATTTAGTTCTGAATTTAACTTCAGTTTTAAACTTATTATAGGTTACTTCGTTAATTAATTCTTTTTCAATAATGTTGTTTAATGATTCTTTCATTTGATTTTCTTTTGTAGATGCATAATATCCACCTCCTTTAGTAGCTAAACTAGGACCAGTATATCCACTAGCTGCAGTATAACCACTAGGGGCATCATAATTACTACGCTCGCTTATAGATTTATATTTACTTAATAAATCTTTTAAAGCATTAAAAAGTTGTGCCCCCGTCATACCATCAGTTTCAGCGTATAACTTGATAATTTTTTTTATTTCAGATACAGGAATCGAAGCTTCAGCTAATTCGTTTAAAAGTTCGTTCATTGCTGATTTTTTACCTTTCCATAGTTCTTTATAGTCAAGCATTTTAGAATGCTTAGGCATTCCTTTGGTTACTTTCCATCCTTCTTTTTCAGCATATTTAGTTGCAGTATTTTTCTTTTGTCCTTTAGAAGAAAAAGCACGTGGTGTTAAATACCCACCAGCATCTCCAGATGCAGATTCTTCTTCTAATTGTTTACGTACTAATGATTTTATGTATTCTTTTAAATTCATTATTTTTATATTATGCTCCAAGTGCTAATAAATCGCCACCTTTACTTTGCCACTGTATATCTGCTTTAAGTATTTCTTCAAGTTTTTTAAAGAATGTACTTTCTTTAGTAGCTCCTATTTCATAGCCACTTAAAAAACCACTATTAGCATCCATAATAACTTTTAATTTATTACTTCCACCACCAGAAATAGTACATGGTGTTGATTTGATATCTTCTAAAGTTTTTTTAAATTTATTATTTTCTTCTTGATCACTACCTAATTTTTCATTAGAAATAGTAAAAGTAAGTTCTGGGCTTATTTGAAAATAATCTGGATCACTATTAGACCCTTGTGGATAATATTCATTATTTATATTAGATACAGTAGCTGTAGCTGTGCATCCGTTTGGTTTGTTATCTTCACTTAACCCTACTAAGTTTAATGTAGTTCCTTTTAAAGGTGATAATATTTTAACTACATCTTCTTTTTGTTTTAATAAAGACTTAATACTTTCTTCATTTAATTGTGATTCAGTAATAAGACCTGCTAAAAATTGCATTCTTTTTGCTTCGTTGATTAATTGTGCCATTTTATTTTTATTTTACAGATTTTAATTCGTCAATTAATTGGTGAAACTGCAGTAAAGCAATGATGTTATCATCCTTTACGCTTTGATTTTTATCAAGTGGTTTTAATAAATTAACTATTTCAGTCAATTTAATTTGAGTTGTTTTATCAACTACTGTTTTACTTAATTGTGCAATTTGTGCTTTAATAGCGGTAGTGCTTTCATTTACAAATTCACGTAATTTAACAGTATTAGAAATATTATTAATATATTCTTTCAACACAGATTTTTGTGCTGGGGACATATCACCATATTTTTCGTTGAATTTTTCAAGCAACATTTTGTAGGCTAAGATACGAGTACCTTTGTCCATTTTAGCATACTCTTCTAACACGCGATCTGTAACATTAGCTTTATTTACCTCTTTACGAGTAATATGCTCTAATAATGTTACTTTATTTTCAATAACTTGAGCAGGTTCAACAAACTCTAGTGAGTTATGAGCCTCAATTAAATTATACGCAGCAGCGTATTGTGAATAGTTATTGATTTTTGATTTGAAGAACTCTTCAATATCATAAGCTTCACGAATATCTTTGATTAAATTATATTTTTCTTTACGTAACGCAGAACGATTTAAACGTGAAGATATTTCAAGTGTTGCTGTGATTAATGATTCGGCTTTACTTTCAGTTAATGCTTTAGTATTAGTTAAAGCCTGATATAACTTATGTTCTTTAGTTAATTCAGATTTAGAAAAATATTTCTTTACTAAATTAATAGCAGCTGAATCCTTACCGGATACTGTATCTGACGCGATTTGGCGAACCAATAGTTCAAATAATATACCAGTATTTTTGAATTTGCTATGTTTAATTTTCATATAAAATAGTATGCACTACCTATAAATATGTAGTTGTTATACGTCCTTGATATTTTTTTCGTCCAATAGTGTAGATTCCTGTTCAGGTTTAATAGCTAATTCTTTACGGAAGGCACTCATTCCTTCAAGTAAGCCTTTATGCTTTTTAGATTCAGCTAATGCTAATGGTGAACCACCTTTTGGTGTACTGCTTCCTTCATCAGGAATATTAGCAGTATATAATGTACCATTTTCAATACTACCTAATCTATCTTTACCTAATGGGTCTTTTTGTGTACCTACAATAGAAGATTTCTCTTCAGGACGACCAACAGGACGTTTTTCGTCATATCCAGGAGGGATAGCACCTGTATCACCAACACCATTTCTTCCTTTACCATACAATGAAGCAAGATCGTGTGGTGTACCATAAGATTTACCAGATTTAGCTGGGTCGTTACCTTCGTTTTCAAGCTGGGATAAGCGGAAGGTACGTTTCATATCTTCAAGTACTAAATCACGATATTCATCATATTGATCTTCGCTGAATTGGAATACATTATCATAAATCCAATCTGAAGGTAATAATTTGGTATCTTGGATATCTTTAGCTAATGCTATTTTTTCTTTCCATAATGCTACTTTTTCCTGTTCATAGATGATTGATGGAGTAGTCAATGATAATTCGAAATTAGTCAATGATTCACCATCATATCCTTGAACGTATAAGTGTACTAAGGCTATTTTATACAATTCACTAACAACAATACGTTGAATGCGTTCAACGGTGCGAGCAAAACGAATATCTTCAGCAGCTAATGTAGCCTTACCTGTTAAGTCTTTTTCAAATCCGAAGAAAGCTTTAGGTACTTTAAGTGCTGCTAACATTTCATCGCGGAGGAAGTTTACGTCATCAATAGCATTATACTCTAAACCTTTTAAGGTATCGATTTTAGTATTGCTATTAGCGCCACGTTGTGGAATATAGAAGTCCTCCATTACGTTCATCATGTTATAACGTAAGTTATATTCGCCAGTATTTTTGTCGATGAATGGAGTTTTTTGCATTTTTTGCTTTAAACGCTCCATGTATCCATCAACTTCATTCGGAGGTAAGTTTCCAATATCAACGTAGAAGATACGTTTTTCTGGGGCACGGGTGATGCGATGTAACAACATAGCATCTTTCATCAACACATATTGCTTATAAGACTTACGAGCAGGCTCAATATAAGAACGTCCGTAAGGCAAGTAGTTAGCGTCAGTTAATAGTCTAAAATGCGCTATTTCATAATTTTCAAATTTAATCTTACCATCTCTATCTTTAACACGTGAGTTGATACCACCAGCGGCAATTACCATTGGATCAATCTTAAAACACACATAAGATGGATTAGTAGGATCTGTACCTTCTTCACGAACCATATCATAAACTGATAATGGTGTTACGCTGTAAATACCAAATTTTTCTGCAATTTCAAGGTGTAAATAAAAGTCGCCATATTTACACATATTGCGAATCCATAACCATAAGTTAAATTCTATGTTTAAAACATCATAGAATAAATTATATAAAATGCGTTGAACATTTTCGTCAGCACTTCTGATTTGTACTACTTCTTGAGCTTCATTCTTTAATGTTGATTCATCAGCAACAATATCAAGAGCAGAGGCAACAATTGATTCTGTATCCATTGCTTCATAGTCAGTATATAACTGAATACGAAGTGTTTGGTAGTTCATTGTTGGGTTGTATGGCATATTAGCGCCATAGCGGTGCAACTTGGTGAATCTATCAATTAAAGCATTTGTTTTTACGTTTCCGTAAGCTTGAATTCTGTCAACGTCTACCGTTTTTAACTGATTGCCTCCTACATTTCTGATGATAACATCTGTGGAGAATAGGCGTCTTAATCTACTAAATAAGCCTGTATTTTGTTCAGCCATTTGTGTTTTATTATGTCAATAAATATTTATCAATTATAGTATCCATGTAAAATCTTCAGGGCCGTGGGGTGTATCCATTATATATGGATTTGGTGTTCCGCTTGGTAACATAGGCATGTCACCTGGTCCACCACCAGTTCTAGATATACCACCCAAAGCCATCCTAGTCATGTCTAACCCTTGTTGATGGAATTTAACACCAGTGTCTCTAGTAAATAATCCAATTCCTAAGGCCATAACTAAGTCGTCATTATATCCATTTTGGGCTTGAGCTTTACCATTTTGCCAAACGAATACACGTAATTCTTCAAGTAAGCGTTTAGACCTAAAAGTAAATACTCTATCTCGAATATACGCCTCCATTTTGGAGATAACAAGTGGTCTTGTTTTGACTGATGTAGTGAATCCAGGAACTGTTTGTTCACTATCCATTTTAGCCATCCATTTATCTACATGCATTTCACCATAAGCACGAGGTGAATAATATAAGTTTCTATAACCTTTTTCTATAATTGTGTTTACTACATCCCATCCTACGTTTGCATTTTCAACTACAAGTAAAGCATTATTATATTCAGAAGCAACAGAAACAAGCATATTACCATATGTTCTAGTATCTATTTGCGACTTATATTCAGCTACTTGTTCACATGTTTCCACATCGATAACATGAAACGCTGAGTAGTCCGAGCCATCTCCGCGAGCAACGTCAGCACATAAAATATAAGACTTACTATAATCAGGATACTGCCAAATCCAAAAATCACCACCCATAAAGCGGCGTTCCACAGGATCTTGGATAAATGTTTGTTCATAAAAGGATAGATTGTCAGGTTCAATTACTGAGTTTCCAGAACCAAGGAAGTCACAGTCATATTCTTGGGCAAATTCACGTGGTGACATGTTTGCACGTTCACGTTCTTCCCAAGCCTCATCTCTATCAGGATGTAAATTCCATTTTAGCTCTATTGGCCAGAAGTCATTCTTGCCAATTTGAGCTTCAGTATACATTTTGTGAAACCAGTTACCAATACCATTTGGAGAGGATAATGCTATGATTCCTCCACCCGTAGCAATGGTAGGTTTAATACTGGTGTAAATGCGATCAATACCTTCAATAAACGCGGCCTCATCTATTAATAATAAGGATACGGCGTAGGATCGACCAGCATCTGAGGCAGCGGATGTAGCTACAATTTGAGAGTTATTAGCTAATTTTAGTGATAATTTATTATCTGAAATTGGTTTTTGGTTACCACGTAACCAGGAAGGTAAGTTATTATACATAAATTGTACCTTTTCAACCATTCCTTTAGCTGTTTCTTGTTTAGTAGCTATACACAATACTGTTTTATCTTTTTGAAACAACATTGTCCACAAAGCATATCCTGCTACAAGAGTAGAGATACCTAACTGACGAGATTTATTTACTATGGAGAAACGATGCTGTCTAAAATCACCTAATGTTGTTTCCTGAAATGGGTATAGATGAAATAATACTCTACCTTTTACTGGGTGTGTAATGTAACAATATTTTCTAAAGAAATGCACAGGATCCATAGCACATTTGATGTACTCCTGCTTAATTATTTCTTTAATGTCTGCTTGATTAGCCATATATAACACTATTGGTTATATATAAATATATAAAAGAAGCCCAACCGTTGTGGTTAGGCCTCAGTGCATGGGATTGCAAGGGGTTATTTTGTAAAATATAAATATGTTAAACCACCAACAATAGCGGTTCCAGTTATTTTAAGGAAAGCAAGTTTAACTTTAAGTTTCTTGTTTTGTTTTTGTAAGTCTTTAACCCATAATCCTTGAGCATCAAATTTAGCTTGTTCATTTTTGATACGCTCTTCGTATATAATGCCTTTTTGAACGTGTCCTGAAATGATACTGTCTTTTAGTGTTATTTTTGATTCTAAAAGTGTAACATGCTCATTTGCTAATTTTAATTCAGCTTTAGCACTATCACCACTAACTAAATCTTTAACAATTAGTTTAGCAACAGGTGCAGGAATATGAACTGTATCTTGTGTTTGAGCGTTACCAAATAAAGGTAAAAACGCTAATATAATTAAAAGGTATTTCATTAGTAATTGTATCTTGCTTTAAAGAATGAATCAACTTGAGTTGGAGTATATTGTTCTGCTTGTTGACTTGCTTCATGATAATATTCACGAACAATAGTAGTTTTTTCCTTAATGTGATCTACTTGAAAATCAATTTGCTTAACTTCTGTTTCATAAGCATTAATTGTACTATCAATTTGTTTTTGATGTTCAATTAATTGTTTATTAACATTAGTTAATGAATCGATTGTTGCTTTAATATCAGCAGGCATTTGTGGTTGACGAGTGGTAACCCACAATAATCCTAATAATACTAATATTCCACCAATAATATAAAGACCAATTTTACCTTTACTTTTATTTTTATTAATAAAATCGATAAGTTCAGCCTTTGTAACTGTTTTTTTCTTTACCATAAATTATTTTTTAATACCAGCGTAATATTGCATTTTTCCAATTGTCCATTCATCTAATGGTTCTTCTGTTTCTTCTTCAGGTGTTTCAATTGGTTCAACTGGTTTGCCAGTTTGTTTTGCAATTTTATTTTTTAAATAATCTGAACCTGCAACTAAATCATTAATTCTATCTTCAAGTGATTTTTTTAAATCACGTAAACGTTGTAATTCAGTTGATGGTTTATCTGAGATATCACCAGCTGTTGTTCTAGATTTTCTTAATTTTAAGATATTAGATTTAGTAGCAGCTAAGCGTTGAGATAAATCATCATATTTCATCCAGGTATTATAATCTTCATCTGACATTGAGCCGGCAGCAGGTTCTGCTTTTTCAAGTTCACCAGCTTCTGGTTCAGTACTATCAGTAAAGTCTTCAGAACCATCATCATTTGGTTTATCATCAAAATACATTGCGAGAGGATTATCAGCACCACCCATAAACAAATCTTCTGGTTCAGTAGCTTGTGGTGCTACTTCTTCACCTGGTTCAGGTGTAGCTTCAACTTCACCTCCAGCACCTAATTTAACTAACACACCAGCATCAAGCAATGCGTTTACTACAGCATTGGCGATTTGTGGGCGAGCAAAATTAAATTGTGATTGTAATGATTTTTTATCAGCACCTGGGTTTTCGCGGAAGTAGTTGATAATGTCTTGTAATGAAGTTCCACTAACGCGTTTGTTAGCATATTGAGCAGTATCTATATTTTCATCAGCTAAACGGAATCCTTTAGGGGTACGAGCCATTTCATCCAATTCGAGAGCAGAAATACCAGGTTTATTTAATTTTTGCATTTTTTTACCTAGAGATGCTATTTTTTTGTCAACAGCTACTTTTTCAGCATCGTGAGCTGGTTTGTCAGCAGCTGATGGAGTAGCAGTATTTAATTCTGATTTTTTCTTCTGCAAAGCAGCTATTTGAGCTTGAGTTGCCTGTTTTTCAGTATCTTGTGCTTTTTTATCTTCTGCCGGGCCTTCAGTTAATATTTCTTGTATTGCTTCGCGAATAATTCTGCGGAGTTGTTTAGCTTTCATTACTTTCAATTCGTTTAGTGTGATGTCCATAAATATTAGTTTAGATTGGAAATAATAGTAGCAATACGTTCCTCCGTACTACCCTTAACAGTTATTAATTTTTTAGGTTTATATTCAATTAATGACATTTGAATAACTAGATCAATCTTTTTGCGATATACTTCATCAGTTTCACGAACACCATTATCTTCTATATTAACACCTTCTGGTGAAACATAAATTACTAAATCATAATAATCTTTCAAATGCATCGCTGCTGTTACAAAGTCACGTTTTTCCCAATCAGCAATTGATTTCGCTGATAATGTAAAAGCACACACATCCCAAATTGTACGATCTGTAATGATATTATCTACTAACAATTCAGTAGCACGTTCAGCTAAAAATACAAATTGACCACGCAGTGTAGAATCAGTATTCAATGGAATACCTAAATCACGCAAATATTTACTACGCTCTGTTTGTACAGGATAATCTTTAAATTGTTCTGTCTCGCCTAGCGCCTTAGCTAATGTAGTTTTACCTACAGACATTGTACCAACTAATCCTATTCTCATTTTTTATTACGTTTATTAATTTTGTTCATTTGGCGTTCATTCTTCTTAATTTGCTTAGCCTCTTTAACACGTTCTTTAATACGTTTTTCAGCACCAGCTTTATATTTGATATCAACATCAATTGGACCACGAGCAAATTTATCTAAATTAAATGTCCATGTTTCAATTGTGTCTTCATCCTCATAAACACGAGTAAATTTACGTGGTTTATCTTCTGCTGTTTGTTCTTTTATTCTTCCTCTTCTTTCTATCATAACATGAAATTAAGAAAAGGATCTTGACGATCCTTATACTCTTGCGCCTGCTGCTTTACCAGCTGCTGTTTTATACCAAGGCACTCCGTTAGTATCTTTTTTTCTATCTTCCCAATCTGTTTTAGAATATTTAAAACCAAATAACCAATATTCGGATTGGCGCTTATTGCCTTGAGGAATTAATGCTGGGCCATCAATGTTGTGAAGTTTATTAGTACCATCTACATTCAAATAATAAGCAATAGTACCATCACCTGTAACTATTTTTCTAGTTTCCATCGTTTTTGGTTGTAAAGATACGAAAGAATCTTTATCAATCCAAATCCTCTAATCCGGTATCGTCTTTGCGAAGATCTTTTTCTATATCCTTCATTGTATTAACAGCCCATTGTTTTTCATCGTTTGTTAATTCATCATTAACAGCGTTTTCTACAAACGACAAAAACTCATCTTCTTCTAATTTGTATAATTCAGCAAAAAATAATTCGCGAACGCGAGCATCTTCTACATTGCTTTCAGCATATAATTTATTGATAGCATCATATAAAAACTTACCAAAACGTAAATCGTTTGGTTCGTTTGATAATTTATCTACAGCACCAACAATAGCTTGGTTTTTTTCTTTATCAGCACCAAATCCTTCTGTACCAACGATTTCGTAAAGTCCTTTTACGATTTCGTGTACGAGCATTGGAAAACAAATTGCTTTAGCTTTAATAACGAATTGCTCGTTTTCCTCATCATATTCCATTTCACTTTCACCACCTTGCATTTTTTGTCCTTGAGCTAAGGCAGCTAACATCATAGCAATAGCATTTTCATCATCATAAATCCCAAATGCTAATTTTAAAATTTCGTTGTATTTGTCTACTAATGCTGGATTGATAGCGTCTAAATATTCTTTGAAGAGCATAAAGCCAAAGGCGCCTCTAATTGAGGCACCTTGTGTAATGCCATTTATGATGCGGCGTTTGGCTTTCAATTTTTCAGGATCACCTTCACCAAAATTAGGTAAAGTTGGATCCTCATTTGGTGGAGGATTAGGAATATCTAAATCATCCGTTCCTACTATTTTAGCATCAATCTTAATATTTGCATAATCAATAATTGGATAAGCATCAGTCACCATTTGAGCAGCTACCATTTCAAGTTCATCACGGTATCCTTCCTCAGCATCTATAATTTCATCCAATATTGTTTTGGATTTCATTAAAGTTTGCATCAAATTTTTGTCACCAAGCATCTGGCGTAATGATTCACCAGATTTGCCTTTTAAGGCAGTCATTGTTTTAGGTGAAAATATTTTTTCGTATTCTACTTCTAAAAGCTTAGCCATTTTTCTTTGCGGCTTTAAAACGTTTAACAATTTTCGCTAACATTTCAGCTTCAGTCATAGTAGCCTTTGGTTTAGGCTTTACATCAGGGTTACCTAATGGACGACGTGGTTTTGGTTTACCAGGAGATTTTACTGGTGGTTCAGCTACATCTGGTTTTTCTTGTGGTTTTGATGGCGCATTTTCTGATATCTTTTTTGGTTTTTTTATTTTTACAATTTTAGCATCTTGACGAATTTTACGTGCTGCTTCTCTTGCATCATCCATTGTATTATAATAATTATAATCCAATATACGACCTCTATTATCAATACTTACTATTCTGTATTTTATTTCAAAATCATCCTTCGGCTCATTAGTAGCTTCATTTAACTCCTGCTTTATAACACGGCGAATTGTTTCGATTAATTGTTGTTTAGTCATTATTGTCCATTTGACAATAAATATTCAGAAACATAAATTCCATGAGCACCACTAACTGTAATACCACGTGCACTTAAGGCATCACCTACAAAATGCACATTAGGAAAAGGAGCTAATGCTAAACTATCATAGTTTACCAGTGGTTCAGGGCTAAGATATTTTACCTCAGGAATATACATACCCCAATCATCACCAAACTCAAACACTTTATTCATATCACTGATGAAATTCATAACATATTTCATGTATCCATCCATTGTTGGTTCAACAACATGAGCCAGTGTATCCATACTGATTTGGTGAGCAGTTACTGTTGTACCTTCAGATGTTAATCCTGGTTGGCGAGTCATGTTTGGTGAGTAATATAATCCTTTACCATTAATTTGTAGTTTAGAAACTACATCACGTGACCACTTAAATGGATCCTCAATACCTTTGATTTCCATTAAGATACCAAAGTTAGTCATTTGGTTTTCAAATTCCTTACCTTTTTTGGCGTGACCATTGTAACTGATGTCACCATAAGTTTCTTCAACAGCCACATATGCAGCGTTATTGTTAGTACAAAATGAACGTAAACTAACATTATCGAATTTTTGATATAATTTAAAGTCATAGGATACATCAATTAGTTTTTGGAAGTATTTTTGTGGTGCTTCAAATCGAACGCCAATTTGTACTGATTTAGGTTCAGTAGGGAATTCATATTCGTCTGATAATTGTTGAGCAAAATCAATACCGGATTTACCTACTGCAAATATTAGTTCATCATATAGAGTATGTTTAGTATCAGTAGGACCTGCTATACTAAGTGGATTAAATAATATTGTATTGTTTGTAAAATCAATACTTGATACTTCTGTATTCCACCAAAAATTAATACCTTTATCTAACAAATATTGATACCATGTTTTAGCAATTTCATGTAAGAAATTAGAACCAATATGCCATACAGGAAACATTCTTAAACCAAAGTATGGTTTAATAAATTCAGGTTCTTCTTGTGGATCAGACATAAAGATTTCATCTGGTTTAGGATGGAAACGAGTAAAATTATCTACTACTTGTTTCATCAATTCCATTGCTTTTTCTTCACCACAGTATTTTGATAGTTGACCACCAATTGATGTGTGATAAGTTAATTTACCATCACTCCAACCACCAGCACCAAGCATGCCTGTCATTACTTCTTCAGGTAAGCGGTTATGTGGATCATTTCCTTTGTCTATGATAGTGATCAGTTCACCAGGATAGCCGTTATCTACTAATTTTGTTGCAGCGTTAATTCCAGCAACGCCTGCTCCTACAATTACAATTTTCTTTTGCATATGATTAAATGTACGATTTTACTTTGACATTTCAAATTAAGGTGGCCCACCTTTTTGGGTGGGCCACTACTCCAATTATTTATACCTCTATGGGGCGAACAGGCAATGAATCTGTTCTATATGTTTATCCAAACAAATCAGATTTAAACACTAATGTTCCTTGTTTTAATTCAGCATTTTTCAATATATTCTCTCTGCTTAATTCATCTATTTTACTTTGATTAATATAAGTATAATCCAATATTCCCTCTCTAGAAACATTTATAATATATCCTGGTATTCCTGGTTTTTGTTTGAATTTTTGTAATATAAATCCTTTAAGTAAATCTGATGTAAAATGTTGTGCAGATTTTGGTGAGTATTTTTCTATTAATTTGTCTAGTTTGGTATATAAAGAAGATATGAAATCAATATTAAATACACTTCCAATTTCTCTTAATTCATCATTTTCATATACTGTTAAAGCATTTGTACAAGCCTGATTTAAATCTTCTACAGTAGCATTAAAAGCATTTGGAGGAGTTTGTTTTTTTCCTTTTGGTTGAAATTCTGTTATTAAGGCATCTATTCCTAATACTACATTTAAATCATTTAAACTAGTTGTATAACTTCCTATTCTACCTATTGCTATTTTTTTACTTTCTAAAGATTTAATTTCAACTCCTACTCCATCAATAAGTAAGTCTGGATTTCCTCCTCCCCTAGTATCTTCTGCAGTGTGGCCAGATTGATGGGCAAACAACCAATATATTGATATTTCTCCATTTCCTGATCCCTTGGTACCTTCTTCTTCAACTCCTCTTCCTGCTTTAGAAGGAACAACAGAAAATAATTTTTTAAATATTTCTAAATCATCAGGATCTGTTATTTTTATAGTTCCGTTCTTTTTTTCTAAGTTATATCTACCTTTAACTTTAGGAATATTTCCTCCTAACTTTAAAGAAATAGTTTCGTCATATTTATCACTTCCTTCATTAAGATTTATTTCGTCTATATTATATTCTTTTAATATTTCGTCTAATATAGCTTTCTTTTTAGGATTGTTTATATCAACAATTCCATCTGGGCAGCGATAAGCCCACTCAAGTAATATTTGATCTATAACTTTCATATTTTAAGCTTCAGCTGGTGGTGTTTCTTCTTCAGGAGCAGGTGTTTCAGCTGGTGGTGTTTCAGCAGCAGCTAATTCAGGTCCTAATTCAGAGGCTCCTGGTCCTGTTGGTTCAGCAGGTGGTGTTTCAGCTCCTCCTGTTTCAGGAGCAGCACCTGGTTGTTCTTTACCTTCAGCAGGGGCATAATTTAATTCTAATAAATCTGCTATTGCTTGTGAACAACGTTCTGCTTCTCCTAAATTAATTGGATTATATTTTTTACCTGCTACTTTAACACTAAAATTTTTATTGCCAAGATATTTAACACTAAATTCTTGACCATTAACTAAACTTACATTAAATGTAGTTGGTTTAGGGGCAACAATATTAATACCACTAATGTAACGACCAAAAGCAGGAGACATAACTTCTTCCATTACTTTTTTTAACCCAGGAAAGCGATATACTAGGTACATCGCTTTTTCCGCTTTTCGCTGTTGTTCTTCGGCTTCTTTAAGTGCCTTTTTAACAGCTACCTTAATATATTTTTCTAATAATAATTCTTTATTCATCATTTTTTAATTCATGAAAACCTTGAGCCGCTTGGTCAATATAGTTTTCAGCGTTTGTGATATGGTCTTGAATCCATCCTGGAATATCACGCTCCTCATTACCTAATTTGTTTAATAAAGTAATTGAAGATTTAATAATAGATTTTAAACTAGCTTGAGCCATGGATACTTCATGATCTTCTTTAAGATTAGCAGCTATTGCTTTGCGACGGGTAGCTAAATACTTATCTGTCTTATCTACTTTACCATCGTTATTAATATCGTCATCTTCTTTTCCTACAGGATCTAATTTTTCAGCCATAGCTTTTGAGGTTGCAATAGCTCCAGCTTTATCTTTAGCCATTCCACCTGCTACTAATTTATCAAATATTTCACCACGCTTTTTCTTTTGAGCAGGTGTCATCTTTTTTTCTAATAAATCAAGTAACTTTATCATTTTAAAAAGCGTAGTTTATAGATAGTAGAATTAATTAAAGCAACAACTTCGTCAATTTGATTCTGAATGTATGAATCTTGACAAATTAATTGTCTGCTTTTTTCAACATACATCAAAAGTGTTTCAAAATATACAATTATAGCTTCGCAGCTTTGGTATTCTTGTAAAGCAACATTACTGTATCCAGTAATAATACCATATTTACCTTGATAAGATTCTACTAATCCATCAGTTAAACCTACGATTTCATCATAATAATCATTTAATGCTTTGTGAGCAGCAAATGAAGGGGTTTGAAGATGAAATACATGGGCTTGTGTGCGAGACGCAAACAAGGTAGATACAAATTGGCCTATTAAGGGATTGCTTTCTACTACTATCATTATTTTATTTTTTAACTACTTTTTTTAATATAGCGCCGGCAACTTTTTTACCAGCTTCTTCTGAGCCGTATTTTTTAGCAGCAGATTTAGCGATTTTTTCAAATCCTTTACCTGGCTTACCAATATCGGTACCTTTTTTAAAGCGTGCTTCGTCTAATTCTTCAGTTTCAGAAACTAAACCAATCATTTCTTTAATCTTGGCTTTTTCATCTTTAATTTTAGCTTCAGTAGCTGTGATTTCTTCGTCAAGTTTCTTTTTCAAATCAGCACTAGCGGCTTTAACTTTAGATAATTCGTTAACGAATTTCTGTAAGTTAGCAAATTCAACTTCAGTAACTTCTTCAGCCTCAGTAAGACCAGTTGCATGGAGTTGTGATGCCATTTCTTTTAAATAGGCTACTTCTTTTTTAAGATCCATCAATTTACCGGAACTTTTCACGGTTTTTGGTTCTTTTTTGTCAGCTTTCTTTTCAGCTTTTTTATCGTCTTTTTTGTCAGTTTTTTTAGCCTTAGCTTCAGAAATTAATTGACGAACAAAGGCGCGAATTTGAAAATCATTCATGATTGGTTAATTTATATGTATAAATATTATTGGTTTCTGGTTTCAGCTATGTGTTGTTGCAACAATCCACGCACTTCTTCTAAATGTTCAGGATTATTAGCTAAGTATTCTTGTGTTAAGTAACGGCGCATTTCTGCTAAGTTACGATTTTGTAATACCTGTAATAATTCACTTGGTGAATTCATTGGTACTGCTACATTACCGTTTTCGTTTCCAGTTAACAAATAGTTTCTGTTACCTGGTTGGATGTTAATAGAAGCAACTGTTTGGCCGTTATTTAATCTAATAAAATAAATTTTACTTGCACCTATAGATAATACTGAGGTAACACGGCCTCTTCCATTTAATGTATTGTTACGGCGAGTAGCACCTCTATCATTAATTGGGAGAACACCCGTAGCATTAGTTACATTTATTCTTCTAAAATCTGGTCTTGGTAAACGTAAAAATGCTGTTTCTAATCCAGCCTCTCTCATTCTTGCAGATACGTTTACATCACCATTAGCAACTGGAGTAACTCGTGGAGCAGTAACATCACGTCTTCCTCCACCTGGTCTACCTCTTCTAGGAGTAACTACAGGTGTAGCTTCGTCTGGTGTAGCACCGGTTAATTGACGAGCTAGTACTGGAGATATATTTGCTTTTACTAATTTACCTGTTCTGTCAGATACTTTAAAACTTTCTCTTGGGTTTTGTTTATTAACTATATAAGCAGTATTGCTAGGATTATAAAAAGCAACAGCATAACGACCTGTTGGGTTTAAGGGTGGTATTGCTTTAATAAAGTCTATTTTAGACTCACTAGAAAAACCGTATGTTCTTTTAAGAAGAGATATTAATTCTTCATCACTATAAATTTGGTTTTCATTTCTCATATAAGCAAAATACTCTTTCCAAGCTTTTTCTCCTAATGAGTAATAAACATTATATCTTCTCCAAGTATTACCTGTTCCACCTATAGTAACAGCTGTTGGGCTATTTTTATTTGTGCTTTTTATTACTATACGTACATCATTACCATCAGAAGATATTAATGGTAATATAATATGTTCTTCACCCTGTGCTTCAATTTTTCTCTTATCGTAAGGAGATGCTTTAAGTATAGATATAAAAGCATTTTTATCTATTGTAGAAGGAAGATTTTCGCGTTCATCTACTGATGTTTTAACAAGATTAATAGCATTTTGTTGGAATGATTCATTATCTTTTTCCTCAGCAAAAGCTTTTTGCACATTTTCATCATCAAAAGGAACAATTACTAAATTACCTTCTTCATCTATTTGATAAGAAGCAAATGAGTTTGAATCTAGAACAATTTCTTTACCATCTACATCTTTAACAGCAATAGCAGAATTAGGATCTTTTTTAGCACCATCTAATACTTTTTTAATTACTTGTTTATCAATAACACCATCATCAGATAATTTAATGATATTCCTTAAAGGAATTTTATCTAATTCTGGATAGTCTAATAGATATTTTGATGTGCGTTGATTTAATTTGATATTAGGATAATCATCTTCTGCTTGGTATAAACCAACAGATATAGTATCTCCTAGTTTTAATCTAACGATAGTAGAACCATCTTTAGTAACATATAAACGTTCGTTAGAGTTAAGATCCCACTTATTCAAATAGGTTAATAATTTTTTAGCATCAAATGAAAATGTATCCCTATCTAGATAATTAGTACTTATTTTTTTTCTTAAATTAGCAGTAATTGATTTCCTATCTTGGTTATCAAATTTATCTAAGTTTGCTAATAATATTTCGGAATTAATAATATCAGGAGTAATAGCAATAAAATTAGCTATTTGAGGATATTGTGGAAGGTATTTAGATATAAAGACACTATTATCAATGTCGTCAAATAATTCATCTTTATCTTTTCTAACAACTAAATACTGTTTTTTAGTTTCGAATGGAAGTTTCATCCATTCTCTAATACTAATACTTTTATTTTTGTAAAGTTGAGTTACTTTTTCTGTGTTAGATAAAGGAATGTATTTTAAAATGTTTTTAATGTTAGGAACATCGTTTAACCAAGGAACTTCAGATGTTAATTCACTAAAAGACATTGAATTAGATTCATGAGGTGAATTTTGTCTGTTAGTATAAACATATTTTTCATCCTCATCTGCATCTCTAACTTGTATAGCAACAAAACTTAATTTGTCGCTATCAGATAAATTAGAGTTTTTAGCTAAATAAAATGTAGGATAACCTCTACCTGAGGAATAACGATAATTACCATATGATCCTCTAGTAATGCACCATCTTTCACCTTGACCATATGTAATGCAATTACCTTCTTTAGAACCATTCCATATAGTAATACCATTATTTTGGTATACTACATCCGGTGTTTTATCTTCTTCATCCTCTGCTGTTTCAGCACCTTTAGATGCAGTAACAAGTTTTATTAGTTTAGATAAAGGAACTATAATTTCATATTCATTTTTTGTTTTAGTAACAATCTCTCCTGAGGGTGTTGTTATTTGAACTGGTTTTTTTATCTGTTTAATTAAATCAGTCCCACCGCTAGAAATAAGCTTTGATTTTAATTGATCAAAACGTTCAATATATTTTTTAAGTTGTTGATCTGTAATTTGAATATTTAGATCATCTGCTTCTTCTTTATAATGATTTATAATAGCATCCATTTGTTTTTGGTCATATTCAAACAAAGGACTTAAATTGTGTACTACGTGTAATATGAATTTGTATATTGGTCTCATTTTGTTTTACCCCATTTAGTACCTTTACCTGGTTGTTTACATTGTGATGGTGTTGGACGACAAGATGGATATTTTGCTCGCTTTTCACCTTTTTGTCTGCCGCAAGGTTTGCATTTGGTTTTACCATCTACTTCGCGGCATGTATTACAATCAACCCATCCACCTGTTTTACCAGGAGCACCTTTGCGTTTAAACCAAGTGCGAAGGGTTTCTTTTTGTTTTTCGTTTAAATTTTCTTTATTCCAAAATTCAACTTTAAGTTTTAAAGTCTTCCAAAAATTGTTTTCTGGATCTAATAAATTTTGTAATAAATATATAGCTGAAATTCTATGGGCTCCATCTTGTATTTTTCCATCAATTACTATAATTGGAGGTAAATTTTTTAATGATGAAGGATTTTTCATCATATATTCCGCATATTCTTTAACTTTTTTAGTTACTCCCCAACTTTCATCTCCCTTCTTTATGTCATCTAATACTTCCTTGTAATAAGGAATACTAGGTATTTTTTGAATTATTTCAGATAGTGTTAAAAATTCTATTTTTTTTGGTTCTGTTCCTGGTTTAAATTTGGCTGCTGCTCCACTAGATTCTCCTGGTTGTGGGGTTTCAGGATCATCTTCACCAATGAAAAATGCTTCAGATTTAATACCTTTCCAAATATTACCTTTACGGCAACGAACAATAGCACCTGATTTATAGGCAGATGGTTTTGAGTAACGGCGGTCAGCGATGCGCTTGCAGCGATCTTCTAACAGCATCTCAATTAATAAGTCAGTTAATTTAATCATATTACCATTTTCTACAAGACCAGTATCTAGCTTTAGTACGGGGTCCTGGGTTTGCGCAATTGTGTCTTGCTCTAAAGGCTCGGCGTCTAATAGGATTGTTTTTCTTTATATTCATTCCCTTAGCACCAAAGTTAACTTTTACAACTTTACCTGTTTTAGGGTTTTTAACATACACCTTGAATTTCTTACTATCACCGCGCATTGGTTTACCTAAAGGTACAGTGCGACCTTGATATTTAGCTTCAAGTAAACAATCACAATCAGCTTCATTTAACTGTTGTTGATATTCACGCATGAATTCAACAAATTCTTTTATATCTTGTGCATTTTTTACATCATATTCCTCAATATCATCTTCACCAATAAAGAATGCCTCTTTAAGGGTTTCTTTAACTAAATGTCTTAATTCTGATAATTTCATAGTTATTTATTTTTTATGCCACCAATTACAACAATATTCATCAGCAGGATAAGGAATATTTTCATTCCCATCATGCCAAGTTAACCAATATTCATTATTACATTTGTTACCTTCAGCAATCCAATATTCACAATTAGCACACATTGAACCACCTTTAGTTACGCGCATTCCTGGTTGGTGGTTAGCTGGGTATTCTGCTGGTCCTTCGTTTATAAGTAGTTCGGTGAGCTTTATCACTTAGATAATTTTTTATTTTCAGTAGTTAAATACTCAACTTTAACACGTAATTCAGCTACTTCTGATGTAAGCTTTAAAATTAAACTACGCATTTCGTCTTTTTCTTTGGCTGATTCTTCTAATAATGCTTCTAATTTAGAAATACGATCTTTACAATCGTGACGGATAAAATCTTCATCGCGTTCTCTATGCAATGCACGTTTTTCGTAAAATCTAAAAGCTGTAGAACCTCCTAAAACTGTAATTGCTGTGATTAGTACTGTGTAAATGCTATCCATTATTAGTTAAAAGATTAAAATGTTCATTACCAATAAATATTAGGAATTCACCACATCTTTAAGCTTTTTGATGTATTCTTGTATATCCTCGACCACTTTTTGTTTATCAAAACCTTTTCCTTTCCAAGTTTCAATATCTCCTGCTTCAGTTACAAATGATTCATCGGATTGTTCCATAACTAATTCAAGTAATACATTTTCCATCTCCTTGATATGATAAACTATACTTTGTTTGTTGATGTTTTGTTGGTATTCTTCAAATTTACCTAAACGTTTTAATTCAGTTTCATGTTTAATTACACAATCAGAACATTGTTTATGGATAGAATACATTATTTTATCTAATCTACCTTTATTCATTGGTTGATGGCAGATAGGGCATATTAAAGGCATCTGTAAGGCTTGTTTTACTTTATCAAGTTTAGTAATAGTCATTTTGATACCATTCTTAATAGTCCAAGTTTTTTTATTTTCCTCCCACACGTCTCCCTCTTTACGTTCAACGTATCCTTTAGAATATCCTACTTGTACACCTGTTTTTGCACTATAATCTTTAGTAATAATATTACGCATGCGTTGTACATCACGCGTATTAAATTCTTTTTTTAGCATGTTATCACTCATAAACCTAGTTTTTTCAATTCTTTAATTGTATTAGCAGCTGATGTATGGTGGATTCCTATTCCACCTTTAGCGTTCCAGCTCGCAATTGTATCTTCCCTATCATCAATAAGAATTTTATTTTGACCAGCAAAATCTGATTTAAATTTAGCTGGTTTAAAATATAGCTTTCTATATTGATTATTGATATGCATTTTACACCATGCTTCTTTTCCTATTCTAGAGGCAGGGTCTTGAGATGGGGCAGATAAAATATAAGGTTTATAACGTTTAATAAAACGCCATAAATCTTGTCCATCAGGCATCCAGGGTAAAGTAGCCCAAAAAAGTGCTCCTTCTTCTTCAAGTGGTTTCCAAAAATCACTATCTCCATGAGGAAATTGAGATGTATGATTACCTGTTAAATCATAATAACCTTTGTCAAAGTCAACAAGGACACCGTCCATGTCACAAAAAATAGTATACATAACTTATTGATATATTTCTTCGTTTTGTTTGCCGAATTTTCTTAATAATATTCCTGCTTGAGCATTTGCTTCATTTTCAATTTCACTTCCTGTTTCTCCGCTAGTAAGATCTAATCTATTATCTTCAGCTTGTTTACGATGTACTAACTCATGAGCTAATGTACGTAAAGAATCAGCTATATTTCTATTACTAACATAGAGCCAAATTTTATCATTATCAGGACTAAAAGTACCAAATGTATGACGAGATCTAGCTTTAGTATTGTCTTTAGATAATGTAAGACCACTTGGTGGTTTTTGAATATCTAATTCTTTAATAGCAAATGCTATAAACTTTTTTAATATTTGTTTATGTTTGTCGTTTTTAGTATCTAAAACTTCAAATATTGGTTCGGATAATGTTGCTCTTTTAGGTGTAATATTACCTACTAATACATTAGGAATAGCACCCAGTGCTTTGAGTATAGATAATACTACTTCACCTCCTACTAAATAATATTGGTTAGGACCATATTGTAGTACGAGAGGTAAAGGCATTTCTTTTTTCTTCTTGATTTGATCAATATATGGTCTAGGATTGATACCTAATTTTAAAGCATGCGAAATAGCACTTTCTAAATCTTTAATTTTATGTGATTCACTATTTTCCAAAGCACTCCACATATCATCAGACATTATCATTGGTGTACCTCCGTTGAAAGCAAGTATCATATCCTCAATAGGATAATTAAATACTTGAGCTACTCTTTCTACTTTATCACGATTTGCTTGAACATAATCGTAGTAATCATCATTTTCGTCTTGATTAGGAGATGATTCTTGTACTGGTTGTTCAGGAGTAGTAGGAGCCGGCTCAGCAACAGGTTCTGGTTCTGATTCTATTGGTTGTTGAATTGCAGTTAAAAATTCAGTTACACTAATACCATCAGGAAGATATTTTGCTATTTCTTCTTCATTTTTAGAAACTAAAGCCATTCTTAAATTAGTAGCATTAGCACCTTCAACAGCACCAGCATCAAATACTTTAGCATTAGGATGTTTTTCCATGCTTTTATAACGATCCATTTCACCTTTTCCAAACGCTACAATAAAGTCAGTATCGGGGTTGTTTTTAACAACATCATATGTTTCACCAACAGGAGATTCAGCAGCAACTCTAATTTCGACAGGACCATTAAATTTGGTCTTATATAAATTCCATACAGCAACAGATTCATCAGCAGAAACTCCATCACGTATTTTAGGTGATACAAGTACTACTACTTGATCAGCTGCTTTTAATAATTTTTCAACTACATCAAAGTGACCTTTATGAGGTGGTTTGAAAGCGCCTGGGAATAAAGCAATAGTTTGTTTATCTTCTCCTGCTTCAAGTAATTGTTGTGCTAAATATTCTCCTAAGTTCATTGTAAAAAGTTATTTATTTTGATTTATTATAAGAAAGAGCCTCTAATCCTACTTCATTAAACATATCAATAATATCTGATTTTGTTTCAATTTCAATATTAGGGGAAGATTTTTTGTATTTTGGTATGTGAATAAAAGGTATATATATTATATTCAGATACATTAATTTATTTTTAATGTCTTCTTGATTAGTAGTGGTTTTTGCTTTTTCACCAGAACCTATAGTAACAGGTTCATTAGTAAAACCAGGAATACTAGGAAATGTTCTACCTTTTAAAGAATATTCTTCTTTATCAATAGGAGTTTCAATATATAGTGGAGATAATAACCATCCTTTCCATTCACCATTTTCAACTTTATCAATACCTTCCATAAAGTATAAACTTAATGAAGGAGTATCAAACACATTACTGTCTCTATTTATTTTCTTTGTGGGAGTGAATCCAACTATATTATTATATTTTTCAAGTGCTGTTCCTTTATATAATTCTATTATTTGATTAAAAATACTATTTGCAACTTTTTGATTATTCCATTCACTTTGGTTTGATTGAAAATTAATATAATTATTAATATTTATTTTTTCTTTATCTACCAATATTAAATCAAAATATCCATTTTGTTTAACCACAAATTCAGCATTACTTATAAGATTTCCTTGTTTATCAACATAAGCTTCTTTCAATATGTCTACTAACCTAATCATTTTAAAAAATTATTTATTTTAGATTTTGCATCTTCAATAGTCATAAAGTCAGGAACATTAGTAAGTAAACTAGCTATTTCTTGATTCATAGCATCTATTTCTTCTTTCTTTTTAACTAATTCCTCTGGTGAGTATTTCTTACCACTACCCTTTACTGTTTTGAAAAATTGTTGTTTAACATATTCAGGGTTATATTCAAATCTAGCTTCAGGATCATTATCGACTAATATAAAATCTTTATCAAAAGCTGATCTATATGTTTCAATATTTTTATTTACATCACGCCACGTACGAAGTACAATAGCAGGAGGTAAAGCACGATCACGTTGTGCATTGCGCTCTAATGATGTATAAGGCGAAACCCAAATCATAATCATCATTGTGTCATATCCCAATGCTTCTAATTCTGCTTTTTTCTTTAATAGTGGCTTAGGAGCAGCACCAGTACCATCTATTACAATATTATTTTTAGCAGCAGATAATTGTGCATATTTTTCTTTAGTAGCTTTTTGAGCTTGACCCATTAATTTAGCTGCTTGCGATAATTGGTCTTGACTAAAGTCAGCAATTTTTGTACCTAAACCAGCTGCTTTTAATAATTCTTCGTAAGTATCGTCTACATTAATTACAGTTAATCCTGATGGGATTAATTGCTTAGATATATAAGATTTACCAGACCCAGCAGGACCAGCTAAAAATATGGCTTTGGGTTGGGTTGCTGCTTCGAGCAGTAAATCAATTAATTTTATCATAAGTAGAAAATGACTACCTATAAATATTACTCTTTTTCTATCTTAATCGATGTTGGTAATAGCTCGGTAAATGGTTTATGGTCAGGATTTTCTAATTTATAAATTTCTTGGATATTTTTAAACATCTTAAAGTTGGTTTCAATATCGCTAATTGTTCTTAATTCCCAACCTTTACCTTGGATTTTATCCTTTTTACCTTCACCGCGGGTATTTGCTTTAACCCACAATATACCAGTGTGTGTAATTTTTTCGTTATGCGTTTCGTTCCATGCCGTCGCATAGGCTGCTAATTGCAAATCATAACTGGTGTGTAATGAGTTGGATGTTTTAAGATCCATTAACCACAAACTGCCTTGAAATCGAACAATAAAGTCTGCAGTACCTGCAAATTCATGTTCATCTGAAAATAAATGATATTCGGTTGCTATTAATTCTGGTTTATGAGTGTTCCAAAATTCAGCAAAGCGTAAAATCATTCTCCAAACATCTAAATTATATTTGGCATTTCCGTATTCATCAATCCATGTAATTTCTTCTCCATTTAAAAATGCTTCTACAGCATTGTGTACTTGAGTACCTTCACCAGCTGCTTTTTGAGCAATGATATCGCTGTTGTGTCCTACATCTTTAAGCCAGGAATGGAAGAATTGATTTTTAGGGAAATAATTTAAGATAGAAGTTACTGAGGGGTAGTATTTGCCATTTCTCCTATAAAAACGAGAGTCTAATACATTGATTTGTTTATTGTCTTCTGTGTATTCAACAATCCTTTTAATTTTTGGATCTTTGATTACGTTTGCATTTTTGTCAATCATATTAATTGTAGTTTTTTAGTCAATAGGGATTGGAATGTAAGAGGTTGCGATTGTTCAATCGTGTTTAAAAACCTCTCAAACCCTATTTCATTAGCGTCTTTACCATCTAATTCTACTAAATATACTTCTTTACCATACGACATTAACATCTCAGCATGTTTTAAAGCATTTTTAATAGCATCAGGATCAAGTGCAATGTAAATCCTATTAACTGTTGAGCGTACTAGTTTTGCTAGTAACTTCTCGTGAATAATTTTCCCAAACAGGGGAATTACGTTTCGTTTAACGGTCAATGCATCAAACATTCCTTCAATAAGGATGATTGGTGCATTCCAATTTATAAATAACTCCAAACCAATAGCTGATTTAGCATCAGTCGGAGGGTTTTTATATTTTGTCATTTCATCAATAAATGCTCTAGCTATAAAATAATTTATAGAACCAGTTTCATCGTATGATGGAATTATAACTCGATTTTTGTAAGGCCCATCATAACAAAATCCAATATTATATTTGACAATATCTTCTTGTGTTATACCTCGTTTTTTAAGAAAACGAAGAGCACGACGTGCCTCAAGTGATGTTACTTTATCTAATTTATCAATATTAATTAATGAAATAAATTCTTTAGGTAATGATATTACATCGAGATGTTGTTTGAATTCCTTTTTACCAGGAACAACGATCATGTTTAGTTCCGCTACTTTATTAGCGGGAACTTTAATGCTTTTAAAAAGAGATCTAATGGTTTTTCCTTTTGCCTCACATACCCAACAATGCCAAGGATTCTCGCTTTTTTCGTTTGTTACGACGTTGATTTCGAGTTTATTTTTATGGTGTTGACAAAAAGGACATTTAAAAGCATGGTTGCCGCGGCTAGTCTTGTGACCAGCACCCAGTACAGATTCCAATAAAACTAGTAGAGCAGCATTTTCCATAACCTCGAATGTACAAAGATGTTTTGACTAAAACAAATCTTTAGTAAAGAACTTACCTAATATATTATCGTTGTAAGATATTGTAGGTGAAGTTAAACATTCAAATTTACACTGGTAGTGCATTTCCCAGTATGTGAGTTGTTTTTTAGTTTTACAAACTTTTAAAATTAAACATTCAAAATGATCTTCGCCTAATTCCTTAACATCAGTGAGAAGTTGTTTGTTTGAGCCCCAATATGTTTTCCAATCGCTTTCAGTGCGGATAACTTCATGGGTTGGTTTACGGCCAGGGCCAGATTGTTCGGCTAATTGTTTTTTGGTTAATTTGTGTTTCTTATTATTCCAAAACACTTTTTTACCAACGTAATATCTGCCGTTTGTTAGGTTTGTAATTTTATAAACAAAACCTAAATTGTCTTCGGGATTTATAGTATCCCAATACTTCCATTTATGTGTCATAACGTACTATAAAAGTCATATCTGTATCTTGAGATATGACTATTGGTTTTCCTAGTTTTGCAACCATTAAAAGTTGATTTTCATCATTATATAACCCAACTGTAGTAACATAAGGTTCAAATGAAGCTGATGTAGCAAATCCTCTTAATGATCCACTAGCATAGCTACCTGTTACTAAGGTTGGGTTGTATGATAAATTAAATTCGCTTTCCTTAACAATACAGCGTACTTCATTTTCATGAATGATATGTTCATTCTGAAATGATAATGTAAAAGATCCTGTATGTGTTATTGTGGGCATTATTTTAATTTATTATGGGCAAATTTTAAATGTACCTGATGATGATACATACGCTGTTAATGATATATTCATACTAGATCCTACTGTTACTGTGAATGGACTATTACCACAATATGCCGCTAGGTTTGTAGGGCAAGTTGATGATGATACTGCATTATATGAGTTGTAGTAAGCAACAGGATATGTTTTTGCTAACCATACACTTAAAGTAGAACCAGAAGGTACACTTACTGAACCTTTATAATTACATGCTGCTTCATCTGTTGAATCTAAATAATTAAGATATGTAGATGAGCCTGTTCCTATAGCATAATATATTTCAGTACTATAGTCTGCATTTAAACTACCCCCTACTTTTCCATATATATTAACACTATAAGAAGAGCCTGTTATTACAGAACCCGAAGTACAAGCTCCTATATAAGAATATTGTGAGCTACCAGACACACCAAAGGTACCATCAATACATCTTTGAACTGGTGGGTCATAATCACTTAATGTTACGCTATCAATATTAGTAGAACCACAAAGTTTATACCAGAAAGTATTAGTATCACCTTTACTACCATAAAATTCAACTGATATACATGGAGGAGGATTTACTTGTATTACATTTGTTGTAACTTTAGCTTTGTTACTTGTTAATCCACATCCATTATTACAAATACTATTTACAGTATAATAAACATCATAATTACCAGAGGCAGAAGCATTTAATCTTATAGTACCATTTCCTAATACAGTATAATAAACAGAATTACTACCTGATAAAACAATAGAACCTGTATCTAAAGCACATGACCTAGAAATGTCATTATCTAATACTCTAATTATATTAGAACCAGTATTTGATGTAAGGAAAGTAGCTACATCGTTTACAGCTATTGGAGGAAGAGGAAACATGTTTTGATAATCAGGATTAGTAATTACTGCTAATCCATGGGCATAAAATACATTTCCTATGTGGGTGCTTCCACTATATATGTTACCATTACCATCATCTGTTATATAGTAAGCGGATGATGATAGATTAAAGCTATAAGGTAATATTTTAGAACCGTAAATATCTTGATTAATAGCTAATACTCTTATTCCATCACCTACTCCTGTAGGGAAATTTTTTACTAGATTAGGATTAATATTATAATCAAAATAAGAGCTTGTTGGGCGTTGCTGAGAAGCAGATTGATAAGTATTAATATCAAACATTAATGATCCTGTATCTAGACTTCCACTGTATTTTTGATAAAACAAGTGGTTTATAGAATCATATATTAATCGTTCATATTGACCATTAGTAATAGGATCAGTAATAAAATTATTAGGTGAAAAGGTACCTGTTATATAAGTACCTTTATATATATTAAAATAATTATTACTAATTGAAGGACAACTATATGGCAAAACCCACTGCTTATTAGCAGCATACGGAACCGTAGTTACATCAGCTTTGCTTAATTTTTTGAATGACGACATGCATTAATAATCTAATTTGATTCTAATTAGAGCTTCTTTAGTAAAATCTTTAACTAATGGTTTACTCAATTTAGCTACAGCTAACAACTCATTATTATCATTATACATACCAACTGTGGTAACGTATGTTTGTGGGTTGTTAATTAATGTAGTATATAATAAGTTACCATTTGCATCTATAATAGATGGGTTGGTTGTATAGTTAAATTCACTATTTTTAACACGTGTGAAGAAGAAACGAGATGATACTGTTTCTTGTGAACGTAATTGGAAGTTACCACTTGCTGAAATAGCATTAAATAGTTTTAAATGGTTATTTACTGAAGAAGTAGTTAAACTAGCTACTTGAATATATGGGGTTAATGATCCAGAAGCATTTAAGACAATAAATCCTAAATCTGGTAACATTATACCATAGTAAGAAGCTGAAGCAGCTGATGTATATGGTGTACCATTACTTCCACTGATTATATAATATATTCTATTTTCTCCAATGAAACGAGTTAATGAAGTAGTATTACTATCATCTGTTAATTGAATAGTAGCACTTCCGCTTTTTAAAGATAAATTTAAAGAACCAGGTTGTAATGATTCTTTATAACGGTTTCTAGCAATATTGATTACATAAATTTGTTCTGCTGTTGAAACACCATTATCAAAGCTAAAATTATCAGTTTCAGTACCATAAACTAAATTTCTATATTGACCATATACAATACGTGATGGAGAATATCCTTGTACAGATGTATTAATAGGTGCAGATCCAGATCCATAAATGTGACCATATTGGATATCAAATTGTACTTCTGAACCTGTGGCTGAAGGGTTTAGGTTATACACATCTAAATAATATTCTGTGTATCCGCTAGCTGTGAAGAAAGTAGCTAAAGTATAAGCATCGTTAGTCCACATAGGTCTAATTATGCTTTCGGCACTTATTACTGAATCTTCGGGATTATATCTTACAAATGACATTTTTAGTTTATTTTAAATTTTAGATGGTTGATACCTTTTGAATATTAACAGGAATTGTAATTCTAGCACCACTATCTCTACCAATTACAGTAATTGTAGTAGCTAATGTTGTTAATGAAGAACCAAACAATGTATTAACAGTAGTACCGGTTAAAGTGAATGATGTACCAATTTCAGATTTAGACAACACAGTACCTGTAGTTGTATTTAATCCTGGGGTGCCTACTGTAGTTACAGTAATACCTGTACCCTGGAAAGCAGATAATAATCTTATATCAGAAATAGTAGCAACGTATCCGTTTGCTTCAAATGTTGAAGTAGCACCTAAGTAGTTCAATGTTTGAGGTGTAATTGTTAATGAAGCACCTTGTTTCAATGTGATTGTGTTGTAACCTAAGCTAACAACAGGTAAACGTGAAGTACCACGAGGAAGTGTTACTAATTTATAACGCATAATTTGCGTATCATTAGGAAATGCCTGAATAATAGGCATTGCTTCAATTGCTTCACCATAAAATGCAGATCCTGATGGGTGATTTGGATTATACAAAGTATAATCAATTTCATCATCTGCAAGTGAGAATTGTGTAATTTGAAAAGAACCATCGTTACGAGCCAATAATTCGCGGCCCTTCGTGGTTAAAACTGCATCTACTGTTACTACTGTAGGGTTTAATATTGCCATTGTTTACTATTTGTTGTATATACTATAAATATATTAAAAATTTGTTTTTAATTATGGAGCTGTATAAGCAACAGAAAATGTTACTTCATAATTATAATAAGATAAAGGAATAAACGATGCTGATAATGGTGTGCTTGCTGAGGAAGATACAGCAACAGATGATGATCCTAATGTTGTATTATTAACATATATATAAGCATCATAACTTCCACTTCCTGATACAAATAAAGAATGTGAATTATTTGTTAAAATTCTAATTATTCCTGACCCTGTTTCCCCGGCTACATATAAGACAGAGGATGTTGTTGTTGTATTATTTATAGTACTTATAATCCCCAATGCTTCTCCTGGTGTAAAGGAAGATGAATCAAAGTTAAAGTACCATGATAGTTGATTATATGTAATAGGAGGGGCAGAAGAAGAAACAAAAGAACTACTTATGTTTGAAGATAATGGAAATGGGGGATAATATAAAGTAGTTTCATATACAGGAAAAGTAGCAAGTAATGTGCTACCGCTATATGCTGTTATTCTAATATCTCCTACAGTAGCTCCAAAATCAGAAGATCCACTATCTGGAACACTATATGAACTAGCAGATATAAATACATTTGTTACATTATACCAATATAGAGTAGTACCATTTTCTTCTATAGAAACTAAAGACGATGAGGCAGGCGTATAATATAATGTTCTCATTATTGTAGATCAGTATTAAGAGTTTTGAATATATTACCTAATGAACCCTTAATAGCACCATTAGCATCGTATGGTACTAAGATAGTTTGAGAAACCTCTCCAGGAGATTTCTTAAAATTAACTATTACTGAGGTTTCATCTGGTTTTGGTCTTAAAAAGGCAAATCCAACAGCATTATTATATGAAGAAGACTCTATATTTCTATCTAATGTTACGTAATATTGGGTAGAAGAAGCACTTACGTTTGTTACTTCATAATAAGAGTATATAGGAGAATTAAAACTTCCTATCCTTAATATATCATATTTCTGTATTCTAAAGTAATCTATTACTGGTGAATAATAATTAGCAGCTGGGGGTTGAGGAATAAATGTTGAAGCTGTTGTAAATAAATAAGAAGCCGAAGAATTAAATACTAAAGTATTTGATGAACTAGCAGTAAAGAAAGGAACAGGTTGAGAATACGAAGAAGTAAATTGATATTGAATTGTATTTAAAGAAGTATCAAATATTTCAAAATAAGCTCTATTAGAAAGATTAGATGGATTTATTAAAAAGTTAATTCCTGTTGTTCCTTCACTTCCTCCGTTTCCAAATATGTTACTTCCATCTATTAAATAAAGTTGAAATCTTACATATTCTCCAGTAGTTAAAGATAATGTATCGTTTAATTTTAAATTAAAAGAAGAAAATGCACTTGGAGCAAAAGGTCCTGGGTTATCACTTAATACAAAATTATAACCAATATTAGGGACCTGTGTTCCATTGTTTAAATTAACAACAGAAATTTGAGTAGCAGCTTTTATAGACCAATCTGATGGGTTTTGAGAAGTAGGATTAGTAGAAGTCATTACTAGTCCTACTAATTTAATAGCGGCTCCTTGAAAACGATAATCATCAATGCGAAGATCAATAGGAATTGATCCTGATACTTTATAAGTACTTGTTCTTGGTACTTTATAATAATTATAAGTTGAATTACCTAGTGGGGAATAAACTGATCTATCTGGTTCTGTGTTGTATCCTCCAAAATTAAAATCATTAAAATTTAATAAATCAAAAGCATACACAAATGCAATATTAGTATTTATTAAATTGTTAGGAAGAAAGGTACTTCGATCATAATTTCTTGCATTCCAGTCTCCTGGTGGGAGGGTAAAATTAATTAGGGGGCGTGGGATAGAAGTTGGGGCAGGGTTAACAAAAAACTGTGTCCATTCATTATAGGTAAAAGATCTATAAGACATAGGATCAGTAGTATTAGATACATTATTTATAGTAAAAACATATCCTCCAGTATTTCCTGTAGAAGCATTTCCATTAGCTACAACTGTAGGTGGGGCATTTATACCGTCATTACCAGTACCAGCAGGGTGGAATGAAAAATATCTAAAAGCATCTCTACTAAAAGCTTTTATACCTAAACGAGCAATGGATGAACTTATAAAATTATCATGTATAAAATATAAGGGTTCATTGTTTTCTCTAAATAATATAGGATCAAATGAATATCCACCTTTCCAAATATTTTTAGTACCATCTAAAGTTGTTTGATTAGATGGGTTTTTAACATCAGAAATAGATAATATTACTGGGTCTCCAGATCGAAATGTTCTTTGAACTTCTGGTAGGTTTAAATTACCTCTGGATAGTTCAATTAAATTGTTATTAGCATCTACTAAATATTTTAAATTAATAGATGTTTTATCGTAGAAATTTAAACTTTGAGATGGAATGTTTTTAACCCAAGCTACTTTGTAAGAATTACGATCAATAGCTGCTGTTTTACCAAATGATTTATCTCCTGTTACAATAGTACGACCATCGGAACCGGTATAAGATCCACTAGTATAAGTATTGTACAATAAACTTGTTACTTTAGAACCATCATAACGAGAGGTATTATATGATCTTAAAGTTAAATATGAATCTTGTAATTGAGCACTACTTGTAATACTACCTGTGGTGCCATATATATATTCAATGCGTTTTCTTATATTAGATGTTACACTTTGAGAAACATTATTTAATAATACATTCCAATCTGAGTGGAGGAATGAATTTAGGTTAATACTTTCACTAATAGTATGTTGTAAGTTCCATACATTCCAATCTCCATCGTATGGATTGAAATCATCTTCAAAATATTGATTAACATCAATTACACTTCCACTTAATTCACCAGTAAAGAATGGTTTTTTATCACCTTGTAAAGCAGTATAAAGTTGACCATATTGTCCAGCAATTGAAGATGTTTGATATTCGGCCTCATATACTGTTTGATTATTAGCACTAGGTACAGAATAAACAGCTTTATTTCTTTCAAGTACAGGAGAATTAATAGTAACACCTGTAGATAGACTTGTTCTTTCAGGAACAAAATCATTTAACATTTTAAATAATGAATTATCAAAATATTCAATTAATCTGATGAATCCATTATAATCTAAAAGTGAACCAGTAAAACCAGGATATCCTGGTACTCCTGTTTGAAAATATAGTTTGCGTTGGGTATCTAAATCAATATAAGATGCACTGTATTGTTGTCTTGGGTCTCCAATAAAATCATCTAAACTCCAAGTAGGATTATTAGAGGAAATAGACTTAGATATGTAAGTATCTATTTGGTTTTGTGGGCTAAAAGATATATCTATGTAATTCAAGTCATCATCTCTAAACTGGGAAGATGCTGTAGGAAATGTTTGAAGGCTTAATTCAGATGATAATACACTACCTGTTATGGTATTAGATACAATTCTTACTTTATCATTGTTGTATCCTTTAATTAAGTCTTTTTTAAGTGATCCTCCAAATTCTTTAACATTTAATATACTGGAGGTGGAATTGCTACCAGTTGGGGTATAAAATGAACTACTAATAGATCCACTAGTGATCATATAGTATGTTTGGTTTGGAATACCAAATGTAGTCATTAAGTAATCTAAACCAGCAACAGTACCTTTTGTTTTTAATAATAAAGGTAAGTTATGATAAATACGTTTATATAATTCTGCTACTAAGTCAGCACGAGGAATATTATTTAAATAACTTCCAGTAATAGTAAAATTATTATCAAATATGCTACTACCTGTATTAGCACCAAGTAAATATCCATCTACACTATCACCAGCTTGGCTATTATATAACTTAACACCTAAAGATTTTAATTGTTGGTATACTAAATCTCTAGATATACCATAATCTAAATTATTGTTTGCTAAATTAATATCAGTAACTGCTTTTAAATAAACCCAAATGTTATCGAAATAATGTCCAACCATATTCAAGAATGTCAAGAATGGTTGATTATTTCCATCATCACGAATAAAAGTAGGAACAGCAAATTCTAAATTATCATAGTTAGTTTCATCATAGTCTTCGGCAGACCCAGTTAGAGCATTATACCAGCTAACTACAGTAGCAGACCCCGTTGAAAGTAAACTAAATGGTTTTAATGAACCTGATTTAGGCCAAGCATATGAACTAGATTCAAAATATAAATAATATTCATATCCATCAAATTGAGATATGGTAGTATTAATGCTTGCTGAGTATTGGTTTATGGTTGTTTGTAAACTAGCTGTTGTAGCAACAAATGGAGTATATTGATTTATAAAATTTCTATAATCTTCTATTTCCTTAACTTTAGTATAGAAATTAACTACACGCTGTTTAGCTGAACCAAAAAATATAAAATTATTAAAATCAGTATAATCTACATTTATATCTATACTTTGCGTAGCAAGTAAACTTTGAATCTGGTTATATGATGAGCTTTGTAAAGATTGAAGATTAGTTATTAAACCAGAATAATTACCATAAGCAGTAGATATAGTACCTTGATTTTCAATAGGAATATTAAAATTAGGTCCTCTTAAAGTAGGGGCAGGTGGAGGAAGAATTAATTTATCTAAATTTACATCAAACACATATGGATTTACTTTTTCCTCAACAACCCATAATGTTTGTTTTTCTTGTACATTTAAAGGTAAAGGTTGATATAATTTAAATAAAATTTCATATCCACCAGGATCTTTATTTAAAGCAACATTAACAGCTACATATTGTTCATTATTACCAAAATTTAATAAATAATCTACATAATAGTTAGAGGTATTTATTTTTTCAATTAATGCTAATGAACCACTTTCGATTTGTTCATTTGTTAATATAGTAGAAGCTAATCTTATCTCAGTTCTATCTTGAGATATTTCTTTAACAAATAATCCTCTTTCAAAAGGATTAGATATTTTATTTTGAAAAAAATTATATTTTATTTGAAATTCCCCAGATGAATACCCTGAATTTTTTAAATCATTAACAGGATCTATTTCAATAATAGGATATAATGAACTAGTTTGGGGAGCTAAAGTAGCATCTATTCCTACATTGTTAGTTTGAATACGCCCTCTTGTATTAGGAAGAGATTGAGCTCCTGGTTTAAGATTACTAGAGGGAGGAAGTTTATAATTAATATAATCATAGTCTATTCCTAAAATATTTCCTGCTATATCATATGAGTAATATTCAATATAATCTCCATCTCCGCCAAAAAATTCTTGTAACTTTTTAGATTCAATTAAATTAGTGTCCTTTAAAGAATAACGAGAAGTTATACTTGTATTAACAATATTACCTATTATTTTAATATTATCAGCCATTGTTATTTAATAGTTTGGTTTACTTCATTTAAAGATGTCTGAGTATCTAATACTTGTTGTCTTAATGAAGTAATTTCATCAAGTAAAGCTTGAATGTCTTCTTGATCTATAATTACTCCTAAATATTCTGCTTCTCTTTGCAAAATAAATCTATGTGAATCCACATCTCCTTCTTTTGGTATTTGATAAAACAATTGATCATATAATTCAAAAAAATCTTCAAGAGTAAATGTAGGAGTAGGTTCCTCTTGTTGCTGGTTTAATAATTGATGAAATTGGGTATCAATTACTTTTCCATATTGATTTTTATCAAATACTTGTTTCTCTATAGGAATTTGAGACATTATCTAACAACTTTAAAATAATAATTTTCATCAAACACTATTATTTCACCATTACTTAATACAGATTTAAATAATAATTTATAATAACGTTCTGGTTCTAAACCATTCATATATACATTAAAATAGCTACCACTTGGGCTACAGCTAATTTTAGTATATGTTGTATCGTAATCTACGACAGTTTCTTCACTATCCAAATCTATTATTGACCAATATGAAGAAGAAGGTAAAGCATAATTTACTAAAGCATAGTTAAACGAAGATGTTTGGAATGTTCTAGGAGGATATTTTGCTCTAACTTTAACATTAAAACGCTGTACTGAATCTTGTTGATAATAATTTTTATTATTACCTAAACTAGCGTAATATAAATCAGAATCCATTACTGATTGAGAACCAGTATTATATGTAAAATCATCCCATCTAATTTCTAAACATGGGGGATAAATAGTATGAGTATTTCCTGAAAAATATTTTGTTTCAAATTTAGAAGCAGTAGTAAATTCTATTGAACTACTGTGTTTTAAAATGAAACCATAGTTTGGTATTATATTAGTATAACTAGCGCTAACCGTGTTGGTTACTTTTAATTCAATATCACCTGTTGATGTGAAGGTAAACGATTGAGTAGCAACATATGCTGATGCAGTATACCATAATCCACCTCCAATGTTTGACCCAGAGTTATATGAACCTGTTTGTCCACTAGGAAATGCTAATGGGTTAAACCATGCACCACTTCCACTTTTTTGTGTATATCCCCAACTAGCACCGTCTGTTGTAATAGGTAAATTAGCAGCTCTACCTGTACCCATATTCCAATCTAATGATAATGGGTGACAAAATATATTATAACTTAATGGAATTGATGAAGCGTTAGCTAAATATAATTTTAAATAGCAATCAAAACTAGCTGTACCTACTTTATTAGTAAGTACATCACTAATTTCACTTGATGGGAATTTAATAATAGGGCGAGATACCTCATTAGTACCTTCAGTAGATTCAAAAGTGCTAAGTTCAAGTATTTCATCCAAACCTGTGTTAAGGGAAGGATAATAAGAATAGAGAGTAGCACTCTTTTCAGGAAATATTTTATAAATTGCCATAATTTACATGATTACTACATATAAATATGACAAACTATTGTCTTTTTAGGCCAAACAGGCGTAGTATTCCTTGAAATGTTTGATTCGATCTGGTAGGCCAATTGTACCACCATTGACACGTTTAGTAATAGAGGTTACAACAGCATCAGTAGCACCTTGATCTGCAATTTTATGTAATCCGTTTTTATGAAAAAACCAAGCAGCGGATAATAATGGATATTTAGTAGCTACTAAATCTGGTGATTCAATTAAATTTTCAGGGACTACAGCATCGAATGCTTTATAATTATCTTTTCCAGTTAATTGAATGTAACCACGACCACGGAACTTATATCCATCTCCTGATGCTTCAGGACCATTACCCATACGGCCACCATAAACTAGGTTAGCAATTTTTTCTGGTTTGCGCTCGTATAAAGCGGCTTTAGTTCCATCAGGGAAATATTTTTTAAATACTCCTAGTAAACCTTTAGCACTATAATTTAAATTCTCATTTAATACTTTAAAACCACCACTTTCGTGTCCAGCTTGAGCTAAGAAATGTGCTAAACGTAATGGAGTATTTAGTTCGAATTTTGCAATTGTGTCTGGTAACTGAGCTATAACAGCATCAGGTACGTGTCCTTTTAATTTGTCTAGATTCATATATTTTTAAATTTTAAAATGGTACAACTCGGCCTTGAATATCTGTGTTAGGGAACCTAACTTCAAATATACTTGGATCTAATGACGGATAAATATTACCTTGTCTTGTAGCTCCAGGAATATCATAAGCATATTGAGAATAATTTCCTCCTTGTTTATTTACAATTTCAACCTTAATTACATTTTGTACACCTTTAACCTGCAATAAACGAGAGGTAATATCTGACAATACAATTGGTTGATTAATATTCCATTTATCAATATTAAAATGGTCTTGTAAAGCTAAAATACAATTAGTTACAACATCATTATTACTATATCCACTAGCTACTACAATATCAAAATTAACACCTATATTAATATAGAAAGCATCTTTAATATTAATAGCATCTGTAACCATTCTAAATTGGTTAATATAAGTTGCTAAGTTAGATTTTAATGTAGTAGAAGCTGTTATTAGATTTTTATTAATATCATAACCTAATATGTACATATCTAATGATAATGGATTACGACCCTCAGTAGTTGCTACTGTAGAGGTAGGTATTATTTCTTGAGCTACATCTTGTGTAACATATACTTTAGATATTGAACCATAATCTGTAGGTAAAGATAATGCTCTTACCATATAATCTTCTCTAGTCACAGCACGTAATTGAGATTGATAAGCATATAAAGCATTATTACGAATTTCTTCAACTTGATCTCCATTTCTACCTCCTGATGCTACTCCGGGGTTATTAGAGGCTACGCTATTTAAAATAGTAGTAGCTAAAGGACCAGTAACACCACTAGGAAAGTAGGCTAATGAGTTATCTATAGTAGTTATAGTATTTGAAGCAACATTAGAAGTTATTCCACCTCCAACAAGATATCTAATAGTAATATTACTACTTGGAGCTAAACCATATTCTTGTGTATAAAATACAGAAGCTTTATTAAAATTATTATATAAATTAGATATACCAGGAACTAATCCAAGTTGAATATTATCAGGATTAGGAAGAATAATATTATCAGATTTATTAGAAACACCTGCTCCAAATTCTAATTGTAATGAATTGTCTGATAAGAAACGAGACACATAACGACGAGGTACTCTTCTTAATTGTACTAAATAAGGTACACCATCACTACCTGAAGTTGGATTTTCAATTTTATCAAATATAGTGGATTGGGCTAAATAAGGTACTTCATACCATTTATTACCTTGAGTATCAGTAGCATCTAATATTTGTAAAATATTTGTATCTGATATAGTAGCTATATTAAACTTTTCAGGGGTGGAAAAAGATAAAGTAGTAGATTTTATTTCGGCTGAAATTGCTTTGCTGCTTTTTTTAAGTAAAAAATAATTATTATTTACAAAAGTAATTTCCATACTTCCTGTATCTCTAAAATCTATTTTTTCAGTAGTTAAAAATTTAGTATTATTACTATTAGAAGTAAGAGAAGTATTTTCAGGAATAATTAAGGCGTAACTATAATCAGGAGATAAATTACCTCCAGAACCTGATGTAGGTATTAATTGATAAATATCTACATTTGTATTAGAAGCGTATGATACTTTAGGGCGATATCCTAACATATAAGATAAAGCAAATAAATTTTCTCTTTCTTTAGCGTATAATAAGAAATTTTCTTGAGTTTGAGTATCCAAGTAAAATGACATTACATCACCCACATAGGATGACATTTCTATAAATAATCCTCCAGGAGTTGATTCTGAGAAGTCATTGTATGATGTTGGGAAATAGGTTTTAGCATAATTTATAAGATTACTCTTAAAATCACTAAAAGTTTTATTTAAATATGATACGTTATTATCAGCCATTTTATATAAATTGTACAGTTACTTGATCAGCATTTTGTGATATTTTTAATCTATACTTCACAGTAATAGAAATTTTGTAAGTATCAGGAGATGAATCTATAATTATGTCTGTTAATATTACTTCAGGAACAAACAAATTAACATTAGTTCTAATTAAAGTTTTTATTAGAGAAGAAGTATCTTCTGTAATACCCTCAAATAATACTGTACCTAAATCAGCACCAAATTCAGGATTCATTACCCTTTCACCTTTATTAGTAAGTAAAAGATTAATTAAATTAGATTTAATCTGATCTTTAGTACTATATGTACTATTAAATGGGCCTGAAGGGCCATTAAAAGGTAAAGATACCCCAATAGCAATGTTTCCTTGCAAATCTAGCGGGTTGACACGTACTGTTTGAGGTATTGGCATATTAATCTAAATTTCTTAATCCTGATCTATCATGTGCAGTCATATTATTAGCAGCATCATTGATAAATGCTAAGTAAGGATTTACTTTATCTCCTGTTGATGGATCAACAGCATCGATTACTTTTAAATCATTGCGTTGTGGTTGTTGAAACCCAAATTCAGCACCCATTTTAGCCATTAATGAGCTACGTACATCTTTAGATAACGGAGCTACATCAGCACTAGTAAAACTCATTGTTCTGTTTTCGTTCAATGGTTGTTTGTTGTGCTTAGCTAATGCTTCTTCAATTAAATCAGGCAATTCTTCATAAATAGCCTCAGTTACTGCTTCTTTAATTAATTTTTTAAATAATTTAATGTTCATATAAATAAATATTTAACCTTGTAAATTTTGTCGATCTATTATTAATTTTAATTGCTCTATTAAATTATTTGGATCTAATGTAAAGGATGAATCACTTTTTAATTGTTCAACATTTTGTTTATTAATAGCTACAGCATAGTGGCGTTTATTGCCTCTTACTTCAAATTTAGGATTATTTTCTTCACGTAAAGCAAATTTAAATCCTTTATATTCTCCATAATCTGCTGTGCCTAAAGTAATTGATGTTGGTGGTAAATTTGATTCTAATTCGCCATTTATTAGTAATAATTGTGCTTTATATTCTTCCAATATTTGTATTGCTTTTTCTAAACTAACAATTATTGTTGGTAATAATGCACTTAAAGCAAGTACTATTTTATTTGCCTTTTCTAATATTACTACTATTTTTGTAATAACATTTACGGGTATACCAATACCAGGAGGAACAGCAGTAGGAATAGGAATAGCAGTTAATATTGAGATTATAGTACTGAATATAGTAATGTAAATTGTTATTCTTTTTATTTGGTCATTAATTTTAATTATTTTATCTTCATTACTTTGTATTACTCGTATAGCATTGTCTCTTACTACTTTAGCATTTTCTAATTTTGTTGGGTCATTTGAAATATTAGCATCTTCAATTATAGCATTGGTTTTGTCTACTAATTCTTTTATTACATCATTTTGAGAAATAACTTCAGCTATCTTATCTGTTAATAATAAAGTTAAAATTGGAACTATTGTTTTTTTAATATTTTTTAAAACGGCTTTTCTTTTTTGTTTTCTAGCTGCTTGTTTTTCTTTTTTAGTTCTTTGTTTTGCTTTTGCTCTAGCTTCTTTACGTTTTTTTCTTTTTTCTTTTTGTTTTGCAAAAGGATCTTTTAAATAATCATCAATATCTTTTTTATTTTTATCCTTTCTTTCTTGTAGGTTTACTTGAGCTGCTTTATAATTTGCTTCTTCAATAGCAACCGCTCTATTATATTCTTCATCCGTTAATTGAGGTGGAATATCTTGAACTTGACCATTAACTACTTTTTTAGCAGGTGTATGTTGTTTTTCTAATTGATTTAATTTCTTTTGATGATCAATATCTAATTGAATTCCTTCTTTAATTAAATCTGCTTTTTGTTTATATAATTTTCCTATAGTAGAATTTAAAGTAGCATTTATTCCTGCAGCTAAACCGGCTGCTAATAATTGATCTCCAAACGTTTGTGGTGGTTTAGCGGTTTTTAAATTAGCTAATATACTAGGTGATACTAAAGTAGATACATTACCTGGTATTGCTGGTGGAGTAGGGGATGATATAGGTGATATTGTGTCTGCCATTATACTGTAAATACTTTATCTGATTGGATAGTTCCTAATTTATCTATTAAATTAGTTACATCATTAAATAATTGAGTTCCCCCATCATTAACAGCTGGTATAGGTAGTGCTCCATCTGAGCTCACAGCAGTAGCTGAGGCGAGATATCCTGCTAATCGTTGTAGTGTATTACACACTTCTAGTAATAAATCATGTGTTTGACCACCTAATAACACAGGTTCATCGGGTACTGTATTATCTGATTTTGTACCTAATAATATTTTTCCTGTATTAAGATGAATATATTGACCTGCATTTAAATTAATAATATTGTCAGTATTAAGTTCTAAATTTGTTTTAGCAAATAATAATACTTCATCCTTTTTAGAATTAATAGTTACTCTATCACTATTTAATATTACTTGAGAATCAACATATTTACTAGGTGCTAAAGAAGGATTTATTGGATTAATTATACTAGCTCCCGGAATTAAAGGGATAGTTTGAGTAGATGTCATATAAATAGAAGACATCTCTTTATTTATTTCTTCAATATTAGGAGCCAAAGAATTCGTATCTGTAGTAACATATCCATTTACCATAATAGTAATAGGATCACCATCATTGCCTATACTACTCCACTCATTTATATTAGATTTAAGTTTTACTGTGCTTCCAAATCTAATACCATTTCCTTTTCTACCTTGATGTATTCTGTCTCCTTCAAAAGCAAGTAAAGGTCTTATATCTGAGTTTTCAGAAAATGTTTTTCCTAGTAGAGAAGTTGAGGGGGAATTTTGTTGATTATTATTCCATATATTAACTACTCCTATATAATATTTCTGTGATAAATTACTAGCAAGTTGACTTATAGCAGTTGGACCTTCTGTTAATAATATTAATTCTCCTATTAGAGGATAATCTTGTGTACTAGCGAAAAAAGGACGAGCTATTTTACATTTTTTTAAATCAATACTATCTATATTCTTTGATTGTTCATAAGGTAAATAAAAAACTGTACCTATTCCTGTCCATCCTCCTACTCTATCAAAATCTTCTTTTGAAGGAGTACTTTCATCTAATACAACACCATATACTTTTCCTATTTGGGGACGAGGAGAAGTAACAGGAGCAGTTTTAGTAGAAGCAGCTGTGAGTAAACCTAAATTTTCTCTGATCCTAGCCATTATTTATTCTTAATTTGGTGTTGAATAGTTTCAGTTTGTTCAATTAATTTTTGCCCGTCTATTTGAATAATACGTTGCTCCTCAATTAATTGTTGAATTTCAGATGGATCAAAGAAATCACTAGGATTATTACTAGCATTAGAAGTAGCAGCACGTTGTGCTATACCTGCCATTTTAATTAACTGCTCGTTATTTTTTACGTTAACATCAATTAAATCCTTAACAGTAGGCATAAGCATAACAGCAGAACCCGCGTTAGATGATGCAAGAGGTTTTAATGTTTCAATAAGATCATTAATTTGCCTATCAGTATCTTTAGTACGTTTGTGGGCTTGCTTAAAAATATCCGATAATGATGTATCACCGAATAGTTTTATATCGTCAAAATTAGCCATAAATCGCGTTTACCAATAAATATATGTCCCTAAATCCTTATATATCCGTGCTGATAATATTCATTGTATAATTTAGTACGCAATGTATCCAACTTCTTAGTTACCTTAGTAATCTGGGGGGTGGTAGTATCAGTAATTTCACGAATATAGATATATAATGCTTTTTTATTAAAAATTTCTAATGTTTCGCGTTTGCGAAATAATTCCATAATAGCATCAGCCGTTCTAGCATCCTGAGTTTTAGGAAATAAATGATATAGGTGTTTATCTACATAACGTACATACTGATCAATAAAAGTATTAGGGTCTGTTTGTTCTTCAGCTTCACGAACGGTTTCGTATAATATGTTTTTATCTTCATCTATTTCTTCTACATCAGCACGCTCTTGTAGTTTCTTGTAGTTATTATTATTATAGATGATAAGATAGCGTTTGGCAATAGTGCCAAAATAAGAATAAGCTTTACCCTTAGATTGATCATAAAGGTGAAGCTTTTCAAGTAAGAAGGTAACTACTTCGTGTTTTAACTCCTCAATCGTATCTGAATCGGTATAGTAGAACTTAAATGTATGAATAATATTTTCAGCCAATTTATAAAAGGCATATTCAACACGGTCCTTATAAAGTCGATTACGGAAGTCTTGATCTTCAGAAGCTAAATATTCAATAATAGCATCCTCAGTATCTTGAGTAAAATAAATGCGGGGTTCTTTAGGTTTGCGTTTACGTGGTTGACCACGCTTAGTTAAAGCAACTTTACCTAATTCACTATCTAAGTATGTATCTAAATCGGTATCGTAGTGATGTGACATGATATTTAATGTTTAATATCCAATATAAAAACAAAAAATATCGTAACCAAACTAGTTTTTGTTAGTATTAAATTGGTCTAAGATGGTTTGTATTTCTTTTAAATTTCTAAAGAAAGTACCTACTTCATCATCAGCTTCAAATGCACCTTGAGCATCTAGTTGTTTAATAGTTTCACTTGAGTCATTAATTACAATACTAATAGCATTGATGTATTGTTGTTGATTAGCTACTACTTTTTCAAGTGCATTGTTTTTTCTAATAAGTAGATAACCACCTATTAAAGCAAGTTCAATTAAATGTACTATTATAACCCAAATTACTATACTCATTGTCCCGAAAATTGTTGTGCAAAATCATCAAATTCAATAGAAACCATTTCACGAGTAGTTTCAATTTGCTCTTTTAATGAAGTAAGAGTTTCAAGAACTTCTTCACGTGATACATTTCTATTTAATTGAACAGCCAAACGATTAATTAAAGCATCTGCTTGATTTAACTTGTCTAAAACGTTGTTTTTATAACGCATAATATATGTTTATATATAAATATATGATTCTTTCCGTTCCCCCACCTATTTTATTTCTCTTTTCCCCTCAACCTTTCAAACCGCTCGTAGGTTGAAGTTACAGGAAAAATTTCATACTTCCAAATTTACTTTAAGAGTTCTTCACGAACAATTTTACGTAACAATTCTTTTAACTGATTAATCTTAGGAGATTGCTTTAAAATAGTTTTTACAATATTATCCGTAACTGGATCAGTAGTAGTAAATTCAAAATAACCTTTTAACTTATCATCAGTAATTTCATAGCTGTCAACCTTAACACCTACTTTATCGAGGCGGTTAAGAAATGCAGCTTTATCTTCGAGTTTAATTTTGTAGGTTTTCATCATGTATAAATATAACAAAGAAACAACCCGTTTAAATTACGAGTGACCCTCCGTAGCATCCATACCTACGTATATACCAACCATATGGCGAACAAAATACTTAAAAGCAACAACATATGACACAGCAGTCAATACCCATAATGAAATAACATTATAAGCATCTTGATCGTACGTTAGGTACTTAGTAAAACGAGTGATAGAAACGCAAAAAAGAACAAAAATTGCGATTGTAAACATAAAGTGGATAAGTTGATTGATCGAAAACCTTTTCATTTTATTTAATTTTAATCGTTTGAGTGAATAGTATATTTAGCGCCTAATTGTTCAACAATTTTAACAGCATCAATTGATGTCATATAAAACATCTCACGATTGCCACTTACACGTACAGAATCAAGATATTCGTGTAATTCTTGCTCTAATTTATATGAATTAAAACATTTAAATGAATAAATCGGAACCCATGGTGTAGGAACGCCCGTAGCACCTGAGACTTCTTTTGCTCGTGTATCGACATCTCGCACTGTCATACCAATCTTTACCATTCCGGGGCAAGAAGCATTAACGAGTACATAGACGAATTCGGTGGGGAGAAGAGAACCGTCTTGGGAGAATGGAGAATCTTGATAATAAGTAACAACATCCCAGCGAGGATCATCTGGGTCCGATGTAAGTGTAAAAGCAGTAGCTTTTTCACATAGTTGTTCTGAGGTATATCGACTACTAATTAGCGGTTGATAATAATGTGCTTGTTCCTGAGTAATGCGGATAATTTCGCGAACACTCATTGTTGTTGTGTATTAGGGTTAGGGGTTTGTACAATACTACCACTAACGATAGCGGCTTCCCATTGTTCTAATGTTATACCATATTCTTTAGCACGTTGTTCACGTAAATCACGCGCATATTGTTCGAGTGCCTCTTTGGTTAACATTAATGAGTCTGGTATATATTTTTTCTGTTCCATATCAATACATATTCAACACGAAGATATTGTATATACTTTGCCTATACAAAAAAGATGTGTTAAGAGGAGGGGTTGGAGCTTTACAATTTATACGCAAAAGGGTTAAGTCGAAAATGTGATTATGTTGTGGGGGATATGCGTATATACTGTCGATGGGTAAAGGTCGTGTTCGTGTTGAGAATACATATAGTGCAAAAATTTTTTTGCCGCCCCGTCGATGGACCGCAATTGGCGTGGGAGCAGACCGCGATCAGATCGCCATCATATCGCCATCGTCCGCGCGCGGCCCGACATCGACTAAAAGACGCGCGGCTTTTTGTGCCGCGCGCCCTTTTTTGTACATACGTGGGATCTGGATCAATTGACCATCCACTCGACATCTTCATAGTACATCTCGCTATCATTATTATTTGCGCTGTACCACTCACACACCTCATGGATCTCGTCTTCATTCAGGCTATCGCCCAATAACTCGAGCTCACCAGTCAACTGTACCAGTTGATCATTCGGTGCATCGAGGGACTCGATCAGGTTATTTACTCGGGTTTGCAAATCGATAAACTGCTGTGCTTTAACTGTCATACGTTTTAATTTTATTATGACGTGAATATACGAGCGGGGCTATGCCCCGCCCTATTTATTTTAACATGGCATCACTATTCCTACATGCCACTTTGGGTTTTCAGCTCTGATCTTTAATACCTCCTCCCGTGCTTCACTCCACGTACCTGTGAATGGGATTCGCTTCTCAGCCAGTGGGTTATTAATATTAAAATTACTAATTGCAATAAATAACGGGGTTGTTTCTGTATTCATACGTTTTAATTTTATAACGTGAATATATGAGGCGAGTTTTGACTCGCCTTGCTTTATTTATTCAATTTTAATAAATTTCCATTACTATACATTTCATGGAATAGGTTTATTATGTTAGATATTCTATCATCTCCCTCATTCCAGTTAACCCAATCTTTCCATACCTTAGGAGTAACTAATACTTTAAATTGCTCTATAAGTTCTAATGCTTTGGTTCTCATTAATGTTTGTTTTCTATATCTACATTTAGATGCATTAAGTATATCTAATACTTCTTGTTGGGTTAAGATAAACTGTTTGTTTACCCATACTGCGTCTTTGATTTGACGTTCTTGTTTGTAAATGGATTCTGGTGTTAAATACTTTTTCATACGTTTTAATTTTATAACGTGAATATATGAGCCATGTTTTGACCCGCCTCAATATTTCTTATTTACCTGTCTGATAATCTGGATCGCTTGATCTCTCTCCACCCACGGGTTTCCATCCACATCTATCAGATCCCCTATGTAATAGAATCCATCCACACACTTCAATTCCTTCAACTTGTCGTCTACCAGTGTCACCACTTCGGCTTGACGTTCCATTTCTCTGTACTGTCTTATATTCATATGCTTTAATTTTATACCGTAAATGTAAGTGGCTTATCTTGCCACGTACTGACCCTTATAATGTTCGATTATTGGTTTCATATGGGCGTCTATAGCATCAGCATCTGCTTTGGTCTGAGCGTCCGCCCAGTTCAAGACACATGTCTCATGATACGAGCGAGCCCATTCAATTGTATTGTCTACACCGGAGCCATCTTTATAGAACGTAACTGAGGAACCATCATTATCGTCTGCTATCTGATAGCCTAATGATTCAGCGAACTGATAGGCTGCTTTGTTAATTGCGTTTCTAATTTCTTTCTTATTCATACTTATTAATTTTATAACGTGAATATACGCTGTTAGTCTTGACAAACAAGGCCCGGGGTGGAAACCCCAGGCCGAAATTAAAAATTAAAAGTATGAACCGTCTTTACGTACCCGAAGATACTGAATTATATAAATCAATAAGTTTGTTGGGATCATAAGTATTAAAACACTCCCAATAATCACCATCAAACACATACACATAATCAACACTCTGATTCTTAATCAACTCACTATAATCAACTGTCTTTACCTCAACTCCACTTTCACCTCTATCACGCCCATAAGCCAAACACCAATTCTTATTTCTATTATTCCAATCTTCAAAATCCTGCTTCTCACCAATCTCAATTCCCAATATACTCAAATCACCCAATCCCATTAACTTCTTGACCTTATCCATATTAGTATAATATTCAGTGAGAATTTCACCGTTGTGCTCTGGATAGCCATCAAAGTGGCAATAGATATAATCAACTGTTCCGTCTGTGTTTCTAACTCCGATGTAAGATCTTGTAGCCATAACTTTTTAATTTTTTGTTTAAGTGAAGATACAATTATCGTCTTGACTCAAAAAACACTCTTTGATTCACTCCATGAAGTGAACTCACTCGAAACATCTGATTCCACTCATACTCGCTGGGCTGATCGTCTGGGACGGTGGTTTTGAAGGTGGGTGGTTTAACTGGTTCTCCAGGTACACGCTCACCAAACCAAACAAGTGTAATTAAATCCAAAATTGCTTCTAAATAGTTTTTCATTTGCTTTTAATTTTATTTGATTAAAGATAATAGGAAGTATTTTGATCAACAAACTCTCTCACTTGCTCGATAAGATTTTCATCCTCAATCACTAAACTGTCTCCATCTGACAATTCGTCATCGATCACTTTCCCACTATCATCCAAATACTCTTTGTAATAATACTCTTTACCGTTAATTTCTAACTGGTAATCGTTAATTGTCTGAGTTAATTTTGATACTAATTTCATATTTTAATTTTTAATTACCATAAAGATAAGAAAAAGATCCTGCCTTCCAACTAGAGCGTTAGTGTTTCATAACGATAGAAGAACTGAAAGCAGGATCTTGGGGTTGTGTGGTCGAAAATTAGGCGTTTACAGCCTCAGTAGCCACTTTTTTAGGGCGACCTACTTTAATCTCCAAACCAGCAGCCGCACGGGCTTGCTGAGCCGCAAGACGTGCTTGCCTTTTGCTCTGAGGGTTTGAAGGACGACCACGGGAAATGCTTTCACCATTAGCCAATTTGGCTGCTTTAGCAGCGAGTTTTGCTTGGCGAGCAGAACCTTCAATTGTTGGACGACCGCGCTTTGCGCTTTTTTCTGAATTTGACATAACCTGTTTTTTATTTGTTTTAATTATTAATACTTAAATCTACGACTTGATTTTGCCTGGACCAAATTTATTTGCGTTTAGGTCTTCCTCTCTTCCCACCTGATCTGGAGCGAATAACCGCTTTCGCTTGCGCCTTCGCAGCTATCGCTTCAGGGGAGAGGGCGGGACGTCCCCGCTTTCCTCCAGTGGTCTTGGGGATCTTAGGTGTCGACACCCCACTCTTAGGGCGTCCTCTCTTTCCACCTGATCGCAAAGATCGAGCAGCCATCTCTGTCTCTCGAGCGGCTTTAACCGCCGGATCCAAAGCTGGACGCCCACGCTTACCGGTCTTGTTTTTAGGTTTGGCTTCGCGCGCTGCTTTTTTCCATTGACGCTCGCGCTTCTTGGCTTCCTTCTCCGCGCGGCGAGCCATTTTATCTAATGTTTTACGGTGCTTGATCACCTGGGGATGGATAATAACTTGATCCAGATCATAGGAGCGAACAGCCCCACTCTCATCTCGTACCTCAAATCCACCGTTAGGAAAAGAGGGTTTTTCACCTGGCTCATATCGCTTGATTAAACCAAAATATAAACGCTTTTCATAAAAAAACGGTGCTGGGAGCACACGCGAGTATCTTTCTGTTTGGGGAGTGACGAGCAGTTCCGGCTCAATTTCCTCATACGCCAAAAATGTCCCTATTTGCTCATCACGAATTATAAACGGCTTTTCTATTACTTTCATACTAATAATTTTGTTGACGTAAATATAATGATGGGGTTTTGCCCCCATCACATTTATTTTTCATTTTCTGTTTGTGGTCTGCAAATAGTAATATAAACAAAACCATCCATCACATCCACATCATCAATTGTCCATTCACTATTTTCTACTAATCCTTTTACTTCAGCAACAGCTGAATTAACTTGTTGTTGTGTCATTGTTTTAATTTTTAATTAACGTAAATATACGACCGTATTTTGCCCTCACCAACAAAAAAATGATGTTGGATGGCAAAGAAAAAAACATAAATTTACGGTGCAAATGATGCGGGCGCCTTATGAAATAGGTGAAGAGATCAGAGGTATGCTGCTTAAGATTTTACAAATCTAACGCAACAAAACGGGGCGCAAAAGCACCCCTATATCAACCCATTTCACCCCATTCTGATTAATCCTTCCTCCACCATTCTTTAATTTCCTTCTTAGCAAAATTAAACAAAAGTGTTCCAAAAACCACAATCCAAAATATCTTAATAACGTACCATGCTTTACCAAGTACTGGAATATCTTTAAACAAATACGCCAAAAGTGTTATAATAAAAGCCAAAAAAAGCATTGCTACTTGTCCTGACGTTAGCGTATGTTCATACATTAATAAATACATAACCAATTGTTTTAGTAAATATACAACAAATACTTTGCCAAAACTAATTAATCAACTTTATCTATCACTGCATCATTTGAAAAAAACATACGCCATTTCTCAGCATCTTTCATCGTTTTGAATCGCTTAGCTTCGTTAAGGTTTGATGTGATTTGCGCTTGAAGGCCAAAAAAAGGTATGTCAAAGGCATCAACAAAAAATGTGGTTTTTTTATTACCCTTCTTATCAACAAACTCATTTTTTAAAATGTATTTCATATTAATGTTTGATGTAAATTTACAACAAAAACTTTGACCCCCCACCCCCAAGGGGGACGGGGGTGTTCGTATATATTTTTTATTTAAAAAAAGAAGGGGGAGGGGCAGGAAAAAAAGTGGATTAAACACTACTATACCTACCCCATACTCATCATTTATTCCACATACAAATGTAGTGACACAACAAAAAATAAGCGCAGCAAAAAATATCGCTTTTACACATTACTCTTGTTTGTCACATTTACTATACTACACAGCAACAAAAAACAATTGCGTTTTAGCGCATATAACGCGCAAAAAAACGCTAGTCTTTCAATATAAAATAGAATAGCGCAGTCAAAAAAACCACATTAAGTACCAACAAAATACCACTACCTAACCACTTCGTCAACAACGCTACACCAAGTGCTAACGTCATTACACCACCCGTCCACATAATTGCTTTACCTAACGCCTTAAAATCTATTTTCATACTATTACGTTTTATTTATTTACATTAACTCCAACTTAAAATAATCAACCCAATGTGTTCCGAATTCATCTCCATCAGGGAAATATAATAAACATTCCTCGCCATCCTCGCTCTTACATATATTAGTAAATCCGTAACCCTCACATATCAACGCTACACAATAGCCCGGTTTCAATTTATTCCATTCCTCCAATATATCGAAATCACCGTCAAATCCCATGTCGTGTGTTTGACAGTATTGTTTTGAAAACTCAGCCATACGATACGTTATTTAATGTTTATTAACATTTTTCTAATTTTCTAGCACATTTACCAGCATCGATATGTGTTGAAAAGCGTTTAATTACTTTATTTGTTGTATTACTAACAATTACCCATTTACCTTTTCGATAATATACGGTATATTTAGTTTTTTGATTCGTTTCCATACTATTTAATTTTTTATTTACTGGAAATATACGATTACTATTTTGCCATCCTATTCCTCTTACCCCACTATATCATCTCCCGCTCGCTCACATATTTCAATCAATTCATTGAACAGTTCCGTATCATCATCAATTGTTCCTTCATTTCTACTATTCACGTACCATATATTACTAAAATCATCCTCTTCACACCTTACATAATATATATCTCCCTCACCCTCTTCAGGATGCGTTTCGATTTGCCAGTGTGTTGTTTTATACACGGCACAGTCTATTATTTCCCAGTTTTTTAACTTACTCATACTATTGATTTTTAATTTTTTTAACTGCCTCTGCTAATTTCTCAATAACGCTATGTGGAAAACTTTGACATCCCACTCTTACACCATCTTCATCAACAATGGCGGTATATGATTCATTTAATTTCACTTCAATACTTTCCTTTGCAATAAATTTAGCCATGAATTTTTCCAAACTCAATAGATTTTCCGTACCATGGCTTTGTGTTAATTCATCTCCATCCCAATACAAATATGGAAATTCCGGATCATATTCTACTGTATTTTTATACACATTAATACCATTACTTTTAAACGTATCAATGACCATTTTCTGAATAGCTGGATTTTTGCTATTTAATCTAAACTTATCATATCTGTCTTTTGGTGCATTAAACTTAATCATAACCTTTGATTTATTTATTTGTTTATTTAAATTATTTTACACTCTATTGCATCATGCAATCGTGTATGGTGAATCTAACGCAATTACTTTGCCTTCTCAATCAAACCTAATGATACGTTCCAACGTGTACGTCTATCATTAATATCTTCCAACAACGCCTTTTTACGTTTAATTTCAACTACTACAAACGTTTTGCCTGTTGTTTTGTTGTGATTAACTTTTACTCGATCACCTGGATTCAATGTGTATCGCATATTGTCTGCTCGACTTTCCAATTCACTCTTAACCGCATCGCGTAGTGAACGTAAATCGTTTAGATCCATCTGTGCTAATTGCTGTCTTGTCATACTATTACGTTTTAATTATGGTAAATATAATGTAGTTACTGTACCACTTCGTATTTGGCTTGTTGTTTTGTTACCTCTCTGTATATTGGTAACTTCGTTTTGAAGAGTTCCTGTATTCTATATACGTTCATCCATTGAACGTTTTCCCAATATCCCTCAACTGTTTTAACATATAGATCCCATTGATTTGGACCTCCAAAGTCACTTAAGCATTTATCTGCTCTTAAATTACCCTCTATAACTGAATGAGATTTTATCATAACTTATTAATTTTTATTACGTTAAATATACAACTACTGCTTTGCCCTCCAAACGCAATTAGCGATACATAACAATGTAGTCGCCAAATTCACGTTCCATTACGCTCAATAGATTCTCATAATCACCACTTGTCATTTCGGCTTGAATCTTGGATTTGTCTTTTCCTAATTGTTTTGCAAGTCTACCTGCTATACCAAGCAATACAAACGCATTTCCGTCCGGACCTGTTAAGTCAATTTCAATTGGACCTGATTTTTCTTTTTTACTTTTTATCATAACCTTTTAATTTATTACATTCAATCTACGATCTCTACTTTGCCCTCCACATCTAATCGTATATACGTATAGATGTAGTGGTGTAGTATACTGCCAAAGCTTTGCTAATTTTACATAGCAACTTATTATTCGAAATCTATTTTGGATTTAATATTGCGCATCGATTCAAGATATAAATCGGGGCTAATAATGTGATGCTGCATTTGTTCGCGAATGTATGCTTCGTTTTCTAATACGGCATCACATGCCTCTAAAATGCGCTCACGTAGGAATACTAAATCCATATCACTTAATTCCTTAATTGCCTTAGTTAGGACTTGTCTGTTTGTTTTGTTTTTCATAACCTTTAATTATATTATTAATGTACGATAGTTGTTTTTGCCATCAACGCTTTAAGGATATTTTCATAACCTTCATACTCTTCATATCCATGGTCTGTATAGTAATTAACTATTTCTTCTACATGCTCAGCATTCATTATTTGTTCTTCCATTTCCTTGATCTGTTCAGTTGAGTCCTGTCCTTCATCTTCCATCATTGAATGGATGTATGATGCTTCGTAGTTAAATACCGCTTCGCGTAGTTGTTCAAATGTTATCATAACCTTTAATTTTGTTTAGATGAATCTATGACTTGAATTTTGCCTTTTAAAAAATAATCCCCTCACCTGCTTAGGATAACCTTTTCGTCCTGGACAGTTAAGCGTCCTTGTAGGAGGTATTCAGCACGCAGCAGTATTGTGCTTGAAGGCGATGGCTGTTGTTGGGGATTAGTTATTTAATTAAAATGAACTCGTGTTTTTGTTTCGGTAAACATCTCTACCATGTTACCTAATTCAAACACTCTGATGTTGTTTTCAATATCATCTGCATCATACTCTTCCATCTCAATGTATTCATTAACTTCATCTGAAACATATTTTAGGTCACCAATTGTTATGATGGAATCTTGATTTGTATCAATAGCAATGTACTGTTTTGGAAGTGGTTTCGGTGTTGTTGTTTTTTTCTTGCTCATAACCTTTATTTTATTTATCAATTAATATTAATGCTAAATTCCATTTCAACCAAACAAATTCTATATTTAACTTATACAATCCACCTTCCCAATACTCATCCCAATACACTCGTATTGTTGGAATTGGGTAGAAATTATTGTATTCAGTGTAGGTTTTTAGTTTCATAGTGTTTCTTCTTTGATTACTTGTTTGGATGAAGCTATGTAATTTGCTTTGACGTTTTCATATTTTTCCATTGCTTCTTCTTCAGTCCAAGCAATATCAATAACTCGTTCATCAACATAAATCCAATACTTAGTAACTGATTTACCATTTTCCCAACATACTTCTTTTTCTAATTTCAATTTCATAACTAATTATTTTAATGATTAAATATACTAACCAAACAATGCCTATTCAACTTCCTCTTCCTCAATAGTTCCATATACAATCTGATCATTTGATAGTGTGTAGTTGAATACTTTACCTACATTCCCGTTTCGATTCTTACTGAATGTCATATAGGTACCTCCACCTTCACGATTTGACTTGCGTCGCATCTCTCCCATTGCATCAAACAGGTGTTTTAATTTGTTTGAACCTACAAACTCACCCTGTTTAGTTACTTGTTGAATAGCAAGAAACGTAGTATATTTGTCTTTATCATTTGAACCCTTGTTATGCTTGATACACATATCAACAAACCAGGATTCAGCTGTTTTTCTATCCCATCCATTATCATCTCTAACGCCTTCAATGATTTCAGCAGCGCTATCAATCAATACTAAATCCCATCCAATTTCAAGCAACTGCTCAACTACATCCTTAGTATTGTGTTCCATATAGTCAGCTGTAAACATTGTTTGGACATTTCGGAACTGAGGGAAACGTTCAGTGTATTTAAACATCTGTTTACGCCCCATTTCACCTGAGATAAACAAACAGTTCAGTGTATTATCACGACGTTGAACTGATGCTAATACATCAAGTAGGATTGTTGTTTTACCTACTCCAGGATCACCAATAATCATATAATTGGAAGCACAAGGGATACCTCCCTCTTCAGAAAACAACTCATCAATACTCAATCCACTCTCCATAGTGTCGAGCATTCTAGGGTTGATGTTAAGTTGATTTAACGTTTTAACTTTAGAAAAGTCAATACGCTTAGCATGAGCAACGTGTTGCTCTTTTTTAGGACGACCACGACGTTTTGTATTCATAACCTTTGATTTGAATTAAATATAGGTAAGCAATTTTGCCTACCAATTATTTTCCTTCTTGATTTGTTCGATATGTTTGCAACTGCGCTTCGCTCCTGACCACCCATAGGCAGGACAACTACATGACCAATTATCTTCAGTTGCTTTTACAGTGTATTTTTTACCTTTAGAACCATCTACTTCCCACTCAGCTGTATTTTTGAAGGCATGATGTTTACCTCCTTCGTATGGTCTTTTAAACCAAATGATGTTGTCTTTATTAATTCCATCATGTATTTCAGTCCATTTTCCATCTGCAATGATATAACGTTTACCTGGCTCCTGAATTGATTCGAATATAATTGGAGCGATTAAACTATGGACTACTGCTTTGTTATCTGCTACTATAATCATAACCTTTAATTTGCATAAATATACAAATAAGGTTTTGCCTTCCCCCTTACTTTACCCATTCATCCATTGCCACCTGAAATGCTTGTGCTGGTGTTAATGTTTCGTCTTCACGCATTGCTTTTAAGGCGCTGTAGATTACTTCTAATTCTAATCCATTATCCATTGCCTCACTTAACAATACATCAATTACTTTCATTTCGGTTTGTGCACTCATTTTATTCGGTCTTTACGTTGTTTTTGTAATTTAATCCACTCAAATTGCTCAGCCAAAGACGCTCCTCTTCTACCTAAATCTTCCCAACTTTCTTCTCCTAATGGAATTCGTTTTTTATTTTTTTGTTTAAATGACCTGTCTACTCGTCGGTCTGCTTTTGATTGAGCATCATCCATTGTTTGGATAGCCATGTTGTGTGGGTTTATTTTGTTGATAAATATATTACGCTTCGCCAATAATGCTAGGGATTGGATACTTATTTTTATTTTTTATAGCATCCTGTTCAGCAAGATATTCTAATACTTGAGTATGTTGTATTAACATAATTGATGATTCGCCTCTATATTTCATTAATTCAATAATGTCTGTGTTTTGGTTATGTTGTTCTTTATCTAATTCAATTAGTTCCTGCTGTATTTTTCTAATGTGAATGATAGCAGAAGCTAAAAACAACATTGTGATTCCCAATAATATAGAGAGAATAATTATCATAGCTTTTCTATTTCTTGTTTTACTTCTTGCCAATATTCATATTCATCTGATGTTTGAGATGGACTTAGTGCTTCCTCATAACTTTGGACTATTGGTAGTATTTCATCTACTGCTATTAATGCACATTTCTTAGCATGACCATTACCTATATGATTGAATATATAATACTTACTAACTAATTGTTCTGCCTTTTCTTTAGGTGTCATTTCAAAAAGTATTTTGATTTCCAAAACTGATACCACTTACGTTTCACAGGTGGATTACATTGTGAAAACGGATTATGACCGAACGATACTTTATTATTATATTTTGATGTAATTATATTTAGAGCCACCTCATGATATTGCTCAGGTATATCAGCAAAATCAGCTGTTATCTTAACTTTGAAATCAATTGGTCCCTCTAAAGTAAGTACCTGAAAATACTCTTCAGTTTCAACTAATGTAGTAGTTTTTACACTAATATAATCTGATTGTATATTGATGTTATTTATCATCTCCAATATAATCTTTCGTTATTGTAATAATTTACTTCACTATCAGGAATATAATAATCTGCCTTTGCAGTAAAACAAAGCTGTTTAGCTTCCTTTAAAACATTTTTACCTACTACCTCAGCAAATAAATCGTTTGAGTATTCAACTTCACCTCGTTCAGCATGTACTCTACAATAACTCGCTTCACTATATTCTGAAATAAACATACCTGAGTAGAAACCATTTAGGTGGTAGCGATTAACAAACTGATCTGCATTACACCAAATGTACATGTTGTTTTTCTTTCTACCTAATGCTGCAACCATTGATTCATCAATGATTAAACCATTACCGCAGTACTGAAATTTACCAATACCAAACAAACCACTTGGTGAACCATGTCCTAACATTATGACACGATCTGATTCCTCAATCATTTGTCTAACATAGTCCTTTGTATGATTACCTCTTAGAACAACAGCCCCCTCAAGGCCCGAATATATGGGCCTGAGGAACTCTGTTGTCGGATCGTAGGGGTGTATTACTAATGTTTTTTCCATAACCTTTTTATTTTGTTACGAATTGGATAATACCATTCGAACAACATAAATGTACTGAATTTAAAGTGCCTATCCACATCCTCTCTCCATTCATTGATATAACTCATTAACTCACGAAGCTGTTCTTCTGTTGGTGGATTATTAGGATGTGTTTTTTTAAATACCTTTTTTACTTTATTGATTATTTTTCCCATTCCTTCATCTTCTAAATCACCATATGAGATAAAAAATGGTCTCATATCACATATTTCAAATATCTGTTTTCGTTTAAGTTTTTTAGTTGGCCATTTGAATTTGGTTTTAGCTGAATTGCCACTCCAAAATGTATACCAATAACTGTTACTCCATCTGCTATATGCCATAAATTTAACTTAATAGTTCGTC